AGTATCGATGCTATTTACGCTAGATGCAGATCGTTCAATGGCTATTTTGATTTGGACAACATTATTCCTGAACCGGACGATATTAGTGACAGCGAAGGTATCATGAACTGGAGAAGGATTAACTGGGGATCTATAACTAATGCATATGCTATTGACATTGTCGACACTCCGGATAAGAATCATCTGTGCTATAAATTTAAAACAGATGGGATACCTGTACAAGCAGTAGCAGAATTGGCTATATTGTTTCCTGAGTGTTACATGTGCCTTACTAGTAGTGAGGGGCAATATCGGGGCGTGATGTTTGACTTTATCAATGGAGAGCTTATGAAAGTATATGAACTTGGATGGGTAGAAATTTCATCCGAAGAATACGATCAACGCATCGATAGAGCAAGACAGTAATGTATTGTATGAATTGTAAACAAGTGAAGGAGATGTAATAATGTTAAAATGTGCTGTAATTGGAGTGGGAGCAGCTGGTAATAAGGCAGCTATTGCTCTTCTTGAAGCAGGGGTTATGAGTACGAAAGATGTTATTCTTCTGAATAGCACTCTTAAAGACGTTCCTGCTCAGTATAAGGAAATCGCTATTGAGTTTGAAGGCAACTCTAAGGGCTGTGCTAAAGAGCGTCATCTTGCACAGGCTCTTGCTATGACTAATCTTCAATCTCGTAATCTTGGTATTGATCAGCTTATTCAGGGAGACGACTACAACTTCGTTCTGATCTGTACATCAGCAGAGGGTGGCACTGGTTCTGGTGCTTCTATCACTCTTGCTAAGTATATTCATCAGGTACTTCAGAAGCCTGTGCATCTGACTGTATTTGCTGGATTCTTCAATGATTCTCGTGGTCTGAAGAACACTGTCGATTGGTTCAAGGAGACAAGTAAGGATTATACCGTAGATTGCATCTGCAATTCTTACTTCCTTGATGATAACAACGGTAACGAACGCAAAGCTGAACAGGCTGCAAATGCAGAGTTTGTACAGCGCATAAACATTCTTCTCGGTAAGCAGCTCATCGATAGTGAAACGAATATCGATGATGTTGACCTTGAGAAGCTTGTCATTACTCCTGGATATCAGATGATCATCCATGGGGATATTGGTAAGCCGAAGAATAAGGATGAATATAATAAGACTGTTCGTCGTTATATTGATGAGGCTAAGGGATTCTCTACTGAGGCTTCTGCAACACGTATTGGTCTTGTACTCAATATCTCTGATAAGATTGAGGATACGGTTGATTACTCGTCTTCTGTTATTAAGGATATCTATGGCGAGCCGTTTGAGTTCTTTACTCATGTTCAACATATTGAAGCTCAGGGTAATTACATCAATATCATTGTCTCTGGATCTAAGCTTCCTATTGAAGAGATTGAAGAGATTTATGAGGAGTTTCAAGAGCGTAAAGCTAAGGTTGATACATCTGCAGACGAGTTCTTCAATAAAGACTTTGACACATCTGCAGACGAGTTTGATATGGCTCGTGGACGTATCTCCGACAGTCAGATCGATAAAAACCGTGCTGCATTCTTTGGCGAGCCTACTCCTAAACAGGGCAAAGGTAAGTTTACGGAAATTAAGAAGTCTGACGAAATGTAAATCAAAAGTTAAATATATTCCCAGAGCCATTGAATTGGCTCTGGGTTTATTTTTAATTTGCTTATAAACTGTAATATAAGAGAGGTGATAAATATGAATGAGGAAGATAAGTTCTTTGAAGAGGTTAAGGATAATCCTGAACCAAAAGAAATTATACCAACGGATGGAAGAGTATTCCCGTTTCCTAAGGGAGAGTTGCTGGAGATTCTCAAAGGACTAGATTCTATGAGCGATGAAGAGGCTTATGATCTTATCTCTAGAGAGTTCTATAGTATTCTAAATGATATCTTTAATCACAAATCAAAAGATTACAGATTTTTACTACGTTCCCCAAAGTTCCTCTCTATTATGATTCAAGTTGTGAATACCCATAATATAGGGTATGATGAGACTGTACATTGTAACTCGTTTATCTATAACTTCTTGATCCTTCTCAATCAGAGCGGAGAAGAGAGTTATATTCAAAAGCTCTTATTTATGCTTGGTGAAGCACTAAATAAGAAGACTGTTCGTAAACTGGTTGGATGCGAAATCAGTGAGAATCTTGCTATTTTCTTAGCAGTATCACTTAAGAGTTCATTCGAGCCAGGTTTGAATATCAGAAGGCTTAACTTCGCATTAGCAACGGCTATGCCTCATATGATTACAGATAAGAAAGTTATCGAGATCTATGAGTCTATCTTTGATAATGTTGGAGAGCTTATCATTCAGACCATTTTTGATAAAGATATTATGAATGCCGTAGAAGAGGAATGGGTAACAGAAGAAGTCTATCAAGCAGATCAAATCATTACTTACTCAGTAATGATCATTCTTGAATCCATGGTTCCTATTGAGATTACTCATGTTCTTCTTGGAATTGCAGAGTTCTATAAGTGGAAGAATTATGAACAGGGAATCTGTAAAATCGATTTCCATAAGCTCAATAAGAATATCTTTATAAAGACAAATGTTATTGTAGAGCAGTTGGAAGGAGATGGACATATCTTACCATGATTAGAGAGTTTAAAGGTGGAAATTTCTATCTATCTAATTACTTTAGTGCACCTGTGTTCTATGATGGCCTCACTTATCAGAATAATGAAGCTGCGTTTCAAGCACAGAAGTGTATTAATCCTAATGATCGAATTCAGTTTATTGGCCTCCCGCCTAATCGAGCAAAGGCTAAAGGCAGGAAGGTTAAGCTTCGTAAAGACTGGGAAGATGTAAAAAATAACATTATGTATGAGATTTGTTTAGCAAAGTTTATACAGAATCCTGGTTTAGGAAAGAAGCTTATTGAAACTGGCTCTGAAGAGCTTATTGAAGGCAATACCTGGAATGATACATACTGGGGTGTATGTAAGGGTAGAGGTCTTAATATTCTTGGAAAGATTCTTATGAGAATCAGAGATGAACTAAAAGAACAGCAAGAAAAATGAAATATACGGCCTGCTCATATGAGCAGGTTGTTATTTTTTGTTTCTTAATACTTAGAGTACATTAGAATATCGTATCTTGTGATAGATATTGGGAGGAGATATAGCCATGAGTTTTCTGATTAATAGCTTTAGAGAATTAGTAGCTAAGGATAAGGATTTTGCTAATAAGCAAGAGGCAACAAGCGATATTCTGTATCCTACAGGCTTCCCTAATTTTGATGTAACGAATGGTTATGTAGCGGAAGGTTTGAATCCTAAGACGAATAAGATTTATACTTATTATAATACGGGTATCTGTGATGGTAGTCTGAATCTCATCATTGCTCGTTCTGGATCTGGTAAATCAACGTTCTGTGTAGAGAGTGCAGCTAATATTGTGCGACCATTTCCAGATGGTGCTATCTTTGAAGAGAATATTGAAGGTGGTATGACTGTACAGCGCCGTATGCAGCTTAGCAAATTCTCTATGGAAGAGACTAAGAAAAGATTTATTGTTCGTAATTCTGGTATTACTATCGAGAACTTCTATAAAAGAGTGAAAGCGATTCATGATCTTAAGATTGCCAATGCTGATAAGTTCTCTTATGATACAGGCGTTCATGATATCTATGGAGAACCTGTAAAGAAGTTGATTCCGACTGTTGTTATTCTTGATTCTCTTGCAACAATCTCTACAGAGAAAGTTGCGGATGAAAAAGAAATGAGCGGTCAGATGTCTCAGACTGCAGCAGCTAAGGCTATTGCTGCAATTCTTCGTAACTTGGTTCCTGCATGCAAGGAAGCCAATATCATCATTCTGATGATTAACCATATCACACAGAAGGTTGAAATTAATCCTATGATGCATAGCAAGTCTCAGACTATTTATTTGAAGAATACTGAGACTTTACCTCGAGGAGTCACTCCTATATACCTTGCAAACAATGTGATTAGACTCGACGATTCTGCTAAATTGAAGCCGGAAGAAGGTTTCGGGGTATCAGGATCAATTACAACGTTCTCGTTGGTAAAATCACGTTCTGCTAAGGCAAACTCATCTACTAAAATGGTGTTTGATCAGGAGGTTGGATTCGATCCTGAGCTTTCAATGTACATTTTCTTGAAAGATAATGGATATGTAAATGGTTCTGGTGTTGGATACTATCTAGGAGACCATACAGAATACAAGTTTGCACAAAAGAATTTCAAGAAGAAGCTTATAGAAGACGAAGGCTTTAGAAAAGTATTCCAAGAGGTATCTTTTGAAGCTCTTAGTAAGGTTATTAATCAGCCTAGAATGTTGGAAGACATCGATAATTCTGCTATTGAGGGAATTGCAGACATGATGTCAGTCAGAGTAGAAGAGTAAGATATAGAGTGTAGTAGAAATACTACACTCTCTTATTTCTCTTTTATAAAATGGTGCTAGCCAGAATATGTACTATTTCTAAACATACTAAATTTAGTACGTTTAGAATTTCACCATTCTCTGTGTACAACCATTTTTCCATTCAGAGATATACTATATCTTTGGAAAGGAGAAATAAAAGACTTTTGCGATAAATGAGAAGGAAAGGATATGGTAATACTATGCCAAAATTCAATCTTGCTAAATATATAGCAGATGCAGAATCACGTATACCAGATCAAAATCATGCTCTTGGTAAGGGTCTATTACAACCATTTAGAGGCACTAATAGTGGGTCAAGAGCTATTATGCAGAATGTACAGTTAGATCAACGTCTAGCTTTAATTAATCCTGAGCCTCCTATCATTTCTACGGGTCATGAGAAGAGGTTTGGAGAGAAGTCAAGTAATTATATTGTGAATGAAAGCAATAAGATTGTTATTGACAAGATTTCTAAGTATCCATGGGATACATCAGATACTCGTAGAGCATATGTAATCACATTAGACCCCGTGACTAATGAGATCGATATTCTAGAACGTAAGCCATATGAGCATGTATCTGAATCATTTGGATATACATATAACTCATCTTATATTGATAACCTGATGGTTGGAGATATCATTCCTGAAGGTAAGATTGTCACAAAGACACGTTCATTTGACGATAATAATCTTCGTCAGGATGGATTGAATCTTAGAGTTATCTATGTGGCATCTGGATTGACTACAGAAGATCCTGTTATTGTATCTCAGAGTACTGCAGATCGATTTGCATCTCCTCTGATTGATACGATTAGGGTTATGATCAACGACAATGATATTCTTCTCAATCTCTTTGGTGGAGATAAGATCAATGAATACAAAACCTTCCCCGATATTGGAGAAGAAGTCACTGGTGGTATCCTCTGCTGTATTCGTAGAGAGAAGAAGGATGAAGAAGCACTATTTGCACAGAGTTGGGAACGTTTGAAGACTCCTATGGTTTCAGATGAACCCTATTCTATTAATGGCGGCAGGGTTGTTGATGTAGATGTATTCTGCAATAATCCTGAGGCTCTTCGTCAGTCTGTATACAACCAGCAGATTCTTAAATACTACGAAGTAAATAAAGAATTCTGCACTAATGTTGTTAAGTGTGTGAAGCCGTTACTCAATAAAGGATGCACTCCATCTTATCGACTTGGTGTGTTCTTAGAATACTGTGAAGATGTGATGAATGATACACAGTATATCAATGAGAAGGTATTCAATAATATCATTATGGATATCACTGTCATGCGAGTCATCCCATTGCATAAGGGAGATAAGATTACTGACAGATACGGTGGAAAAGGTGTTGTATCAGAGATTGTTGAAGATGATAAGATGCCTAAGATTGAGATTGCTCCCAATCTTTATGAACCAGTTGATATTGTGTATAATAAGTGCACATGTGTCAACCGTCTAAATCCAGGACAGCTCTTTGAAGTATCTCTTACTTATATTAGCGAGAAGCTTCTTGAGTTCATTGCAGATAATAATGTACAGCATGCTGAAGCTGCTAGTATGATTTATAAGTATCTTCAGATTGTAAGTCCTATGGAAGCAGAATCTTTCATGACTACATATGAGCATATGGTAGATGAGGATAAAGAGTTCTTTATCAATTCCATTGTTAATGATAGTTTCATCTATCTAGTCTGCAATCCGTTTGATACAATGGGTTTAGATACTCTTAGGGCTTTGTATACAGAGTTCCCATTCATCAAACAGGCTAAAGTATTGGTTAAGCAAGAGGATTCTAATGGGAATCTTAGAGATGTGCCGACAAGTAGATTACTTACTGCAGGTCATAAGTATATCTATCGTCTGAAGCAGTTTGCTGAAGAGAAGTTTTCTGTTGTATCTCTGGCATCAACTAATATCAGAGGAGAGAATACTAAGTCTAAAGCATCTAAACAGCATAAGATTCTGTTCCCATCCACACCAGTTAGATTCGGCGAGATGGAATGGGGAGATCTAATCCATATTAGTGCAGTAGAGCAGATGATTCAGATTCTGATGCTTCTATCCACATCTCCTGGTGCTAGAAGACTTTGTGAGAATCTTCTTACTGGAGATCCGTTAAAGATGGATGTACAGTTGGATAATAACTCTACATCTCGGTCTGCAGAGATTGCGGCAGCATATCTGAAGACCATGGGTCTGAAGCTTAACATCAAGAAAATTCCTAAGAAACGTGGTGGAGCACTTAGACATGTTGTGTCTAGGTTGCCAAAAGATAAACCACCACTTGAAGTTGTTAGGAGGCTTCCATATGATATCTTGGAAAAAGACATGGACCGAATTCTCATTGCTAATTCGGAGTCTGTTAACGGGCTTAAGCGAGTTGTGTGCCGTATTCGAAACTGTGATACTCTTGAGCAGGCCCAACAAGAGATACTGAACATGAAGCGCCATGAAGTGGCACATATCATGGAAGTAGCAAAAGATATGTATGGAGTAGAAGATGTAGAAGGTCTGCTCAAAGTATTCAAGTCTGGAAAGACATTGGAAAAGCCCGTCTCTGTGGTTAAGAGAATTGTAGTGGAGAGAATCCCCACATATGAAAATTAAGTAACGATTACATACTATAAATATGTGAGTACCCGTAATGGGTACTCACATAAATAATCTTTGAAGGGAGGAAATCAAGAATGAAGATTGAAATTGCAAACGCTATCGATGATCTTAATAAGGGATCATTGAATAGTATTACATTTGATTTTTGTAATGAGCTCAATCAGATTACTACAGAGCTATTACAGAAGAAAGATAACGAAATCGATCAAGAAGATCTAAGTAATATGTACGGTATACTGCTTATCAGCAACATCTTGTACAATAATACTACTAGAGAAATACTTCCATTAGAAGATGGAGTGTATGATCTCTTGGTTGTCAAATACGATAATCTGACCAATGGTCAATCTCCAGTAGGAGCTAAGCCAATCATATTTGATCCTGTACAGGAAACTGTAGTTGGAGGAGCTCCTAAGAGAAATGATAGGTTGATTAAGGTTATTGAACGAATCAATACAGATAATATGCTCTATTTCAATGAACTCAGAAGAAATAGTATGCCGATTCCTGCATTCTATAACAGAACTGTTCCTGTCGGAAAAGAGCAATCAGATAAAGATGTTCCTCATACATATCCTGAGTTAGCAGGTACTCTAGACAAATGTAAATTTGTTTTAAATACTCAAGCTGCTGCAGTGGGAGCTTTGGAAGATCCTACAGTAAGGACGTTTGAGAGGGACTTCATGGCAAGTATATTCAACAGAGGTATGTATTTCGATACAGTAATTGCTGAGTTGAAGTATGATGGTGTTGCCATTGAAGCTACTGTCTGTGGAGATACTATTATATCTGCTATCAGTAGAGGAGATACAGCAAATAACGAGGCTAAGGATCTTAGCCATATCTTCTATGGTTATAAGTTTCCGAAAGCAAGTGAACCTAGGTTAGAAGGATTCACGTTTGGTATTCAGTTTGAATGTATCATTACATATGAGAATATGATACAATTAGAACAGAAATTCGGATTTACTTATGCAAATGGAAGAGTAGCTGTAATCGGATTACTTGGAAGGAACGATGCTAGACAATTTGTTCCGTATCTAACACTGGTGCCACTCAGATCTGCTGGATATCAGTTTGAAAATCCTCAGATTGAGATAGAGTTCTTGAATAAGTATTACTCCTCTGGAGTGGATCTGAAGTATGCTGTTATAAGTGGCGACTATACGCAGATTCTGTATGGAGTGAACAAGTTTGTTGAAGATGCACAATATCTTCGTCCTACGATGCCTTTCATGTATGATGGTGTTGTGGTAAACCTTGTTGATCCTAGACTTAAACAAGCTCTTGGAAGATCTAATTCTATTGATAAGTGGGCAATTGCAATCAAATTCAATACAGAGGTTAAGCAGACTGTATTTCTAGGATATGATTTTACGGTTGGCCAGAATGGTGTTGTTACACCTATGGCTTTGGTAAGGCCAGTAGAATTCCTAGGAGCTGTACAAAATAATATCTCCATGCATTCCTATGCCAGATTCAAGCAGATAGGATTGCGACTAGGAGATATTATCCGATTGGAGTTCAGAAATGATGTTATGGCATACATCACTAAACCTGATAATGCTTATAACAGATCCAACCCTAATCCTATAATCGAATTTCCAGATAAGTGTCCATTCTGTGGGTCTAAGCTAGTATTTTCTGATAAAGAGGCTATGTGTCCTAACAGAGCATGTCCAGAGAGAAATCTAAATAGAGTTGTGAATATGTTTGCTAAGCTGAATATCAAGGATTTCAGTAAAGCATCTATCAAGAAGCTAGGTATTACCTCTCTTACAGATTTCATCAATTATCCTGTAGATCAAGCTAAGGCTATTCTAGGTCCTGGTATTGGTGCTAGGTTTGGAGAGAGACAAGCTCAATTCTTCAATACGAAGTATTATGACTATCGTCTGATTGGAGCTATTGGATTCTCGTCTATTGCTCAATCTAAGTGGAAATTGATCCTTGCTAATGTTCGTATAGAGACTATTATAGCACAGGATGACAATGAACTATACAATCTTCTTACTGCTATCAAAGGTATTGGCCCGGTAGCAGCAAAGACGATTGTTCTTGAGCGCTCTGATTTATACGGAGACCTAATAACTATCTCTTCATTTAAGAATATGACTAAGACCTATGGTGATATTGATACTAGGGTTCAGGTTAGATTCACTGGTGTAAGAGATGAAGCATTGGCTGGAGCGTTCAGACTTAAGGGCTGCGATGCTGATAGCAATAAGGGTGTTACTAAGCGTACGGGAATTCTTATAGTTCCATATCAGGGATTTACATCTACAAAGACTAGTAAAGTTAGTCCGAATTGTCTGGTTTTGGATATAGATTCTGCTTGGAACTATGTGCAGAATATATCCGGATAACAAGGAGGTTGTGTGGTTTATGATGAGCAAATATTATTCTGTAGTGAATCGTTGTACTTTTGACGATCGTATATTTGAAGGGTTCTTTATCTTTAATAAAGAAAAATACGAGATAGTAGATGATGATATTAAAAGCTCCATAGTCTACTCTCTCGCTAAAGCAATGTTTAAAGAGGTCAATCGCAAATTCGTCATATATTATGATGAAGAAACGAAGATTCTTTTGCCATTGTATTTCTTAAAGAGAATGAAAAAGAGCTTTTTAGAGATATGCGCAGACGAGCATAAGTTGATTTTCGATAAACCAGATTTGTTAGATTTTTATAAAGGAATCACTAACTTTTTCATCGCTATTGATAAAAGCAAAATCGACGAATATACGTGGCTATCAACAGATGAACACATTTTCTTTGCAAGACAAGAAGAAGACGACCGAGAAGATGGTGACTATGAAGTCACGTATTATCGTCATAATAACTATGTAGATGCTAAGGCGTTTAGTATCAAGAAAGTTGATTCGTTAATGTAAAAGGAGTTAGATAAGATATGGGTACAAAATCTAGGACTTTAACAAGGTTAGTCAATATCGTGCACAATACAGTAAATAGTGTAGATAAGAGTCCGTCTATCAGCAAAACGGAATGTGATGCTATTATCAAAGCATTCTTTGATGGGTTGTATCAGATGAAAGATGAATATCGTCACACGATTGCTATCGCAAAACTGTATGTGAATATTGTTGTTGTATTTGACCATGGAGATATCAATATCACTATGGCATCAGATATAAAGGCATCTGTTTATAAAGAACAGATTGCATCGTCAGCCTTGTTTTATAACATGGTTGCAAATATTCCCAAAGGGGTAAATCTGAGTTTGTTTGCTTTGGAAGACGTATTTGAAGTTATTAAGAAATATGTAGCTCTTAATATACTCTGCAATCCAATAAGTAGTCTCTTCTTCTCTTCTAAATATGATTATATCATACGACCGTTTATGTATGGGGGTCATTTTAGTAGGTGGAGAAATGAGTGATGGGTGTATCAGATCGTAGAAATCAAGAGGTTCTTGATGCAGAAGAATATATAGATATGGCATTCGTAGATGAAAATCTACGAACTGAAGTAGAGAAAGCTGTGGTTGCTAGTCTTGTATTATCAGCCACATACTCTATATCCACATCTGTAGGTAAATATATTCAGATAGACAAAGATATGTTTTTGTCATTCTGGATATCTTCTAACGGTATGATGAGGATTGCTATAGAGGGTTCTTGGAGTAAGAAATGTACTGCAAAAGGAGATCCAGATGTATTGCAGAACTTGTTTAAACTGTTCTGTGTACAGAATCTTCCTGAATATGTGAATCTATCTATGGAAAAGCATCTAAACTCTAATGCTGTTGCTATGATTACGATTAAGAGAATCATCAATTCTTTGAAAGTAAGAAAGAGAGCTACAGCATATAAGCTTGCTAATGTTGGTGAGGTACTAATTACTCCGATCACTGGAGGACGTATGTACATTGCTCAGCAATAAGTATATCAAAGATATACTATAGCATTGTATGATGGTAAATGAGATAATATAAACTTCAATAAAAGGAGGTATGCCATCATGATAATTCTAAGAAAGATAAAACAACAGATTTAGATAGATATAAGAAGATATATCGATTCAATCATCCATATCCAGGCAGATTTTTAAAATCTTAATGGTATCCAAACCTGGATATAACAAAAGATACTATAGTGCAGATGGCACTGAGTATAAAGGCTAACCAAATATATTTGGAGGGATTTAAGTTATGCGACAGTTTGAAGAGACAGGAATTGCTAACGAGATTACAAAGGTTCTCACGGAGAAGTACAACTATCTGTGGGATTCTGCATTCAGTCTTGATGCAATCAAAACGATGTTCTCTGGTATGGCACAGTACCTTGGGCAGGTAAAGAGCAAGAAGGTTGTTAAAGCTTGCCGTTTTGATACAGGTGTGTTCCATATTGGCGCTTATGTTTCCTTTATGCCGAGTGATGAGGATGAGAATCGTGGAAGCTATAACCTTAGCTTCACATTTGATCCAAAGGATATTCCTGAGGGTGCAGAGATTGTTGATTTCTCAGATCCTGTATTCCGTCATATCGTTGCTGACGAAGGTTATAACCGTTATCGTATCAGCTTTACCGCATATGATGGTCAGGACTACATGACCCCTGCATTTGCAGTTGTTGCAGATTGCATTAAGGATTATCTCCGTGCAAATGTAGATGTCGATCCCGATCTTGAACTTAAGGACTTCTTCACTGCTACCGTACAGGTTGATGGTAAGGAGAACTATTATGCGATTACTCCTTCGGCGCAGCTGAAGCAGTATGTAAAGGATGATGCGGCTCTTGAAGAAGAAGTTGCTGCATAAAGCATAAAACATGAAAGATTCATATAGAGGAGGCATTAGTTGCCTCCTCTATATTTTATGCTTTATCTCATTCTTTTTATTGGGAGGCTTGTATGGAGATTAGACAAGCATTTGTTGACGGCAAGCTTTTAGATGTCGTCACACAAGAAGAATATGAGCGCCGTTCTAATCTAAAGAACGAAGAGATGCTTAAGAATACTTGTATTGAGCGAGATGGAACTCTGTATCCTGTTGTAAAAAGACCCGATGTCCGGAAAACACCTCATGTGATAAATATGGGACCCGTGTTCAAGTATGTTGGATCAGCGGATAAGTTTCCGGCTTATAGCAGCAACAAAGTTATTGACTATTCCAATGTGAAGTCTAACAGAGAGCTCATTGAACAACAAAGCAAGGCAAGGAAAGAAGAAATGGCCATTCTTACACAGACTGGTAAGGTTTTTGCTCCTGTAATCAGAGAAGAAGACTCACCAGCATTGAAATGTGTCAAAGAATGTTTTCATGCTAAGAAGATTGATATTGATAACTATCGTGGTAGATTTGATAGCAATTGTGATTTTGCTAATACAGTTAGGTTATTTGTAAACCCGAACAATCATACTATTAGTGTACAGAAGATTCAACTAGTTGGAGAGAAATTTGATATTGATTTCAAACTGGTTGCATCAGATAAGAAGGGTGCAGTAAACCCGATGGATAAGACTATAGATAGGGAGTTGTGATTAGATTATGCCAATGACACAGAAGCAATTCATTCACGACTATATTGAAAAGACAGTTCCTCAGTATAATGATGAGCTGTTTACCCGCTCTGATGAACAGATCATCTCTAGTCTTGAGAATATTATCCTCTCTTGTCAAAGAGAGGGGTATTCTGTCGTCAAAGTAAAGAAGTTTACTGTCATTGAGGATTACAGAGAGATTCGGAAAAGATTAAGAGAGTATCAAGACTATCTCTTATCCAAACCTTCTTCCAAGTCTAAAGGTCCTCAGGATAATAGATATCAATACATTGATCTTCGTCATTCAGATATTAAACTTCTGATAGTGACATACTATATTGCAGCAAAAGATGGAGAAGATGAGATTGATGTTCTCATAGCTGTGCCTAGAGTGGTAGATAAATTCTATTTTAGGCTCAATGGAACACTGTATAGCTCTATGTATCAGATTGTAGATGCATCCACATATAATACAACTACATCAGAGTCTAATACAAAACATTTCATCACTCTAAAGACTATCTTCCAGCCAATTCGTATCTTTAGAAACTTTAGAGATATTGAAACCACTTCTGGTGAGAAGGTTACATGCTGCACATATGATAATAACACGTTTAAGAAATCCGTACCGATTATCTTATACATGTTTGCTAAATATGGATATTATGAAGCTCTTAAGTTTATGGGCGTATACGGATCGCTGTTTATTAGTACAGAAGATCCTCAAGATGAGAATATTTATACATTCAAGCCTAAGAAAACATCAGAGCTTTACATTAACACTCCAAGAGTGTTATTTGATCACAATCAAGCGATTCAGCATATTGTATATGTACTTACAACGATTGCTAAGAAAGAAGTCAATATCAGTGATTTCTTTACAAACGATTTCTGGTTGATGCAGCTTGGACTTGCATTCAATAATCTGACTGATCCTGTTACCAAGGGTAAGAATATCCTTAACTCATTGGAATTGGTTTATGATATTGAGACTAAGCAAGAGATTCATCTGCCTATTCAGCATAAATGCAATACTTATGCTATCCTCAGATGGATGGTATGGGAATACAATAATCTTCGTATTAAGGATAATCTGAATATCCTTACGAAGAAGCTGAAGTGCAGTGAATATATTGCATCTATCTATGCCGCTAAGTTATCCAGAAACATCTATCGCCTTAGCGATAGGGGCAAAGATGCAGATCTTAAAGAGATCAGAAAGGCTATTGTAACCAATCCTATGGTTCTTATCAGTGAGATGGGTAGAGATAAACTCATCAACTTCCGTGGTATTGTAACTGATATGGATTCGTTGCTAGCTAATAAATTCACCTATAAAGGTGAATCTGGTATCAAGACTATTCCTACAGCTTATAAGCTAATCCACCCAACTAATCTAGGTGTACTAGATCCTGATGCTTCATCACCGTCTGACCCGGGCACATCGGGTTCAGTGGTTCCAATGATAAAACTCTATGAAGGAAATTACTTCTCTGAATTCCAAGAACCAATTACTTGGCAAAAAGAGTATCGATCGCTCTTGCGCAGTTATAAAGATGCAAGAGGTTTGATCGAAGTCATTGATATGAAGAAGAAACTTCTAGGTGACGCTAAAGTGTCAACTCAAGAAGTTGTAGAGGCTGAAAAGACCATACAGACTACTTATAATCTGCTTAAGAGTGGAAAAGAAGTAGCAATCCGATTAGAAGGTCTGCCTCTGGAAGGGAGTGGAAGAATCCAATATGTCTAATATCAGAGAGCGATTCTTCATCTATTCAAGAGAACAGATGGATAGAATCATGGATGCAAATAAGAACACCGGTCGTCCTGCACCAGTATTTGGTAAAGTAATTGTCAATGGTGTTCCGAAGATCTATACAGATATCCTTACGAGTATGGATAATGCTCCATTTGCTGATGCAGAGTTGCTTATCAGCGGAGATCTGTATAAGATCAAACACACAAAACCAAGCTATTTATAAGAAAAGAAGAAACTTATCCCCTCTATCCTATATGGATAGAGGGGTAGTCTTTTCTTTTTTGTTGATATACTATAGCTATGTATATATAATACGTTATAAAGAAAGGTTAGGTAGATACAAATGATAAATCAAGGAGATATTGCGATTCTGTTTACAAAGAATCCGAATAAGAACCCAGAAGTTATAGAATGGTATAAAAAGAATGGAGACAATGTTCATGTCTTCACATTTGGAAAAGAGATGTTTGAGGCTGTACAGAAGCTGCTTAAAGATGGCTTTATACTGACCATCCTAAGTATTAGTGGGAACTATATCGTCACCAAGGTGGTTGTTCCTGATAAAGGAAAGCTGTACAATGATATATTCACTTTGACTGTTAAGAGGAACAATAAACTCAATATCTCTTATATGGGACAATTGACTCCTGCTCATGACAATATAAATCTTGCTATTACTAAGATCAATGTTCATAATTCTAAAGAGACTGTTTTCTTTACTTTGGGAATGTATGACGCTCTTGGTTGTCTTATTGACCAAGAAGTATTTAGCTGACTTTGAGTTAAAGAAGATTAGTTTCTAGGAAATGGGAGATCTAAGCTATGGCAATAACAATTGTTAGTCGAAATAAATCTGGAGTCTGTCCTAGATGTGGAAAACCTCTTGAGGTTATCCATGAGATCGAGAAAGCTTATGAGGTTACTGAAGGTGGCTTCATGAGAAAGATTATTTCTGAGCACAGCGAGTTTAGAGCAGAATGCAGATGCGGATTTACGGCTCCAATGAAGATATCATTCGATGGAGCTGCTATCCCGATGAAGTCTGATGATGGTTTGGGAGATGGAGAGGTTGATAAGATCAACCCGATTGGAAAGGTGGTAGAATAATGGCAATCAGCTATCCGAGAGTGATTGATATGTTTGAAGACATATACAATCCTCGAAAGATTCAGAGAGCTCAAAGAGCTATTGCTAACGCAGAGTTCCAGAACTTTATCATACCCTATATCGAGATACTCGATGAGGATATGAAGATAGAAGGCGTGGGACGTGTATCTAAAGACCAGGATGGCCGGAAAACTTATGTAATCTATGGTAAATCAGAGAAGTTTGATAATCCAGCGATTCAGACACTTAACTTTGGAACTGGCGAGTATATAAATATAATCATGGCAGATCATGTGATAGACGAAGAAGACATTCGTAAGTCTATCCGTAATCTGATGCTTGTATTTACAAAGCTCACCCCTCCGTGTCTTGATCACTATACGAAGCATGTCAATGTTATGAAGTTTGTATGTGCTCTGTATATTCTTGAGAAGATCGATGTAGAGAGCAAAGACAAGCTCTTTAAGCTCATTCCAGATGAGGAAACTCTGGTATTGGCTAAGAACCTGTATGACTACTTCTATGGTGATCACTATGATATGATCTTTGATCTTCAGAGTGACTCAAAGACTCTTGATATGGCCACATATATTATGCTGAATATAGGGCTGTATATACATTGATCACATCAAACCCTTACATATGTAGGGGTTTATTTTTTGCTTATCTTGTACATCTCAATAACGTGAGGTGATCAAAAACTATGGCAAAGAATGTATTTATGATTCCATTTGCTTCAGGTGGAGTTCCAGATAAATCGATTACAAGCAATGGAAGAGATTTTAAGGTAGATAAGTTGTTTATGCTTATCTGCAATCATCCCATAGGCAAGAAAGAAAAAGTATACTTTGAATTTACAATCAAGAATTACAAAGATATATCGTCTATCAAATACTATCCACTGTATGTTGGTGTTCATAAAGAGCCTGCATCTGGTACTTTGAGTAATGACTTTTGCTTAGGATCTGTATTCTTCTCTGTAGTATCTGGTAATTATAGTGTATTGGAAAAGCATCTTAAAACTGCATCTACAAAGAACTCAGATCCTGGTATGGCATCATATAGACCACCTGCTACAGAAGAGATTGTTGGTGTAGCAATAGATATATGGGATAACTTAATCACCATCTATGTGGAGGGTAAGAAGTTATATTCATTCTCTCCGTCTCTATTCAATATGAGAGACGAAGATCCTTTCTATGCTGCTATCTATTCAAATATTCAAGCAGATCTAGTTGGTTCTGTAAATACTGGTAAGGGAGGATGTAAATACCTTCCTGCTGGTTATATAACCATGTATGATGCTCATAATAAGTCCATTTCTTCCTCTACCATTATCGGCAATGTATATGTGGATAAGCCAGATAGACCTACTGTATTCGAAGAAGTATCTGGCAATGTGCAAGTAGAGTCTATAAAAGATGATGGACAGGTATTATTAGAGAAGACTAACTCTTCTGATATCATAAATAATGGGGTTAGCTATGAACTGACTAAGAATGGAGGAGTTATCTACTCCTCTCTTCCTATTCCAGATAATTATAAGATTTATACAGAGTTGTATGTCAGAGATGCCGTACCTATATTTAAAATGCTTGGTATTCCTATCTCTATTGGCATCACAGACAAGCCCGATAGTATACAAAATGGTCACTCTGTAGAGATACCATTGCATCATAGGATGACATTTGCATACGACTATACAGAACATAATGTTTCTAGTAGTAACAAGCATGTGATAAACAATGTATTTACTTCAGTCCCTAATGAAGAGGGTAAGATCATTGGTATCGGAACGGATCTTGCTAATGGACTGATCCACGTATGGGTAGACAAAGTGCTATTCTATTCATATAAGATCACTAAGTTCAAAGCAGATCATGGGTTTAGACTGTTCATTAGAGATGATGGTTCATTTATTAATGGTGCTAAAGGGTACTTCAACTTTGGGGCTACAGAAGAGTTTAGTTCAGAGATCAATCCATTTAAGATGGATATTCCTGACGGATATATCTCCCTATGGCATTACTATAATAAGCTTATAAAGTATCCTGTTTCTGGAATGCCTTCTATTATTGGTGTGGTGGAAGTGGAGGATAAGTTTACTAGACTTACCAGATATATTACTGGTCAAGTGACGGTAGATGAGAAAGATGAGATCAAGAGATTCAGATCTGGATTAAATAGGTTAATGATGACCTACAACGTCATCACAGATATAGATGATCCGGGCAATCCTGACTTCAATGAAGCACATTATTCGGCCAATGAGACTACATTTAAAGATCATAATAATCTCATTGCTGCTCATAATGATGGATATCACCTTAATAATCCGAATGATTCTAGACGCCATAAAAGAAAAAAATAAAATATACCCCTCTACCCATATGGGTAGAGGGAATAATTATGAATTCTTAATATTCATCAATACGCCGATTACCAACAATCACAAGGTCATAAGAGAGGTTAGCATCAATATTCCTTGCAATTCCGTCTCTCAGATTGATATCCATTCTAGCAAGAAGCCTATCAGATGGACGTTCAATACCAGGAACGCTTTGACCAGTGCTCATATCTACAATATCAAAGTACTTCTCCTGAGTCTCCTGGTTATATACAACCACAGTTTTGATATTTGGATTCATCTCCATGCGAATAGCACTCATCTCTGGAGATGGATTCTGGATGAAATTGTCATACATCTGATCTTCAGTCATACCATTACGATTAATAGCGAGACCATTAGGTCCATTCAATACAGATGAAGGTACATTAAATCCAGGAGGCAAAGCCTGCACATTACCAACAGGAGTATTAACGAAGGCAGTATACATATCCATGATAGCCTTATCATCATCTACACCCGCAATCTCCTTATTTTGTTTCATTCTGGCCTGATCAAGGCGATGCGCATTGGTAATAGAGCTATTAATTTCTCTGATAGCAGAAATACGGTTGCTTACCAGAGATCCTGCTGCACTAGTCAGCTCACAGATATAATCGTACTTCTTCTTCAGAGTTCTAGATGCTCGTACCATCTGCAGATCTTGCTCAATCTGTGTAGCCATCATATCAATACCTTGAATGGTATTCTTGAGCTGCTGAGTTGTATCCTGATATGTAGAGATATAAGGAACATTTGTTTCCATCATACTCATATCTCTATCAGAGTTGACATGAACCATACTTACTTTATCTTCTTTACGAGGACGACCACGTTTCTTTTTTGGCTCACTGACATCTTCTACGTATACTCCACTATTATTATCTTTCTCAATCAGAGCATCCAAACCAGAAGTCATCATCTTGATACCATCCGCATCGATCTCTGGCTCTCTCGTAATCACTTTAATAAGTGCCATAATTATCATTTCCTTCCTTATTTTTTAAATTTATGCTATTCTAAACGTATTAAATTCAATACGATTAGAACAACAGAAAATGTCAAAATGAAGATATGTTCCCTTAGCTTAGGAATATTACAGATAAGTCATGTACGTTGGAATTTATGGCTAAATCTAAATAGTATGATATACTATATTATTATACTTATGGAAGAGAGGAAGTTTATATAACATTTTATGATAAACCGTACATTATAATGAAGCGGTTATGGCATAAACCGTTGATCCCCTCTCCCAATATATATTTTATCGCACAGACACATATACCCTCTACCAGAAATGGTAGAGGGGAGTGTGTTTTGAAATTCAGTTTTACACCGATATAAGGAGTGTGAACTAGCATGCATAACGTCGGAGATAATTTGACGATATTGAATGTAGAATATACAAAACCGAGACGAAACGAAGATGGGAAGACTGAGAAAGACTTTCTAATCATGACATACAAAGACATTGACAAGAATAAGAAAGAGCATAAGATTATCTATGAGCCAAAGTACACTTTCTATATAGCTAAGAAAGGGACTGAAAAACCATATAATCAGTTCTTTGTGTCTAAGGATAGTGTAGAAGAAGTTACAGTTCCATTTAAAAATCTCTTACTTGAGATAGCAAAGAGAACCGATCATGTAGAAGATTTCTATGATAACTGTAGAAATCGTAATAGCAATGCTAATAAGATTATGCATACAGATCCAAGAATCTTCTCATCTGATCTAACAATCGAATCATTCTATCGAATGGAGTTTAATAAAATCTATCAGAATCAACCATGTCCAGTAGATAAAGGGTATGTTGATATTGAAGTAGATACTAGATATATCAACGGAGCGTTTCCTCAGCCAGGAGAATGTCCAGTAAATGCAATCTCTCTTTTATTGGAGAAAACCAATACAGAATATGTATTTATTCTTAAAGATCCAGCTAATCTAGCATCATATGAGTTTGAAACGTATGTTCAAGAGAACGATTTTGAAACAGAGTTCAAACAGTTCACTGAAGAGAATGTAGGTGGATGGAAGAACGTACATAAGCTAGGGTTAAAGGATCTAAAGATTAAAGTCATTTTCTACGAAGATGAGCTTGAAATGATAACCGCTTTGTTTAAGCTAATCAATGCAACCCAGCCAGATTTCATGTTAGCGTGGAACATGGCGTTTGATATTCCGTATCTGATTGAACGTATTAAGATACTCGGAGGAAGCCCTGCTCATATAATCTGCCACCCAGACTTTGAAGAGAAGTATGTATATTACTTTGTAGATACATTGCATAATCTTCCAGAGCAAAAGGGAGATTATATGCAGGTTGCATCTTATTCTGTATATCTAGACCAGATGATTCAGTTTGCATCCAGACGTAAAGGGCAGTCTGCATATGCAAATAATAAACTGGATTATATTGGTGAAGTGGTAGCAGGAGTTAGAAAACTTGACTATCATGATATTACTGATAATCTATCTGACCTCCCATATGTGGATTTCAAGATGTTTATCATGTACAACATGACAGACGTTATTGTTCAGAAGTGTATCGAAGAGAAGACCGGTGATATTAGTTATGTCTTCAACAAATCTTTGATGAACTCTACCCCATACGCTAAAGTGCATAGACAGACAGTATATCTTCATAATAGAGCAGTTACATTCTTCTGGGACAAGGGCTTTATTATGGGCAACAATGTGAATAGGTTCAACGATCTGTCTGAAACAGAGAAGAAAGAGAAGACCTATCCTGGTGCATATGTAGCTCCTCCGATGCTAGTTGGAGATACACCTCTGGTTAAGCTTGGTAGAGAAGGATATTATGAAGCTATCAATGTAGCAAGAAACTGTAATGACTTTGACTACAAAGCCCTGTATCCCTCTCTTATGAGAGAACATAACATTGCTCCAAATACGCAGATTGGTATGCTTTATATACCGAATAAGATATGGGATGGAGAAAATCCATTCAGAAAACCAGAGGGCATCTATAAAGATCAATTCAATAGATCTGAGATGTTTATAGAGAACTTTGCATCTCACAACTATATTGAATTTGGTCATCGTTGGTTCTATCTAGCTACATATGAGGAAATGCTTGATGATATCTATGAGTATTTCACTACTGTAGAGCATCCATATCTTCCTCTTAACCAATATCTTACAACTAAAGGCTTAAGAGAGGTAGTCAGAAGACATTTTGAGAATGAAAAGATTAAAGTGGTTAGAAGACACACTGGCAAGACTCAAGTAATTACCAGATACTTACCTATGCCAGATAGTGTAAGAGCTAGTATGCAGGATGCCATTGGAAGGATAGAGTTACGATGAGTGTAATTACTATTAGTGAAGAATCATTCCAGATATTACTTGAGACAAGTAAGAGAATGAAGAGCGATATTACGTTACTTACTCATGATGGGCAAATCTATGGCTCTAATGGATTTGTCAATGAAGGAGATAAGATATTTGATGTAGGATGTGTAAAAAGGGTTACCAGTGGTGGAAATGGTATAAGGATCAACGAAGCTGTTGGTATTGATATAGCAATACAGTCTAAGAACATCATCGCTCTTGGTAAGATACAAGGCAACGGCTTAGAGCTTCACTATATACCATATTCATCAGCATATATGTGCGATTTTGTCAAAAGAGGAGATCAGCAGTATATTGCTTTTGATGGAGAAAGACTAAGTCGTATCATTGGCGATGGATTTTATGACAGGCATGTCAATGTATCTGTGCCGATATTCACCAATTTAGATATCAGCGATTATGAGCCATTCCTAAATATTATCAACATGAGCGCTACTGATGGTGGAGGAATCGTAAACTATAATGGTATTCCTATCTTCACTGTTGGCAATATCTTAGGTGTGAACAAAGGTGATAAAGTCTTCTTATCTGTAGATAGAATTACAAATGTGCATGCCAATGTGCTATTTGTAGTATCTAAGGCTAAGAAGAACTATAATCTTGAGGTGAAATACACGGTTTTGATATGAAACTATAATCCCTCTACCCATATGGGTAGAGGGGTATGTTTTATTTTTTCATTGCAGCATCCATTACTTCTGGATTAAACAGATCACTGACCAGATTACCAAAGATATCTCCTTCATCTCCATGAGGAATAATACTCATAATAGCGGATATATAGAGCTTCTTAGGTACATCATATTTGGATGACTTCTCAAGATTCATATACTGCTTCATCATAGCTTTGGTTTCTTTAATCTGCCTATTCAGATCTGCTTTTGTTTTTCTATCTAGAGACTTGTTATTATTCATCTCATGTTCTAGATTATTAATAACTAGATTCATTCTAGATACAAGATTTGGATGATCATCGAATAAGAACTCCGTTCCTAATGCAATCATCCCACTAATATAAGAAAACATTCCATTCTGCTTATCTTCTATCTTACCCCTAAGACCTTCAATTTTCTTCAATGCCGATGATAATGCTGGTCCATACCCATAGATAGTTGCAAATGAATCAGCAAACTTTTCATCTACATATCTTTCTACACTCTGTCCTGGTAGTATTCTGGCTACAGCGTTCTTAGCTCCAATACTGATAGCATTACTTAAACCACTAAGAAACCCATCTTTGTCTCTTCTAATGGTTTTTGCTACATCTTTAACGAAGCTAGCAAAGTCATTATCTTCATTCTTAGCTCCTCCAACAGCAAGCTTCATCTTTGTCTTAGTTTTTAGCATAATTGCCGTTTTTAGGCTCTGTAGTGCATTTCCCAGTGGTAATACACTGTTGAAGAAGTTGTGAGCGATTTCGTGCAATGTGATGGCCGTAAGTTCCTCAGAATTAAGCAAATTAGAAGCGCCATTTTGTTTAAAAATGAGTTGTGGATTATAAGTGATCATTATTAGACACTCATTTGGACTAGTAAACCTAACTCCATCTGCAGTTAGTTTTACTGCGGGTGGTTTGGAGTATTTTATGGGTATGGTATAGCAAACAGCATCCTTATCTACATCCACACTAAATGTAGCACCGCAGAATTGTTTCAATGCATATTCTAGCTCTCTAAGCAATCCATTTGCATGAGGATCTTTCTCTGTAATCATTAATAGCCGATCAAATACATCGGTAATATAATTGGTAGAATCATTTCTACCGAAGTATGCTTCATTAATAACCATTTGTTATATTACCTCCTTCTTTACTCTTAGAGTCTACCAAATTCTTTATGAGGAGGACATCATAGTAGTCTATATAAAAGGAGGTTTATATACAATGGACCAAGTTGTTTCACTTGCAGAACTCTATCAGATGGGTAGAGACGCATATTCTAGTCTTTGGGATCAGGCTCGTGGTCTTAACCGCGATGTTAAGCTTTATCTCCATTGGACAGCGGGTCACTATGACTCTGTATTTCCATCTTACCATATAAACATTACTGGTGATGGGAAGATCCATGTTACGGGTCAGCTTGATGAGCTTAAATCTCATACGTGGCGTCGTAATACGGGTGCAATCGGTATTACTCTTGATTGCTGTGCTGGTGCTACTTCCAATGATCTTGGTGATGAGGCTCCGACTCCGGTTCAGATTGAGGTTATGTCTCAGGTTATCGCTGTTCTTGCAGATGCCCTTGACCTTACTATTGATCTGAACAGAGTTATGACTCACGGAGAAGCAGCAGACAATCTCGATGATTACTGGGGTGCTTATGGAGAAGATGAACTCTATGGGCCTCAGAATGGCTGCGAGAGATGGGATCTTGCTATTCTGACTAATGACGACGAGTGGTGCTCTGGTGGCGATACGCTTCGTGGTAAAGCCAACTGGTACCGCAATGAGTGGAAGAAGAACGGGAACCCTCCGTACACTCCTGCTTCCTAAAACTAAATCTTTATGCTTTCCGCCTACTCTTTATGAGTAGGTGGATATTTCTTTTATATAGAGGGTGATCAAAAGTGTTTAAGAAGAGACAAGAAGTAGAAGAATGGATTTATACATTTCTGGATAAGCTTGATCCTACAGAGCAAAACTCACAGTTCTATAAAGCTAAGTTCGCTAAGATGAACGATACGGCTTTCCTTGCATTCATGAAACAGTATTTCCCGATCAAATTCCAGATAAAGATCTTTGAGGTAGAGCCTAGCATAAAGCAGATTGCTAATGCTTTGAAATATATCAATGTTCCTATGGTAGAGAAAATGAGGATTCCATTCGAGTATAAGAACAAAGAAGGAATTCCTGTTATGTCTGAGGATGCTGTAGTAATCTATTCTCCTGTGAAGAAGATGAAACAGTTCATTTCTAAGAAGAATAGTATGTCTACCAATATCACTAATCGTAATATGAGAGACGGTCTTCTCTTAGCAGTAGATAAGAATGGTAATACCACTGATAGAGAGATGGAAGCATTGGCAGTTATGAGCTTAGATCATACTATGAAGGAGCTTTCTACGTATAGGGCTGACAGTATGGATGCTAAGAACAAATTCTACTCTATTATTAATAATAAGGGTATGGTACTACAGAGTGAAGTAGATGTCGATACAGCAGATTCGCTTGCTCGTAACACATTGAATGTGTACTTCCTGGGAGCAGGATTGAATTCAAATCTGATCAATGAAGGGAGTATGCTCAGATATACAGCTAAGAATAAGCAAAGAAAAACAATCAGACAGTGATATAATATAAATATAGAATAATATACTATAGATATAGAATAATAGTTCCCTCTACTCATATGAGTAGAGGGATATGTTTTAATGAAAGGATGTATTAAAAATGAACAACCCAGAATTTTACTTCATTCTTGGTCAGTATGTAGGATTAAATATGAAGATGAGAGAAGAAATAGACACTCTTGCTCCCGACTCAACTACACTACCGGTTCAAATCAATGAGATTAAGAAGATGATTCAAGATATCAACTTCTTAGAAGAGGAACTTATTGCTATTGTATACAATGAGAGGCAACAAGGATGAAAGTAGATATTGATGCGCTAAGTAGTTTAGACAATGGATGGAGGATGATATTATGAGTATTATGTGCATTGACGACAAAATGTCTGAGACTCAGATTATGAAGGATATCCGGAAAAGTAATGATATATCATTTAGATTCATCATTGATGGTCCTTCTAAGACCCAAACAACGGTTGAATTTACTAGAAATTCATCTGGAGCTGTTGAGGTTCGTAATCCTGGTGGCAGTATAATCACATATATGGCGATTCAAGACTATAAGAACTTCGAAACAGAGGTTGCGGTTACCATGGACTTAACAGAAAAGGAATTTACTATAGTCTCTCGTGTTCTTCGCGCAATCCGACGAGTAGTACTAGGGTAGATCATAAAAGAATATGCCTCCAGCAATGGAGGTTTATTTTTTACATAAAATATCCCTCTACCCATATGGGTAGAGGGAATAGTAATCCTATAAAGAATCTTTTTAGTAGCTGATCGTCGGAGACGAAGCATCGATTCCGCCAGTCTGACCAGGTTTCGGCATAGTGCTGAGAGCCTTGTAGCCAAACTTTGCTTCCTCGAACACAGTGTTCTTGTTAACCCAATCAAGGAACTCACGAGCCTTAGCAGTGATAGCAGGACCAACAAGCGGAATACCGTTGAACTGAAGATCAACTTCCTTCCACTGAATTTCACCACGTTCACCATTAGAGACTTCTGCAAGTGTAGCAGTCGTCGGCTGTGCAGCCGTAATCAGGTAAGCCTTCTCAATACCACGAACAGTGTTATCTGTCATGAAGTACAAGAACTCAAACACCTCGTTCTCATAGCCAGGCTCAAGGAGACCATCTGCAATCAGACCATTGTAAGTCTTAACCTGCGTCTTAGGATCCTTAATGCCACGGAGATAGAGCTCATGAACCTTTGCAAGAACAATACCGCTTTTTTCCGTATAACGCATAGAGAACTGAGATGCCGACTGCATGTTGACCTTAGTGATCAACTGCAGGTTCGAAACGCCGTTATTGATTTCCTGAGTCTCAGAAGTAATATCTTCAAATCCGGAAATACCCTTGAACTCATACTCAAGAATATGACGATAGTTATCAATCAGAGCCATGTACTCAGCGGACTGCGTACGAAGCTGTTCAAGAAACTTCGGAATCGAGAGCAGGATCAGGAACGGGTAACCAGATTCAAAGTTGTTGAACTGAATCAGGTTCGAAAAGTCCGTTACACCACGAAACAGAGTATATTTGGTAATATCTCTCGGTGTAATGGTTCCAGCAAACATATTTGTTACTGCAGCCATAGTTTATTTCCCTCCTTTTCTCTTAACCTTTTACAACCGTAATCTTGAAGTACTCAGACTGAATGAAGTTTCTCATCTTGACTTCAATCTCGGCGTAGAAGATCTTGTTCTGTTCATAGACGTTGTCCGCAATGTACTTCATCTCAATGCTCTGGAAATTATGAGTGTGATTGTCAATGACAGACTGAACATCACTCATGTACTTCTCAAGAGAATCGGAGTCAAGGAAGTTGTAACGGATCTTCGGGCACTTCTTACGAATATCCCGAATCAGCCCATGGAGGGTAAGAACATTGTTAATCCACGAAAGCTGTGTATAACGCTCCTGAGAGGTATACTCTGTTTCCATGGTCAGCAAGCCACTGTAATAACTTGCGTAGTTGATACGCATGTCATCAATCGTCTGTTTCTGGTCTTCTCTCGGAGTATTCTTCGGAGCAAAGTTAACAGTTCCTTCGATAACGTCGGGGAAAGTAATCTTATAAAGCTGACCGCAGAACGGACGAGTCTGTCCATCAAGATAGTGCTGTACAAAGAGCATAGCAAGGTTATATGTCGCAGTAACCGTAACCTGTTTACGGGAATACGGCTCAATGATATCCCAGCTATTCTGATACGTTGCACAGAGTCTCGATGCAAGATTCTTCTTATCTGCCTCACGAATAGCATCAAGCGTCGTAAGACCCGTATGCATATCGCGGAAGTAGAAGACATCCTCACGGAACTCAACGAACTCCTCGATCTTGCGCTTGATAGCATCATCGTAGTTAGCGTCAAAGATAACGTCAACACGGAAGTTATCAAGATCATAGATCTCGTCAGAGTCACTGCCCGACCATGCAGAGATAGAAGCTTGATTATACATGTTAAGGGCAGGGCCAGACATCGGCGTGTTGCCGAAGGAGCCATTTGTACCACCGAGGAGAGCAAGACCAGCAGCATTATCAAATGCTACTCCAGATGCATCAATATCAAGAGTCTTAATCCTACGACCATACGTATCAAGGCCAAACAGGATGTCCTGGTTGACGAAGTCATCGTACGTAGAGCCAGCAAGATACGAAACATTGCTTACGAATTTCTTAATCTCATCCTCGAAGATCAATGCACGAACCTGAACCGACTTCGTCTTCACAACGTTCTCAAGAGAAACGTTACGAGAGAGCTCAACACGATCAGGATTTAGCGTAAATGCCATCGTCTCTTTCTCAACACCGTTGTCAGCAACAGTCAAGATATAACGAACGTAGTCAACAGGTCTACGAGCGCTCGTATCCGGATAGATACGGAACGTCTTGGTCGAAATACCTCGGCCGTTATCACAAATGAAGAACAGCGGGTAGACGGCTTTAGCATTAAGCGCAGTCGTGGTAATATTGCCGCCGATATCAATTACGCCAGCATTACCATCTTCTGCAGTACACGGATAATCAGCATCACTACGAACAGCTTCGCGATATGCAAAGATGTTATTTCCAAGAGAACTCGTAGAGCCATTGCCATACGGAGTTGCTTTAAAAATAACATGTGCCTTCTCTACAGTCGCACTGCCATTTACACCCTTACTAGGGTCTGCCTGGGTAGGATCAATCGTTTCTGCCTCATTAGCATCGAGGTAGATAGGGTTACCATTGCTATCATATTTCTGAACAGTAGCCTTGTACACTTCTGCATAAATCAGAAGATTAGCAAGCGTCGAGTCGGGAGCGACAATACGCTTACAGGTGAGGCGACCACCAGCAGTAATAATTCCTGCAGCCTGTGCCAGCGGCTGACCATAAGTGCCAAATGAGGGATTCTCGCCATAGATATCAAAGAATTTTTGACCTGAAAGCTGAGTTTTCCACTCCTCGTAGCCCTTAGGAGCAGCAAAGGTAGCCATATAGACCGGACGATCGATTTCATCTGACGGGACTGTAATAGTCTGGATATCAGAGTTGTCTACGATCGTAAACTTAGTCTGTGGATATGCCATTCCTAATTCCTCCTTTAGAGATAATTTTCAGTGTAACATGCCTTTATATAATTTGCTTAAAGACAGTAACATTATTCATATGTTTGTCGCCAAAACAGCCCGTAGTAGGGAATTTAAAAGCCATTCATAAGAATCTTCTCAAGAGGCGAGTTAGATTCGTTATCTGTCAACATAGCATGAATCACTGAGTCATCGAAGTTCTCCGATTGAATAGCTGCAAATGAGCTAAGAATCTTAGATACTTCTTTTACAGATATGGAGTTGTAATTATACATATCTGTATCTTTGGAGAGTCTGAATGGAATATCGACATCTTTCTTACTTCTACAGAGCTCTGAGAAGATGACTCCCCATAATTGCATACTGATTCCATACTTAGAGCCATTAATTCTAACGTTTCTATCAAGATATTCATGCAATCTATCATATGCAATGGTATTAGGAATATTACCAGTGATAATGAATAGATTCAGCAAAGCCTTGATATAATTAGAATCCTGTGGTACTTTAAGTGACACAACTAACGGAGAACCATTTACAAAATTCAAAACCCTATAATCCTGAGGTTTAGATTCCTTGGTAAGAGTAACATTGACAAGCTTCTCTATGCTGGAAGGTTTAGTAGTAAATACAGTAGGATAGTTGATCTTATGTAGTTTACTCATTTTACCATTCTTATCTTCTATAGCATATGGTACAATACCAAGGATATCAATGAAGTCACCATGAATTTTAGCAATATTCAGATCGAATTGCTTCTCAGGAACATAGACTTTTAGAGTGCCATTGCCATCGTAGAATAAGGAGTCGTTTGATTTTCTGAAATATGCTGGTAAACCCATTCATAGTCCTCCTTTTCACTTTCTTTATATTTCTCAATCCTATGAAGGATTGCATGTTGTCTAGATTCAATTCTTAATCCCTTTTCAATCAAATATCTGAGTTCTGTAGGCCCATAATGTTTAAGGATAGCCATTGCAGCAAATCCATCGCTAGAGTTAGGATCTACATCTTTCTCTTCTATCAAGTATTTGACTGTATCTACTCTTCCATGTGTGCAAGCACCAATGAAGAGCTGTGTTTCAATGAAATCTCTATCTAGTTTATCAATAAGCTGTTCTAAGAACGATACTGGAGCGTGCTTCATAACCTCGTACGATACTTTGTAATACCCCCAATCATTACCATAAGTATCATCCATAGTCATAATAATACGTTTAAAGATCTCTTCGTCAATGATTTCATCCTTATATAGTTCAGGAATCATCAGACTGTTAGTTTCAAACATACTCTTATGATTGTCTAAGCAATAGAGAATAACATCTCTCTTTGCCTCCGGATCAATATCTTCTCCGAATAGAAGAATGGCTTCAATTGTATTGTGCCCGCCCTCGATCTTATGTTCGAATAGATCTATATTGTGCTCCATTGCATAATGTTCAATCTCTTGATCATTCTTAAACATATACATCCTTAAATACTCCCTTTCAAAATAAATGGGCTGAGGGGCTATCCCCTCAGCCGAAATATCATTACCTTGAATTTATGGATGAGCTGCTACGTTATTATGCGATTTATCGTTAGGGTCAGCAGTTTCTACTGCGGTTGCATTGAACTTGAACTTATCAATTTCATCAGTAATACGAGCATTGCGATCAGCAATATTGCTACGAACACCTCTATTCGGGTCCCAAGTAACAATCAAGCCTTCAGCAATACGCTCCCAGCCCTCATCTGTCTTACGACCAGAATAACGAGAATCATTGTTCTTAATGATCTCATAAGCTCTATTCTTAGCCTCATCACTAACATCGCCCTTATTGATGGTATATTTAGAGGTATCAAACTCTTTGACAGTAATCTTACCACCAGTGGTAGTACCACCAGAAGTAATGTTTGCTGTACCAGTTCCACCAACAACCGTAGCATTATAGATATATTCTCCGATCCTATTTCCACCAATTACGGTACCACCAGTGATAACACCACCATTGGTAACACCATCGACCGTTACAATATCTCCGTCGCGATGAATAACACGACCATTCCAAGTACCAATAGCATCACCGCCAACAACGGTTCCGCCAATAGTAGTGCCACCATAAGTAATCTCTCCCTTAGTAACACCGCCAATTGTATACATGTTCTTCCCAGAGATAATCCCACCATAGACCGTCGTATTGAATGTTTCGATATCAACTATCTTACCACCAGTAGATTTACCACCAGTAATATGAGTATTGACAATGATAAAGTTTACGATACTGCCATGAAACGATTTAGATCCATCGGGGTCTACTACAATCTCATGAGGCATATCGTTATCGACTTCAGCATGGATAACTACACCAGAATCGATCTTTCCTCCATCAACCACATTATCCACTACAGTAACAGTCTTACCATTATCAATCTTGCCATTAGTAATACCATTCGTAGTATCGCCAATAACCTTACCACTATCCACCTGTCCACCCTTAATAATACCATTATCCTCATCATAGTCTACATGACGAATTACAATATCTGTGCTCTTTCCAACGGTCGTGCCCCCGTGTACTTCAGCATCAAGTATTGTTGGGTCTTCATCCATGTACTCAGTATATCTCTTAACATCGCGAATCTGTGAGGTTCTAATCTTTTTCACATTAGACCCATACTTAGACGATGCATCAAGCGTAATCACGTACTCTGGCGGCATAGGTTCTCCACCATTGGTTTCAATCTCAGGATCAAAAATACGTCTGATATTAGTAATAGTGCCAACAAGGCGCATTAAGACTCGATCCTCAAGAAAAGTGACTCTGTACCTATAATCTCGTTCCAATTTGACTCTCTTATCAAATGCTGGATCAGAATAGGTAAAATCGATGTATACTGAAAGAATAGGAATTGTAGCCACATCTACAAGTATCTGTCTATGATCAATAGCTTCAGCCATAATCTAATACCCTCCTTTATAACAATAGAATTACCAAAATGTCCAGCTCTAACCATTTGGTTAGAGCCGTATTTATATTAATCTATCATTATTCAAAAGGTATCAATAATATCGTTCATTTCATTAACAAAGCGAACAAAGTTCTCTCTTCTCTTCTGCACATCCTCAGATTTATCAGAAGAGTAGCAAAGAGTAATAATATTGTTGGCCATAGTGAACAAAAACCAGCATTTAGGTTTGTCTTCAGGAATAACTCCGTTAGCAGCAACACCAAGAGCAAGACATACGTTCTGGATCTCTTTATCAGAGATCTGAAATAATTTACAGAGCTTCAGGGCATTACGAACCATGTAAATATTCACATTGTTCTTCATAGAATGTTGAATCAGGAAGTCAAAGTCTCCAGTGGCTCTGTTATAGTACTTTTTCTTGGAATAATATTTCTTAAACAGGTCTGTTTTAACCACTTCAAGAAGCTTATCAAAGTTATATCCGTCCTTAAAAGCACTTACAATGTTAAGAAGCTTCTTTTTCTTTTCGGGATCAGTTTCTTTCTCTGCAGCTTTAATCATTCTTGCTTCCATCACAGATTTTTGATTAGTGATGATATCATGCATCTTCTCTTCAGATTCTACAATAAGATCTTTAATCTCATTCTTTTCAGTATTTAGCTCTTCAAGCTCTTTATATTCATTGATAAGATCTCTTGCAACTTCTACAAGCTTAAGAGTATCATTGCCCTTCTTATCCTGATCAGCAAGAGAATGAACAATTTTATTAGCCTTTTCCGGAAGTTCGGGAAGAGGATTGTAATTCTTATCATCTTTAAGCTTCTGAACAAGAGTAGACATGATCATACGATCATTCTCATCAAAATCAGAAAAGATCCCATCGATATTGAGACTATCCATTGCTTTAAAAGCATCTTTAAATCCAAAGTTTGGCTGAAACATATATCTACACACTCCACTCTATTAGAAGTTAAGATTGATCTTAGTATCTGCAGGTAAGCATCTGCGCTGAAGATCGATCTTAAGATATGTAACCACGAGAGGATAAATATTCGGAAGAGACACGAGTCTGCAATAATAATCCTTATAAAAGTCCATCTTTGGGAACACGTGCTGCATAAATGCTGCAATATGATATGGATTATTCCGATAAGTAACAGTAAGAACTTGCTCCATAGTGAAATCCATATCCATCATATAATGAACTACATTATCAAGATGAGAACTGATGATTGCCATCTGGGGATTCTCAAATAGCTTCTTATTATATGCAGTGGTAACATCCTTATCCTTCTTGTACTGATCCATATTAAGAGCGTTGTACAAAGTAACTTGCTCACGAAGAATAAATTCAGACATGAAGTTGATCAGATAACCATTGTAGTTAGACACAAAGAAATCATAAAGCAGCTTAGAAATAGAGAACAGATCCATCTGATCTGTATCTCTAAACTCAAAGTTAAATGCTTTAGCGATCTTGCTAAGAATCAGACTATATGTGCTTTCTCTAATATCAAGGATATTAGGCTTATCTTCTGGATAGTCATTCAGAATAGCTTTAAAGTTATCTTCAAAGCTATTGATGATGTTAGCCTTTGGAACAGGATTGAAACTGTTCTTCTGATCTTCAAGAATATCTTCCATAATTCCAACTACATAATCTACATCAAAGCTAGAGAGAATAGAGGCTAGCTGTCCCTCTGCCCTAATATTATAAGCTTGATTGTTCTGCAAAAAAGAACCCATGTTTATCATTTCCTCCCTTTAAGAGTTTAATGATGAGTTAAGTAAAAAATAAAAAATGACTTAGAGATTACTGGCCAAATCTGAGTTTGAAGATTCGACGCTCAATATCAGAAATATCATATAAGATAGCAATCCACTGCCGATCATCATATTTATTTTCATTGAGTCTCTCTTTAATCTCTCTTCTTACCATTAGCAACAACGAAAACAGAATTGATTTGAGAATATCATTAGACTTCTTCTTAGTCTTAATCATTTCCATGAAAGAAGCAATGAAACCCCTATAGAAAAATCCAATACAGAATTTCACCCTAATAAAGGCAGTTACCTTTTCACGAAGTTTGATATAATCATACAACGGTTGGTCTCTCTGAACTTTGTATTCTAGAATTCTATCAATGAGTTCAATAAACATGACCATTGTTTCAGCAAAGTACTTCATTCTAGCGTTACCATAGTTAGATTCTTTAATCAATTTAAGTAAGTCTTTCTCTGCTACCTCTGCCAGGTCATTGCGACTCTTAGTCTCTATAATAGTTTCTGTGTCTGTCAGTTTCCCGTTGTCAATATCCCTTATCAGACGATAACTACTCGTCCCATTTTCGTCATAGACTTCTTTGACACTATACATCCCCACCGAGTATAGGATCTGAAATCTAGGAGTAGTCCACTCGTCGTCTCCTGTTTGAGTAAAATTAATAAGTCGGTTTAGCACCATAGTAAATCACTCCCCCTGAATGTGAACAAAAAGATGGTCTATCTTATTTAACTTTTAAGTAAATCAATTAGGTTATGTAAGCGACCTTGATTGATTTCCATGCTTTCCTTCTTTCTTTTTGGTTTGCCTCCTATTTACACATGCGAACGTACATATCTCCCTCTACCTTCGCCAGGTAGAGGGGTATGTACTGTTTTTAACGCATCGCTTCCCGCTCCAGCTGCTCAGCTCTTGCTTGCATATCACTTGCAATAAGATCATGAATCGCTCTATCATCATCTACATTAAACCCAAGCAATACTGCATCAGGTATTGTCTTTGCAGCGTTTCCATATATATAGTCTACATCCTCAGGAGTAATATTATGATCCTTAGCGTATGCAGATTTTATGGCTCTATTTTGAAGCATTAAGTTGAATATCTCGTTCTCTTTACTTCTCTCATTCATGAGAAACTCTTTAAGAGTAACACCCTTAGCACTACTCATACTGCTAAGTTGATTATTCAACTCATTATCTTCATCGCTCTTCTGAATGTATTCAATCTCCGTGATGATATCAGAATACTTCTCTTCCAATCCAGTAACTACTTCATCAATGTTTTCATCTGTTTTGATAGTAGTCTTTTCAATATTGAATCGTTCTTTGAGATTAGCGCCTTCATACCAGACATAAAGGGCCATAAGATAAGAGAAGACCTGATCGTCATGGTAGTTATCTGCATGCTCAACCTTACCGTTTCTCTTAACTTCCATTCTCTTCAATTCTTCAAAGATTATCGGAGAAACAAATTTATCTTTATGAGATTCCATTCTCTCTTTAAGAATCTGAATGAGAAGTTCTCTCTTAGCCTTAGAAGAATCCAAACCAAAAACCTTGGTTTTATTCTTCTTACGTACAATTCTGATACCATCATTGGTCTCTTCAATAACTCTATCTTTGATTTCATAATATAGATTCTTCTTCAGATTAGTTTCAAGGAGTTTTGCCAAAACGCTAGCGCCGTAACCAATTCTGTTTCATCATAGACGCAACTCTGTGACGCTCGGTCAATTCCGATGCACCCCCATTACAGGGCGTAGTTCAGATCATTTGTCATCCCTCTCTTATATAAGAGTAGGGCCAGGATTTTTCTTCTGCCATTAGCTTGCAGTTCTACTCTCCCGCCAGGAGATGATCGTTGGACGTACTATCAAAAATTGATAGTTTCGCTGCTAAACAAGGGTATCATATTGATTTAACCCTCTTCAAAGCATTAAACACTGTAGGAACATAGGCATTACTGCCTATGCTGAGATTGCTTCCGCTACTCCGTTGCGCTCAACGTTTATTACACTATTGGGGTAGTACCTTGTCACTATCTGATAAATAACTCTTGCAAGATCATTTGTATTAATAGAGTTATTCTTGAAGTCCGCAATGACTCTTGTAGTATGTGAATCTACAATTGTGATTGCCGACGCATCTCGATTATAACCACCAGATACGTCGACTCCAATAATAGGAGGATGCTTTGGTGTGTAATCGGCTCTAAGAGGAATCGTATTATCATAGATATTCAGCATATAGGTTCTATTGAAGATCTTAATAGGCTTTACATCTACTGGAGGATGAACAAGTCTAGATACTGCTTCTAGATCTTCTCTACTAAATGGAGAATTCTCTGGATTTTCAGACCATTCAAGAAGAACTTCTCGCCTAATTGCATCCCAGTTCCACTCGAGATCCTTACAGATATCAGTAAACCATTTCTCATCTCTACCTATCTGCTGATATGTGTATCTGATATAGATGAAATTAGACATCTCATTCGCATTAAGAACTGAGATGATTTCATCATATGTCATATCATACCATGCTTCTCCAAATGGAGTTGCATTCATACGCATTCTATTAGCAGCAATACCCTCATTAGTAGTTAGAATACCTGGGGTGGTAGTAATAAGAATACCGTATGGTTTCCCCATCCTTTTAGCATTAAGAGATGCCGTCTTATAAGCAGGAACAGCTCCTAAATAGATATCCTCATTATATGGTATAAATGCCCACTCATCACCCCATAGGACAGGGAGCGTTCTACCTCGAAGAAGATTGGTCGCTAGTATAGCGGATCTGGCAGATGGTGCTGTTCTAACAACGTTTCTATTGGATGGATTTTTAATAGATTCAACCGTCGAAGGAGCTTTGATCTTCTTATTATTATTGAATGAATAGGCTTGGTCCATTTGTAAGAAAGAAGGAAGAAGATCTCTAATATCCTTCATACGCTGTAAGTTCAGCTTAGAGTCATCCATCTTCTTGTTCAAGAATGTAATTTCAGAATCAGTAGTACCAAAATTGTATATCCATAGGTATCTACAGATAGCAGACATGGTCTTACCCTGCTGACGTGGTAACTCCATAAATATATTGAAGTTATACATCATGCAGAAGTTTAGTGCAAGATTCCCACGATGAAGTTGATAAGGAACACCACCCGGAATACCCGGTGATGGTATTCTTACAACTTCTCTAAGAAAGTACCAATAGTTATTTACTACTTCTATGAGGATCTTTCTCTTCATCATTTGATTGAGATTAGGATCGTATGGGCTAACCCCAGCAAGATCAGGGTCCAGCAATGCTAGCATGAATCTATTGTTCTTAACACCTAGATTCTTAAGAATATAGTGCATATTGATGAACGACTGATTCGTTGTAGACATTTGGTAGTATACCATTGGCCTCTGTGGAATCTGTTGAGATGTACTCATCGGCTGGCCTCCTTTCGGTTATTATCCAAAAGTTGGCATCTACANACTGGATTAGGGACGTTTTACTCTTCTCATACTCTCTTAACCACTTCAATCAGCTTTTTCTTTTTCATTTCTTCTTGTATCATAGAAGCGTATATCTGATTAATCTTCTCACTGATCTCCCTTTGTTTATTCAAGAGATCCTCATCGGTGACATTGATATCGTTAAGAGACTTACCATACTTCAAATATATGGGTCTCTTCTTCCCATAATAGTTTCTAAGAGAAGCAAATCCATTATCTACCACATCAATGAAATATGTATCATCTGCTCTGGTACGTCCTAATGCTTGTCTAGTTAGCACTAATGATCCCATAGGATCCGCAAGATTGACAGTGTATTTTAGGCCTTGTATATCCATTGCAGTACCACACGACTTGATTGTGGATAATATGATCATTTTAGACAACTGCTCGTGCTTAATCTCCTTAGGGACAAGGGAATTATAGATGCCTATCTCATCTCTCAGATGAGGAAATGTATAACATAGCCACTGATAAACACTATTTATAGCTTCATTGAGCCCTATGTAGATAAGAGTCTTCTCACCATTCTTTGTACAGAAGTCTATAAGAAGCATCAGCATCATATAGAACTCCGGTTTCTTTATGATATATCTGATATACTTCAGCTTATCAAACCCATATACATTTCTACACAAAGACACTTGTTGTGGTGTAGGATGTGAATTATAGTGGATTGCAATACACTTTGTATGCGGATCAGTCTTCTCATCAAATAAATCTATCTTAGGAATAGATTTTAGAGCTAACTGATATACCAGATTTTCGCCTCTATCTGATCTTGCCGGTGTAGCAGTAAGATAGAGAGTTCTATATGTATTGGTAAAGAAATCTATAAGGCACATATTGTCAAAATTTAGATGTGCCTCATCATAGATCTTTAGACCAATATGGAGAAACTTAAACAATTCCGTTATGGATTCCCATCCTTTTTCTTCTCCGTATCCTCTAAGAGTAGAATGGGATGCTAAGATGAACTTATACTGTTTAAGATTTTTCTGTCCTTTGAGTAACTGTATGATAGATCTTCTACCAGTAAGGATATATATCTCATCCTCTTTGATATTAGTATACTCCATTATACAGTTTTTCCACTGATTGATCCAGTTTACTGATGCAGTGATCATCATAGTTCTCTGTCGTAAGAATGATGCCATAGCAATAGCTACATAAGTTTTACCTTTACCCGTGTTCAGATTAACAGATAATTGACTAGAGAACCTATTGGATATCCATTTTCCTCCGCCAAGCACGAACTCAATAGCTTCCTTTTGTACATCATCCCTAGGAAGATATTTGATCAGTACTGGTTCTATCTCATCATATGGATCATGATCTTCTTCATAATATGCATTAGCCTCGAACGTTCGTTCTAATATACCTATATCTATCCCTCTAGGAAGGTATAGAAGCTTATTATATTCATCGTAATACATGCCTTTAGCAACTCTACAGTGCCTGAGGTTATCCCATACGGAGAATCTTTTCTCGAGCTTATAGCTGTCTCCGATATCATAGTTATTAATTAAAATTGAGGTCCGTCTGACAACAATTTTCTCTCGGCTCATCCCATAACCTCCTACAAATCTCTTCTCGGTAATGGTTATTAATCACCATGCTTCTTAGGTCGTAGTCTTCATTCTCATATCTATCTACTCCACATAAGTTTCCATCTTTAGAGCAATATAAAACATCAATAAACATGGGATATCTGTTTATAAGATGCTCAACTAAAGCCTTCGGGTACTTCTCAGACCTAGAAGATATGGTGATAACAATAGACTTAATCTGCTTAGTCTTTGGTTTTGGATACTGAATACCTAAAATAATAGGTCTATCTAAGCATCCCCATTTCTGATACTTTTCTATCTCATCTTCCTCTTGCGTACTGATAGGAATAAGTTCTTCACATTTCCAAATACCTTTCTCCATATCAATAGTGGATAGAATGGTGTTTATATCATTGGTAAACCCTTTGATTCTTAAAATAGATCTCGTTGTAATTATCATTGGCATAATACACAACCCCCTCTTTCACCTATAAAAATTAAACACCCCTAGGATCTCTCCTAGGGGCATTATTAATTTTATTCTCTATTACGTACACGTCTTACAGCCACGATCTTCTCAGGTTTCTTAGTCGTGTTAACGATATTAGATGTATCAGAGAAGAAGTTCTGTGGCTTCTGCATAAAGAAAAGATCCATGAACGAAGGCTTAGTCTTCTTAAACGTCAACGGATAATATAGAGCAAGACCAAGGTTCTGATACAGAAGCGATACTGTAACAGAAGGATGATCGAACAATGCCCTCTTAAGTGTAAGGATATTATACTTCTCATTAGGAATATCCCAGTCCGGCTTTTGCAGATTCGAATGAATACTACGAATCTGATTCATTATAAGAATCTCATAATGAACAGCCATAATACCAAGATTACCCTCAATAGCAGCCTCAATAATACCCTGTGTAAGAGACTCTGCAGTATGGCTGCTAGTGATCTCTTTATTATCCATCAAAGCCTCGATATCTTTAAGACTCTTGCCAATATCATTATTCTCAATACGAATGAAGAACAATGACGTATCTTCAATATCAGAGAATAGAAGCTTAATCTTACGATCAGGGGTCGGAATACCATTGCTTCTGATCAGATTGTTAAGAGAATTCGAAATATACATCTTATATTTCTCTTCTTCGCCCTGAATATCGAATAGTTCATCAGAACCTTCATGACCAATGTAGAACTTAGTCACATACTCATTGTAATTTGTATCTTCTTCATGAGCCTCTTCTTCAGAATCCTCATCAATATCAATGCTCTTCTTGTAGTCAACATCATTTTCAAGAACAATATCTTCAGGATCAATAAGAACGAACCATTTATTACTCATCTCCGTATCTTTGTTAAGAGTAAGCACAATAGAATTCACATCAATGAATCGATGGAAATTCTCATTCCAATGGAATTTCTTAATGATCGTTTCAAGAAGATGCTTTGCTGATAGACGTTCCTGAGTAGTCTTATTAGTGAATAACTCAGCAGCCATCTTACCAGGTTTTACATTACGATTCGTATATGCAAGCATACCATAGCATTTGAAACATACACCGTGCCCTCTTGCCTCAGAAGCACACTTTTCAGGAGATCTGAAGTATACTGTCTTTCCAATCAGCTCTGTTTCAGTACCTTTACATAGATACTCAGGGCCATCAGGATACAGTCTATACCATCTATCTCTATAGAGTTCCAAGAACTTCTTTGAAGAGATGGTAAGGGCAAGAAGATTGTTAGTATGGCAATCATATTCTGGATCATCATACAATACAGAATCTGTAGAGTTCAATCCAACAATACGAGCAAATTTACCAGAGTCGCCAACCTTATCTTTAGTAATAATCTGTGCATATCGCGATGCAGCAGAGTCAATGAACTGATAAGCAAGCTGATTAAGTCCACCATTAAGATATGAACTATTGATAGCAATAGGATGAGCTCCGCCTTTACCATCAGGCTTCGTACCAATACTAAACGCAAACTCCTTAAGCTGCTTAATATTGGTCCCTTCTTTTGCCCTCAGAGAATCTGCAAGGCAGTGCTCAAAGCCCATAATCTTCTTAGAATTCTCAATGAGTTCTACACCACGATTAGTGAGCTCCATACCGACATCTTTTACATTCTCAAGAGGAACATCACTAAGATCAATATGCATAAGCTTATCGAACTCTGGTGATGCATTCATAAGAGAAATGAAGTCTTCTAGATTGATAGTACTTGCAAGATAGGCAGAGAAATTATCAATGTCCATAAAACTATGCAGAGTATCATCAATCAGATTATTCATATGGCGGAACGATACTGATTTGCGATGAGGAATGATAAAGTTCTTATCAATAAAATCTTTAATAGTCCCCTTCGTAATTGCAGTATCAAAGAAGAGATGATTCGGCATAATCTTCTCTCCAAGACGAATGATTAGATACCACATAATAACATTGAACAAGAAATCTGGTATAGTCAACTTACATTTGACCTTTGTATCCCCAAAAACAATGTCAATCTTTGTCTTATGGACAAAGTCAGTCTCAATACCATCCTTCATGATATTAATGATTGCAGTATAATAGTCATTCCAAGTATCGTTTGTAATATCATCTGTGTTGATCTTAAGTTTTCCTGTCTGAATCAATGAGACCAGTGGTCCATAATTCTTGTAGTTTGTAAGCATTGCAAACATCTCTCCCTCTAAACTTATATCACACTATATTCTTTAGTTTGGAGGATTGTAATTAGTTAATCCTGACTAACTCCTTCTTAATCCTTCAAGTCTATAGTATATCACTAACCATAGAATTGAACAGAATTTATCCCTCTACCCACTACGGGTAGAGGGATCATGGGAATTTTAGGGGGTTGGTCGGAATTAGCGAAGCGGACGCGTAAATGCGTTCGGAGTGATCTTGATAAGAGCACGCTGAGCCTTAACCGCATCCTTCTTAACACGGTTAGCATACTTAGCCATAAGCTTAGCATTGAGCTCATGCTTCTTTCTCTGAATGATCTTGAGCTTCTTATAGTTCGGATCTCCATCCTCTTTAGCCTTCTGATATACAGCAAGCTTAATACGACGGGAAAGATCGTCAACCTTATTGAGACGCACAAACGTACGACGACCAACAAAGCCACCATTCTCCTGAAGCAGAGCCTTGCACTCATCAGACTGGAGATATTCCTTGCGAGCATCCTCTTCCATGCAAGAAACCACATCATAGAAGAAGTTTTCCATCAATGTATTGATATCAGATACGCTCGAACCCTCACCAATGATCTGCTCATCGGCACTTTCTTTAATACTGTCAAGGATCATATTACTCTCTCCTCCTTAATAGATTTGATTATACATGATATAGCTATATTATGTATAATGATACCCTTTCGGGGTCATTATTAAATTGTTCCGTGTTTATTATGCTTTAAACGCTTAAATAGTGGTATACTATAGTATTGTATGGAATAATTAGTACATGAATTTTACTATGACCCTAGAGTATTGAAAGGTGAGGTGATATAATGGAATTGATGGAAAATAGATTCATACAAGAATACAAGAATGTGTTTAAACGGATGATTCCGTTATCTATTCCGACTCTAGAAGAGAATGAGTTGGATAGGGCACTGGATTATTCAATAAATAAGAGATTTAAGGATGCTGAAGCTATGATTCATAATAGCTATAAGCATGCTAAAGTAAATACAACACTAGCGAAGTATGTAAACTATATCTTAGATAAGAAACCAATTATGACTGCATATGGAACATTGTTCTCTAGACATGGGTCGGTTCCTAATCCGTTATATGATATGGTCGATAGCTTTGTTGAACGACGGGGAGAATTAAAGAAAGAGATGTTCAAGTATCCTAAAGGATCTGAGATGTTCAATCTCTATAATCTTCTCCAGTTGGTTGCAAAGGTAGATGTTAACGCTTAACGTAAAGGGCGCCCAGGCTTGCGAAGGTCTGGTGATAACAGGGTGAATTGCTGGGACACCATAAAGCCTCTATGCTAGTAGTATATACTAGAGCGAGAGCAGAAACAAGTTAGAGGATTCTAGAAGGATGATAGTAAGTCCTAACTAGAGCTTACAATTGGTAATCAGCAGCTGTACACGTACAGTTCAACGACTATCTCCGTTAGGAGAGTAGGGATCAAGCGATCTCGAAGCCCCCTGCATCTCACTGAGATGAAGATATAGTCTCCACATCATACGAAAAGTATGAGAGAGGAAGTAGCGACTCCTCGTAAGAAAATGGATTTACGGTGCACTCGGAGCAATGAGCTCTATATTCTATAACCTATATTGTGCAGGATCGATTACTATGTCAGGAAAGAGTGCTATTACAGCAAGTATCATGTTATTTGAATCTTTCCTAGAAGATAACGTTAAATTTGGATCTTTGAATGAAGTGGTTACCTTTATCGATAATATCCGTTCTGAGAAGGATGAGAGACAGTATATCGATGAGGAGACATTAGATAGAGCAATCTCTAGAGAAGAATGTTTCTCTAAGATTATTCTTGAATGTGGTTATCGTTGGGTGCCATCTGAGAGAGAATGTGAAATCATATGGGAAATGGTATCTCGTCTTGATCCATATGAGCTGAATAGAGTCTATTATAAGAACAATTTGTATGCATTTTGTGAGAATCAGAAAATTACAAATCTTATTATAGATATTCTATGCACCCTTAGAGCTCCATTTCTTGATCCTAATAACCCACCGGAAGAGATCAAAGATAAGATTGAAGTATTATTGTCATATATTAAAGAATATGTGTACTATGGATATCTTACAATTGATAAGATTGATCGTACAGAGACAATGATAAGACAATCTGTTCTTATTACGGATACAGACTCATGCATCATATCTCTTGAGCATTGGTATCAGTTTGTATTGGAGAGAACTAGAAACATTGATATGCAAATTAAACATACAATGATAGAAATCGTAAAGAGATGGAAGGAAGATGAGTTTGGAGATACTGAGCTGCTTCCTATAGTCACAAGAGATGATGTAAAATATGACTATGATTTTTATAATGATAAAGTTACAGAGGCTAGAAGAGCTATAAACGTAGTATATACCCCTCCGGCTGATGGATTCAGACACTCTATCATAAATATTATGTCATATTGCGTTGGTCAACTTATTCTGGATTACATGGATAGGTTTACGAGACACTATAACTCTTGGGATAGAAATAGAACTTGCATGCTTATCATGAAGAACGAGTTCTTATTCAAATCTATCATGCTTACTAATGGCAAGAAGAATTATGCATCTATTCAAGAGGTTCAAGAAGGAAATCTGGTTCCTAAAGAAGCTGGACTGGCTATTACAGGACTTCCATTGGATAAGGTCGGTATCCCAAAGAGTACATCTAAGGCTCTTAAAAGGATCCTCCATGATCAGATTCTTGATGCAGATGATATTGACCAGATGGGAGTATTGAAGGAGCTTGCTATACTAGAGAAGAATATTTATAATTCTCTTATCAATGGTGAGACCAAATACTACAAACCGGCCAGAATTAAACCATTTAATGCATATTCAGATCCTATGAGAATCCAAGGGATTAAGGCTTCTGTAGCATTCAACGAGCTTAAGGAAGATAACGAAGAAGGTATTAACCTTAATCAGGCTAATACAGTCATCATTATTAAGACTACCCTTACTAAGAAGACTGTAACTAAGGTTCAAGTAGATCATCCTGAGTTTTATGAGAAAGCTATGAAGCTATTAGAGAGTGATGCATATAAAGGATCTATCAGCAGTATAGCTGTGTTGATGGACAATCCTGTTCCTAAATGGATTGTGCCGTTCATTGACTATACTGATATTGTGCATGATAATCTTAACTCATTTCCATTGGAAAGCATTGGTATGCATAGGTTTGATAATAAGTATATCACTTATAGTAACGTACTACAGCTGTAATCATATATCCCTCTATCCGTAGATGGGTAGAGGGATATATAATCTTTGAAAGAAGGGCAACCAATGACTTATGAAGAGGCAAAGCGCTTAGAAAAGAAGATCAAAGATGCGTGTACGGATACCCCTAGCGCCGATAATGAACTTATTGAAGAACTACGTTCATATCTTACAAAAGATGGAGAACTTGATATAGAAGCATGCTCTTATCTGAGAGATAATTCTGATATTAAGATCAATCATAAGAAGATCAATGAACTGGATCATGATGCTATCATGGTTGGGGTATCTTATGGTAATATGGCTATAGAGTTCTATACCATGCCTTGTGTACAATAAGAATATTTCAATTGTATACTATTACATTGTACAACATCAGCCTCTAGAGACGCCTTACATTATTTGATGAAGGTTTGTAAAAGATCTTTAGGGGTAAGATACAACTTAAAGGAGTGTGATTAATCATGATGAAGTACAATGGCCGTAAGATGATGGCACCAAAGTCCGAGAAGGTAATTCCGAAGTATTTTGGTATCCTCGGTATCAAGAAGTATCCTGAGGGATGCAAACTTTCTTGGTGGGAAGATGATACCGTGCGTGATCTTGATCACTACTTTGGAAAGACCGTCCAGACGCCGGAGCTTGTGGGCAAGGATATCGACCGTGACAAACTTCTTGAGATCTTCACGATCAATGAGAAGAATGAGACGGCTGTATTCATGGCGCATCATCAGTGCAATGGCAAAGAGAACGATGCTCTTGTCAAGAAGTTCGCAACGATTCTGGCACTTGATTATCAGATCGAGAGCATTTACAATCTGATCTATCAGGTTGGCGTGTCTGCAGATCTGGTCGATGAGTTTATGGGTCTTGCACGCGAATATGATGACAAGAAGAACAATGTCAAGAAGTCGAAGAAGGATGAGAAGTCCAAGAAAGTCGACAACACAAAGGGTGAGAAGAAGGCAGGGTATACTGAGCCTGGCGAGAAGTCTGAGGATCGTCCTCAGTATGATTTCCAGCATAAGGATGCAGTAGACCTTCCTGAAACGAATCTCAAGGGATTTGTGACGACCGTTCGTCGTATTGATGCTGTTCTGAACTCTCTTATGGAGTCTGAGGAGACCAAGCATCTTTTCAATGAGGACATGAAGTTTGTCCTTAATGAGGAGAAATACTATGGTCCGAGCAATTTCGCGATTGAAAGTGCTGATGGTGAGATGATTATTTGGATTCATCGGAATCTGAATAGTGATGATCCGACAGCAATGACCTATTCGATCTATATCTCTAAGGAGAATGATCCTGCCGCAAAGCGGTATGAGAATGAGGAGAAGGGTTATCATCGCGAGTCTCAGAAGCGTAAGAAGGCTGAAGAGCACAAGGTAAATGCTGAGAAGTCGCAGGAAGCTGCGTAATTCTAAAGCAAAGTAAGTAGGAATAAAGCTCGAGTTATAGTACTCGGGCTTTATTTTTAGAAAGGAGGGCGAGGATTGGATATAGAGTTTGATGATATCAATAAGATCTCATCTACAATCATGTGGTTAGACACGAACACCGTAGTTAAGATCAATGCCAACATGTGGAATACTTCAAAGCGCTATGGGCGTAGTTCTTATCACAAAGAAATACGATACTATAACGATAAGGCAGACAAACAGTTGGTTAATATCAATCTAGACATAGATTCGTATATGACAATTGAGAATCTGAAACCGAATGAGAAGACCCATGAAAAGGCGTTTATCAAACTTAGAACAGCAGATCTGTATCTTTTTAGAAATGCAGTCATTAGCACATATGCTTTATTAGAGAAGGACTATAATTCTATCTTTAAGATTAAAGATGGTAAGCCAATTGTACAGAACATCAAACCCATAGAGGTAAATTGTTCTAATATAATGGGCACTTATATGGTCTTGACTCCAGATATAGTAGAGACTAAAGACGGCAAGGTCAAAGGAGGGGTAAGATTAAATCTTAGCTCTACTACTAACTATGCGTTGCTTGATATGAATAGATTAGTAGAACTAAGAGAGCTGTTGAATACAATCAACCTTCCCATGTATGGTCAAATGTTGATCAATTATGTCGGAAGACCAAAACTTGGTTACAATCTTATTCAGGTAGGAGATACTGGTGGAGGAGAGGGTATATCCACTCCAGTAAAAGGAAGAACCCTAGCAGATCTTATTAAGAAGGGGAACAAGAACCAGTTTGGATTACTATGAAAGAAAAGATATCTCCCTAGGCATAACGCCTAGGGATTTATTTTTTGTTTAGTTAATCGTCATCATTACGGGCTGATTAAAGTTTGCTGCAGATACATAGCTCTCATTAAGCTTTTCTACAATCTCTTCTCTTGCATTTGCTTTATTTTCCAGATCGCTGAGTTTAAGATCTGTAGAGGCGAATACAGTATCAAGACCATCATAATATTTGAGCTCATTGAATAGATATGCCGCTACATCAGCAATAGCAAGCTTCTCAAACAGTTCCATCTTTGTAGGAGCAATAGTCATAAGATTGGTCGGATGCTTTACAAACAGATTGATAGGAATTGCTTGCATGAAGTCAATAATATCATTCTGGATGATAGCACTAAGCTTAATCCTATTGGGAGGTATATATGATACATAGATACCATTAGCAAATAAGGATGTATGGTCTGCAATCATCTGAGTCATCATGACATCTTCTGCATCGTATGATGTAGAAAGCATATCGAATGTACCAAAACCACCGCCATACTGATAGGCGGGAGACTTGGAGCTAAATTCGTGCCAATCAATATCTCCAGCACCAAGAATCTCTACAGATTTACATATATCTTCGTCAATGATATAGTATCCGTTCTTCTTATTGCCCTTATTCAGGATATATATCATCTTATGAGGAAAGTAACGAGAGAAGGTATCTAATGTATCTCCTTCGATTACCTCATGAGCCCATGTATCTTTTCCAAGACCGTCCGGTAGATTAAGCATTTTAGTGCCTAATCTACGTTCAATTTTATTTAGAAGCCTAGTCATTTTATTTGCCATAGGCATAGATCATCAGTCCTTTCAATGTTACTCTCGCTTATATACTATTATATTAGAAGAGTATAAAGGGAGGAAGTTTATTTTGAACTATTATCATCTTCAAAACATTATCCATCAGATGATGGATTATCTTAATGGAAGAGTTAATAAGAATCTTATGTGTTATCGATATGACTTCTCTTTCAATCAATCGGATGTATGTGCATATGAGACATGTGGAAGAATCATGTTCTTCTTACCTCATATTGTAAATAGATTTAAAGAATATTCTTTCTATGTATTCAAAGCTCATCTGCTTTTTATTGTGATACATGAGCTATCTCATATAGATCAGTTGATCTATTATAACCGATATGAAAAAAATAAGGATTATCGGAATGAAATAGAGCAGTCTAACAATAATAACACATTTTCATGGATTTCTAGCAATATCAGTGCCCTACATGCGGCATTTGGCGATTTCGACGAAAACACAATTGTTGCCCTCTCTAAAGTGCTTAATTTCAATAGGTTTAGATATAGGGTTGCAACAAAAAATGAGCTTGTTGAAATTTTGATAGAAAGATATTTGATTGGAAAGAACAATAATCGATATAGATCCTTTAAGACTGTTACATTGAGTTTCAAGCATAATGAGTGTGAAGCTGCAAGGATAACAGTAAAAAGGGACAATAAGGTTATAGATCCGAATGTTATCCACCCAATTGTATACGACATTACTCTATTCAAAACGATTGATGTGTATAACAAGACTGAAGGGGATACATTAATGATCGAGATTATTTCAAGTGACTCAGAGAAGAGTCTAAATGAAGTAATCAGACGAGTTCCATTGAGATAAATGAAATACCCCTCTCAACCAAGAGAGGGGTTTATTTTTTGTATCACATCTTAAGGCAATAGTTCATAATCTCGTTCTGAACATGACGCTCAAGAGAGATTACCATTGTATCATAGTTCTTAGAGACAAGAGATACAGTTTTTCCATCCGGAGAGAGGGTAATAGACTCATAGAATGTATCGAAGTTCTCGATAATAGTATTCAGATTACCCGACTCCTGTTTAATATAATCAATGATAGACTGATTTGTTACAGGAGCAAGAACCTGATATCCTTCCTGAACAAGAATCTGGTTGTCATTCTCTTCACTAGGCTGGAAATCATATCCTTCATACATAGCCACAGATTCGCTAAGGACCTTAGATGTATATGCTTTATCATGTGAAGGATAGATAACACGATCATATGTAATGAGCTTAAGATTCTTTACATATGCCTTACCACCAAGACTCTGAATAGACCCCAATGCGCGAAGAGAGAACGAAGGTTTACATCCAGCACGGAGAGAACGATCAAACTCCTCCCCAAGAGCATTGAATGTGCCCATAAATCTACCCTTAACCAAGGGACCCTCCATCCAGAACTTAGTATAGAGAACCTGACCTTTATCAGGTTTAATTGTAGATTGTCTACGAAGGTCTGTAGACATAGGATGACCAGCTTCACCAATCATATTACCAGTAGAAATAAGTTCTCTCTGTCTAGGAGCACAGATCTCTCTAGCAAGATCTTCTGTTGCATAGCAGCGTTTGTTTCTGTTTTCTTTTTCTGCCTCTTGAAGAACCCCTTCTCCAATTACACGGCCAGACATTTCGCTTGTAATTTGAAACTCTGCGTCTCTAGTAGAAGATTCACAGATGATATATCCGATATTAGACTTTTCCATCTTAATCTCGTACCTCCCTATCTTTTAATTACTACAATGTTCAGGATTGCCTTAATTAAGCAGCATTTATCCCTCTACCCCATGTGAGGTAGAGGGAATATATGTGAAAGAATTACTTCTTTTTCTTATTTGCCTTCTTCGGCTGCTCTTCCTCAGCTTGCTCCTCAGATTCAGACTCAACGACTTCCTCTTTCGGCTCTTCAGCTGTCTCTTCAACAACCTCTTCAACCTTCTCCTCTACAACGGGTGCCGGAGCAGGCTCTTCAACAACAGGAGTGGGTTCAGCAACTGGAGTAGCACCGCTGTTATCCTTGTCATAGTTTGTGAAGTCAAGCTTCACTACTACGTCTTCGGCGATAATCTCTTCAACCTTGGCCTTACGGAAAAGGCAAGTACGGATATCTTCCACATCCATCATGATGTTACGAACAGAACCACGAATAGGAATTCTTAGATCAAGTACTGGAATATTAGCAATAACATTGACTCTCTTCTGCATCTTAGTAGTCCTCCTCTTCATCGTCAATCACAAGGTCAGTCTGATCTGACTCAGGCTCATCCTCATCATCTTCAATGATCTCTTCTTCAGCTTCAACATAATCGACATCGTCGTCATCATCAGCGAGCGCCGCATCTTCAGGGTCTTCACCCTCAACCTGATCAATCAGTTCATCATCTACATCCGCATTGCCAGAATGAAGATCATTAGCCGCGATAATCTCGTCCTTGAGTTCATTGTCAAGAACTTTCTCAGCTCCATCTACATCGACGAGCCCTTCTTCAATCATTGTATCTTCAATCATCTAGATCAACTCCTTCTTCATCTTCTGAGAGAGGGAACAGCTCCATAGTCTCTTCTCTAGGACTAAGAGTCTCAGCCATTAAATCAAGCGGATCATCTCTATCAACAGAGACAGATTGAAGATCATCAGCTTCCATCTCTTCAATTAAGATTTTATCAAAAGGGCTAAGCAAAGTTAGTACCCCCTTTCATAGGTTTAATTATATGTCAATCCGATTCCATTATACAGGCTACATTAGGAGCTTATGCATCCTTTTATTAGCCATAATCTTCTCCATTTCCTTATCCAGAATATAGATAATCACAGGAAGAGCATGATATAGTTCGGCATTATTCATAAAAGTAATATGCTCAAGGGAATCAATCATCTCAGCCGTTATGGGCTTCTGATCATTGAAATAGTTAGCTATGATATTATAAAACTCCAATTCTCCTGTCTGTTGCTGATTCTTTAGGATAGCAGCAGTAAATTCATTAGAGAATGTAGTTAAAGGCTCTGCAACAAGTCTAAGATGAGGATCTGGGGTAACGATATAATACTCTTCAAGCCTTGTAGCAAGTAAGGACAGAGGATCAGTATTCATGAGACCATAATATCTCTTGAATACATAGTCTTTCTTGACTCTTTCCACATAGCGGTATAGAGAATTCTGGTATTGGATGGAGAATGTATCCGGAAGGGATATAGCCTGATCCACAAACACATAATCAGTTCCATCCATGACTTTATTACGAATCATGAACTCTATCGTCTCAGGATCATAGAAATTCGCATCTTGATAGTAGTATACGAAGGTTTGGAGCTGATCGGCAAAAAATAAACTCATGTACGTGTCTCTGAGTGTATTGTTTACCTCTTCCATTCTCTCAATAAAATCATACTCTTTATCTTCAATAACAGCCTTGTAGTTAGATCCTACATTATCTGCTATGAATCTAAAGGTCTTTTCTACCTTAAACTCTCTATCTCCAGTATCGTCTAAGGTATATTCAAGCTTCCAGAAGTTCGATCCATTCTCAAGAGTATCCGTGGTTACCTTAACAATCCTAAACCAATACGTCCCTCTGGTAATATGATCAATAGTAAAATACGAGTCCACCATTGGATGAAATGAATTAGGAGGAAGTATACATTCTCCTTCTATTTCATTGGATTCTAGACCAAAGTCTCCTACCTCAAGCTCTGCTTGTACACGTTCTAGTCCATATATAAATACTCCTTCAATCTTATTATATCTAAGAGGAGCATCATATTCGCCCATAACATCAGCGATCTGTTTAGATCCCTCGTCTAGGGTACTCTTTGTAGTATTTACATTATAGAATGTAACCACTGTCGGATGTTTATCATTAAAGATATAGAATGGACTGTCTAATCTATGCTTAATGCCACTGACTAGGCTATCTACAGTATCTCTTCGAGCTGTATTTATAAACTTACCCAATGTAATTGCCTCCCTTCTTGATTATTTAAAGGTCCAAAAAATAATAGAGATAGGCATCTTAAGGCCTATCTCTATATTTCTATCACTGATTCTTTGATATGATTCTTATCTACACCCATATCCTTTTCATTAGGATATACGTTTCTATGGATAAACAGGTTACAATGAATCTGTCTTAAAAAGTTCTTGACCTTCATAAGCTCAAAATCATTATTACTTACGTCATTATCCACATATAGATGAAATTCAGCATTCATGAAAGCATACTTATTCATGCACATTTGAACTGCATTGAAGTACGCCTTTCCACATATTGCAAGATACACATTCTGATGCCTATTACTACTTCTTAGATTATAGAATATAGATAGGATATCAAATGGTCCTTCTGCTATATGAACTTGAATAGGGTCTAGAGAATCATAATAGACCATACTTGGTATCATATATGACCTATATCCCTCTATATCTTTGAATATAGAGTACGTATTATACTTATTATCTAGATAAGAAGGAACTGTCCCCGGATCAGCTAAATTCTTTATAGTAACGAATCCATTATCCAATGACAAGAACCCTATACCAAACTTATCAAATATACCTAGAGTATTATCATCTCTAGTATATTCGGTTATATAATTGGATCGTAGTAAATCTCCAAGATTCAATACAATCTTATTATCTATCAAATCTCTATAAGTGAGATATAGACCTAACCGATGATTGATGTATTTAAGTTTTGTCTCAGACAGATGGGTCATCGAAATATACTGGTTCTGTATATTGAACGAATGGTCTCGTAATCGCATTGATTTCAATGCTTTAGAAGACTCTACGTTATGCTGTTTCAACAGCTCCATCATCTGAATATCAGAATTATCGTAATCTGGTTTGAACGTTCTTAGAACATCTGGTGTTAATATCCCTCTAGAGTTACACTTAAAGCAATTGTATACGGGAGTATCACCATTAACCTTGATATACAAATGCCTAGCATGGTTGTCTTTTTGTGAATCCCCACAAAAACGACACCGCATTACTACCTCAGACCCCCCGGACGCTAATCTAGCATCTGGGAAGGTCTGAAGTAAATAATTGCTAAGTGTCTCTTGAAAGCTCATGCCTTTACAGGCTCTGCCTTCGCTTCCTCTTCTTCTTTCTTCAGAGCTGCCTTATAACGGCCAAGCTCAAACTTGGAAAGGAAGAAGAATGCTACTGTAAACAGTAGCTGGAAAATCGCGCCGTCCCGTTCAAGGAAGTAAAGCAGCATAAGCTTGTAGTAAATGAAAGCAATACCAGTGAACTGAAGTGCTGCTGCTGTCGTGCTGTTCTTTGTAAACAACTGCCACATTTTATTTCTCCTCCTTATTCTTAGCTGCCGCATGATACTTCTCAAGCGCAGTCTTCACCACATAGCCTTCAGCAAAAAGCATGATAAAGCTGATGATGAAGATAGAGCTCTCCGAGTACATGTCTGCACTAAAGATCTGTCCGGCTCCCTCGATGATCGCCAGAATGATGATAGTGACGATCGCATACATGGTTGACAATTTCATGGTAGAATCCTCCTTTAGAATACATGAGATGAATAACTCTTGTTCATCTCTTCTTTCTACCATTATAGTATGTGATCATTTTCTTTAACTATTTCAGAACCTTTCTTAAGTCCAGCTTTATAAGCATCGTTGACTACTTTAGTCATCGTCACAATACAAGCAGCAATATAACAAATGAATGCTATGGTTGCAATATATCCATTAGTATGGACAAACGGACCCACACTGAATAGCAAAGAACATCCTAAGAATGTAAGAGCAGCAATATTGAAGAATACTTCCATTTTGATATGCTTCCCAGGACTATCAAACTGAAATATTCCACATAGATTGGTTAAGATAACCAATCCGGACAGAGTAAATACAATACATATGGTTAGTGAAAGTGAGTATATCCATTTCGCCGTAACACAGATAAATGCTAAGAAACAGAGCGTGAATGCTGCTGTAGCAAGAAAACTAACTGTCTTTCTTAACATTTTCTTCCTCCTCATTTATCATTTCCGTAGCTATTTCACTATAGTACTTATTAGCAATGACATTGGTCTTGTACACAGCATCTCCATGTACAAGCTCTATTACACTGCCAATATACATAATATGAACAACAACTAAGAACAACGAGCCAATTATCAATAAACTTGCAATTATATACTTCATAAGCCCATCTTCCACGAAAAGCAGTAAATACGCTGCTGCTCCAAGGCTCCATGTATATACAATTACGAATTTGATTATAGCTGATACAAAGTTTGTTTTCTTTATAACAGCTACAGGCATACTTAAGGTTCTATTCCTATATTGTTCAGCAAAGTCCGGAAGTGACTCTAAGAAGTCAGCATGCTCTTCCATAACCCTATCTACAATCATATTATCTCTTTTCTCTGCATTCTTTCTAAGATCAGCATGAAATGTTCTAAGAAAAGAGACAATAACATCACAAACAATAAACGTACCAAAGAATGCAGTAAGTGCAACCAGATACGGCCACATTCTACCATCATTCAACGGATTCTCCAAAGCAGGTATAGTGACTTTATATATCACTACCTGCACTACCATACAAGCTACAATAAGCTTACTAGACATAGACATTTATTTATCCCACCCTACCAACTGTAGTGATGATACTAATCATCGTTGTAAGTACAGCAATTATAGTCAAAGCCATGAATATAGCAGAAAGAGTCGACTCCAGATTCACTGTAGTAAACTTATACTTTCTATTCAAAACCCTGACTACGCATATGACACTTGTAGCAATCCAAGTATTAGCAACAATAACAGAACATCTGTACCAAGAATTGAATTCTTCATTAATTGGCGCAGTGCTATACATCATCAGAATGCATACCAATGCCATAAGCATAAATAAAATAGAACCTATGCCATAAATGACAGTAAAGTTCATCTTGATCCACCTCGTTTTATATTATCATATAGCATCATTTCTATCATGCTCATATGTATCAGCATCCATAAGAAGTATTTTCCTATAAATGGAAGCCTTCCAAGTATTAGCAAGATCATATCAATGACGAATATGATACTACATATGATAGCCCAAACAATATTTGCTATTTTATCCATGAGTATATCCCTTTCAGGAGCAGATAGATAACAAACACGCTTATGATCACAGAGAATAACTTAATGGCAGCAATAAAAAGTGCAACAAATGTAGGTATAAAGATAACTACAATTACGCCCATAGCTGCAAATAAGACAAACAATATGATTATAGCTTCTATAATATCCATAGCGAAGCCCTCCTAAAGCTTTTTATTAGTACTTCCTGTGTTTTACAATCACATTCTTACGCAATGGATACATTCTATCTAATACAAAGTATAATACAACAATGAATACCAATGCTACCTTACCAAGCACTGGATCTTCAAAAATAAAAATATTAGCAATTAAGAGTGCCCACATGATACCCATAATAGTATACAGAATATTTTCCATAGTGTTTCATCTCCTTTAAAAATAAAAGAGTTCCCTAGGGATCTCTCCCTAGGGAATAGGTTCGTGTCAAATCATTAACGCATACGATAAGAACTGCTCTGCAATAAGATCTTTATTGACTTCAATTATCTGTCCATGAAGACGCTTATCATAGAAATCGATGATAGTGAACTCTGATGCAATGCATCTAGCAATGAATCCAAAGAGTGTATCCTCAAGAATATCTTCATTGACATACTTGTTCAATACTCTCTGATAGTTCTCTGACATCTTCATTCTAAGCATGATATTCTTATTGACGGTTTTGCGTGCAACTGGCTTTTCTACTCTACCACCAATAATCTCAGCAAGTAAGAATAGGTTGTTCAATTGCAGTTTACGCTTTGCAGCAAGCAAGAGAATGATATATTGACGTACATTTACAAACTTGATAGAGTTGGTATCGCCAAATTCGTTCATAAAAAGATAGCAAATCAATTCAGACTGAAATGCATTCTTGACTTGTCTATCACCTTTACTCAATTCTCGAATATAAAACTCAATCTCTGCTTCAGAGAATGGACCATATGCTTGCTCGATATGCTTCATTTGTTCAGCACAGTTAACTCTAAGCTGTAAACTCAAAGCTTCATTCTGCTTAATCATATGAGCTTCAAATCTATCTGTTTCAGAATTATTATCATCATCACGATTACTGCTAGACTTCTGAATCAATTCAAATTCATATGGAATCTCAGTAATCTTATACTTGATCTCATTCTGGATAACGTTAGAATTGAAGCTAACAATATTCTCACTGTACTTATACTTAGGCACAATCTGAATAATCATATTCTCCATCGTATTGATAGCATGAATAGTCGGATTAATACCACGTATAGCCTGCATATCCCAAAGCTTAGGATGATGTGTCTTATTCTTGCCGATGTTTGTAATAACTGTCTCATACAGCTTGTTCTTTAGATCTACATTATACTTAGCAAACAGCATATCATAGATTGGATTGAAACAAGCCATCAAAAAGTCTTTGATCTCTGTATTAGGAGTCTTATTCACAAACATGTAGTGACTCACCAAAGGTATAATGAGGCACTGAATAATAGACGCTTCCATAAGAATCTTAGCATGAATATCTTTATATTCAAGACAAGGATTCTTGGTATTCTTATATAGTGCAGTCATCTTGTTATAGTTGTCTTCGTTCATTCTTGTAATTTCATAGTGCAAGATTGGACTGGACTCATATGAGATGACATGACGAATCAATTCGTTAATGAAGATTGGTACCGTATATTCATCCTTCTTAGCTTCCATATAGAACTTTGCTTGTGCATAGAACCCAAGTAAGATTCTATCCCTATCATAAAAGTTTTCAAAGTAATTCAAATACTTACAGCAATGCTCTCTAAAGCATATACTCTTAGTACCATCTTCTCGTATCTTTGTTTGACCATTATAGCATTTTTTAGGAGTCATAGAGAAATATTCAAATGGATTTCCTGCTGGTCTACCAATAAACCATGCAATTGGAGCAATAATCAATCCTTTTTGCTCTCTGAATATTAACTGATCTTCTTTTGGTTCCCATTCATCAACAGGAATGAACTCTCGTGGTTCTAATCTGTTTATCACATTGATTAAATCAGCCATCTTATAATCATACTCCCTTTGATTAATGCCTTATATTTTTACACTAATCCTCCTTCCAAAGGTATAGTATACCAATGAAAAGGAATTTGCCCTTTACAGTCCCAAAATTTTACCTCTTTTTAACCACAGAGGTTCTTTTTACAGTATTTGAGGAATTAACAGTCTTAACTCTTCTTGTATTAGTGATAGAAGCTGTCTGCTTTACGGGATTGGAGACAACTCTTCTAACCACTTCTTTCTTCTCTTTGTTACGTTGTTTAAGAGCAGTACCCATAGATTGACGTAACTCAATCTTTCTATCTGCATCCATGATGGCTCTAAGCAGAATAGTCTTATTATACTTAGCAGCATCATACCAGGTAGCTTTCTTATCAAACCCTTTAAGTTTGTAATACAGATAAGCAAAATAAATAGATTTTACATATCCAACAAGAAGCTTAGGATTGGTTTCTTTAGGCTTCTCTGTTAAAGCAGTCTTACTCATCTTAGAAGCAAAGTCTTCAGCAAACATATTGTTCTTTCTGAATGAATAAGCATATGTAAACACAAAGCTAGGATCATTGGAATAGAATTGCACTGAATAGTTCTTCAGTGTAGTTTCTGCAGCAATAGATTCATTAGGAGCGGTAAATACGATAATCACATCGTAATAGAACTTCTCCACTACTTCAGATGGAATCATTATATGAAGAATATACTGTTTCTCACTAACCTTATACTTAGTTACAGAGATCTTACCAGCTTCTCTAGCCATGACAGCATTGAATTTAGCAGTGTACATCTCTTGAAACATGAACCTTTGTGAATATACAGCATTGTTCTTGCCCATCGGATTACGAATGTATTCTTCGTAAGTCATTCGCATGTGTTGTTCACATCCTTAGTTTCATATGAATCCGTCCACGATTTATCATTTGAAGATTCTGGAAGATCAAGAAACCCTTTAGTGCCTGCATTCTCTTTGCAGATGATAGTTAAATTTGGTTTTTTGGGCCAAAGGGAATCCCCATAGAACATGTGATCGAAATAGCCATTATGGTTAACCATATGATACCTCCCATATCTCTTTAATACAATGAGCTATACCACTCAGGTTCCTAGCAATTTCTTTCATCTCTTTTATAGTACTATCAAGCTTAGTCAACATCTCTCTAGTATGCTCTGTGTGTAAGTGGATCTCATCTTCATTTTCCCTTTATATGTTCGTTGAATAATATTTGCATCAAATCAAAGATTCAGATCTCTTCACAGCTAGAAATGTTGCTATATTAAGCCTATCACGTAAACTTTTGTTCTCAGTCTCTAACGACTCAATTCTAGTTTGTAGATTAGCAATGATTCTTTCTTTATTACGAAGCTTATCCTTAAGACTCTCATTCGTAAGCATGTAATCAAACTCAGTCACAATTCATACGCTCCTAATGGAAGAAAAGATATAACGAGAGAGCATATGCTCTCTCGTATACTTTATTTATCTTATTGTAAGCAAATAATTAACTTTTTAATTTTCATCGCTGTCTTTTGCCATATCCTGATACACATTGTATTCAAAGGATGATACAAAGAACTGATTGGTCAAGAACACAACACCGATAATCTTACCAATAGCATCAAGAATAATTGGATCTGCCTTAATAGAACTAAGAACAGCACCATCATATTCTTTTGTACGAATATTATACGGGCACCCCTTTATGATACCAGTATTAGCAAGCGAAAGAGCTTTATTCGTATCTCCATCTGCAGCACTGAGATAAAGTGTAGTCAGAAGGGCCATATATGCATTGCAGATAAGCTGATAAATATTATAAGTCTCTCCATCCGCAATACTCTTAATCTCAAGATCAGACATACCCTTTGTATTCTCTGCAAGAAGATAGTTGAATGCTCGGAATGCTTCGAAGTTGGCTCCAAATCCAATACCTTCTGCTGCTGCAGAACGACAGTTTAGAACAGCATCTTCTACAAGGTCCCTAAGAGAATCTCTATCGGTCTCAGAAATACCACCAACAAAGATCTCAACCATATTAGCCTTATAAGCATTAATACGGCGCTTCAGAAGACCGATATCTGTTGTAGAAGCATTGCTCTCACGAAGACCTTTGAGATGTTCTTCCATATCATTCAAATGATTCTTATAGAGATCTGTAAGCTCTCCATTACCATCATACATAAGAGCAGGATTAATGAACTTTGTCTTATTACTATCTGTAATACAGATATCACAATGACCAGCATAAGAATGTACATTCTCAGGAGTCAATGCTTTAGCAATCTTATAGTCTGCAGTCTGAATCGCAATATCGTTGTACTTACGAATCAGAGTAGCTCCAGAAAGATAAGAAAGATCATTGATGTAGTTAGCATCATTGATATTCGTGATGATATTGATCGGGAACATCTTGCGATCCTGCATAGATAATCCAGCCATCTGACGGACAAGAGCATCTACATCGCTCTCAATATCTCTGCCGATCTTAGGGCATACGATAACTGTCGGAACTATATCTCCAGCACGACTCTCATTTACAGGATCAACTACATTATCCTTAATAATCTTTGCAAAGTATCCAATCATCTCTTCCGTATCAATCGGATCTTCGAAGAGATAAAGATTCGGATGGTGAATCTCACAAGTATGCTTATCCGTATTGATAAATGCAATATCTGCGAGACCAGACTGAATGCTATACCCATCATACTCACGAGTATAAGTCTCAGTACCATTAGCAACAGTTACGTCAATAAACACATCATTTCCGAAGTCTCTATAGATATCTTCAATCAGATTAGCCACATACTCGTTATTATCTGTAGAGATAAGAGCAACCTTACGGATATTCTCAAGAGTAGGCTCAATGGCTTGCTTCATGATAATATCAGATGCTTTCTTGATAGCATCATTAAGATCTGCAACCAGTTTCTTCTCATTGATATGATGACGCTCGCTTGCTAGACGAAGTCCCTCAAAGATACAATAAGAAAGAATAACTGCTGATGTCGTTCCATCACCTACAGTAGTAATGATACGACGAGTAATTGCCTCTAGATCATCTCGTATGCTGAATTCAATTGCACCACGGAAATTGATGTTCTTAAGGATAGTATGACCATCCTTAGTATACCGCGCAATATCCTTCTGACGACGATATGCAGTATTCTGACCATCCGGACCAAAAGAATTGGCCAAAGTATTTGAAATTATCTCCAAAGTTTTTCTTTGGACCTCTCTCAACGCCTTCTTTTGGACTATATTAGAATAGATCTCATACTCCATTTGCTTCTCTCTCCTTATAAGGGGGTAAATAGAGCGGATAACCGATATATGGGTCAATTGTGTGAATTACGTTGCCACGAATTAAGCCTTTAAGACCTTCCTCTAAACGGTTCTTTTCATCATAATTGACATATATATTATGGATATACACATGCTTGCCCTCTAACCCCGATTTGTATTTCTGTGCTGTACTAGAATATGCAGTATATACGCTGGTATACTGTTCCATCTCATATTCATCTACAACAACCTTAAAATCAGATTCAATAGCTTTTGCTATCTCTTTCTGAATCTCATCATGACAATTGATAGTGATATTGATACCACTTTCTTCTACCTTACGATAGGTTCTGATCAATCTCATTACATCTGTAGGAATAGAATGATTCAATATTTCTCTATAATGGTTCTTATATAAGTCTACCAATATCTTATCAGCACTACTTATATATTCATCTCTTAGCAACCATTTGATTGGGTTTTGTTCTTCTGACCCAACATACAGATTCTTGAGTATAGAAAGACTAGGATCTTTCATATAATCTTTGAAATACTCATCTCTGACACTATCTGTTTTGAGTATGTACACTATGCATCCAATAGGAATACATACAATAGATTCAAAGTCAAAGATGTTATTTGATTGATGGTTTACCATATTTAAAAGAAAAATATACCCCTGTATCCATTACAGATACAAGGGTATATAATTTCTCTCTATCCTTCTTTAGATATTCTCGATGTCATCCAGTGTAGAAGATGTCACTGGATTGGATTCGGATGCACCACTCTGATTGTTGAAATAGCTTGAACGTGTGACGTTACCACCGTCTCCACCTCCGCCAAAGGATACTCCAAGCTTATCAGCAATCCTACGAACTTCGTTTCTGAAAGGCTGGATCTCGTTTACCACAGATGCAGCTACCATATTCGATACCGCATCTACATACTGCTTCAGAGCATTTGCTACAAGCTCAATCTCCATGAACTTGAACTGCTCTGTGCTAGTATCATACGTACCAGCTTCGGCATCGAAATTATCAATGCTGTACATAGTTCCAACCTTGAACTCATAAGCATAAGAAGACTCAATCTTACCCTTATCATTAATCTTTGCAATGACTACGCAAGGAACTCCATTCTGGCCAATAAATTTACCATTAGACAGAATAACTACACCGCTCTTAACCTGAATAGCACGATTATAGTCCTTCTTAGCATTTGCCGAATCATTAAGGAACCTGAGATAGTCTTCTATAAGGATGAGCAGAGCTTTAGCACTCTGTACACCCATATACACAGAAATGGCATTCTTATGGTCATACTGTGCATAATCACCATTATTATTCATCTTTGGTGCAATGGAGATCTTAAGCATCTTATTCCACCAATTGAATGTCAGACTTGTCTGATCGAGCTTAGCTTCTGAATTGCTAAACTGATATCCGTACACTGTCGGGTGAAAATCATTGTTGTTCTTTCTGAAATTATTGTCTCCGAGTGCCATAAAATACCCTCTCCTTTTACCAATAACTACCATTTTAGGTATATTTCAACCTCATTACTGTGTATTATAAGAAATCAAAAATAAAATGCCCTTGGGTTTCCCCAAGGGCTTATTTTTAATCATCATAACCGTAGTTAACGTACAGCCTTGTCTTATTCTGATAAATCTTCTGCTTAGAGATAGTATTACGGAGTTTGTTATACTCATCAAGCAGTTTGGTCCATTTCTTGCGGTTAGTAGCATTTAGCTCTTCTGTATTCAAGAAGTCTGCAATAACACCCATACGAGAATTAATGCGATGTAAGAGAAGCATAGCCTCTTCTTGAGTCTCAAGGTTATTAGCCTCAAACTGAATCTCATAGAAGTCATCTTCATACTTAGCAATTCCTTTAGCTTTCATATCTTTAAGCTGTCCAGAAATTGCATTTGCTACACCCATAAAGAGATCTTCCTTAATAACAGCCGCATCATCAATTCTATCAAGACGACGATAGATATTATCAAGCTCTTTTCTCTCTAACTGAGATCCCGTGAACTTAATACCTTTTCTAATGGTATGTCTAGCAGCAATACGATACTTAAGCACTGAATTATACAGCCTAAGTACCCAAGCTAGCACCACAATCGGAGATTCTGCTTTAGTATAAGGAATCTTGCCTTGCCCACGAAGAGCAGCAAGGGTTTCAAGAACTCCATTACCATACATTGCAAGAAAGTCCTTATCAATGTTATCATCACCAACGTAGAACATTGATGTCACTTTCTTCATAGTATCTCTAATACCAAAAGAAAGAAGTTCAAGATAATGGATAGAGGTAGTATAAGTCAGTACAGAATTACTGCTAATCAAGTATTCATCAAGAACAGCCTGTGCTTTTCTCATAGGATTAGCATCTGATACCATTGCAGATACATCATATAGGATGCAGTCGGCAATCTGTCTAGGGCTTAATTTACTTTCAATAAGCTTGCTGTCAATCTCCACAAAATATGAAGGAACCAAATATGGTTCATCAGACTGAAGAATATCGAAGATTCTCTTAGCATTCAGCTTAGGCACAACGTTGAGCCCAAAAAACATCTTATCTGTATTCTCTGTATAGATAACATCATTACATGTAGATCCTTTGAAATACTTATCAAGAGTATATTTGATATCAGCCAAATGCCCAATATTCTTACTCATATTGAAAGCCATAATAGCTTCCTCAATGCTAGCTCTAGTCTCTTCTGCCTGAGCAGTAAGAGGAATAGTATTGATACTCATATCTACTTCGATATCTCTATTATTATCAATTCCGTCTGCACCAGCATTCGGATCTCCATCTTTCATAATATTATCATACTTATCTACGCCATCGTCAGATACAATGGGTTCTTTTATATCTAATATCATTAGACTCATCCTCCTTATATAGGTTCAATTACTGATAAGTCAATCAGATAATTGTAAAATTGAACACAAGAAGGGACCTACCACGATGGGTAGGTCCGAATTCTTGCGCATATGATAAGGCAATGATAGTAGTCGAATTACCAATGCTTGCCAGTCGTCTTGACAGCACCATTGACAGCAGACACATAGTCGTTGCCATTTGCACTGTAGTCGTTCATAGCAGAGGTACCGATCGGATCATTATTATCAAGAACCTCACGGAGACCGCGCGGGTTGACAATACGAACACGAGCCTGAACCGGCTGGAACTGGACGAACTTGAAGCGCTCAAATGCCGTGATAGCAGGCAGCTGCACATTCACGGTATCACGAATCTCGTTCGAAACGTAGAACTGGTAATCAAACAGCTTATAGACAACGCGGTTCGAATTACGCGGATTCAGCGTAATGATCAGGTTGTTGTTGTCACGCATCTTGCTCGTCGAGATGAAGTTGTATACGCGCTTCTCGCTCGTAACAACCGTACGCTGGAAATCGAGCTCGATAGGACCAATGCTCGACGGAGTCTGATAGACATACTGCGTCGGAGTGATCTTACGGATGAGATCCGGACGGCCAATGACCGAGATCGTCATGTTCTCATCATTCAGGACCTGGAGCATTGCAGTCACATAGCTGTCAAGCTGGTCCATGAACATAGCCTGACGCCAGGTGACAGGGTCATGCAGGAAGTTCGTCGGAGGTGCGAAGTCGAACGAACCAGAGATCTTCTGAGACTCAGGAAGACCATTGAAGCTCTTATCATACTCAAGATGAATCTCGTCATCCTTGTAGTTCTGGAGAGCGAGGTTCATGATCGACATGATCTTCGTAACCTGATTAACCTGATAAAGGGCATTGATGTCCTTCACTTCCTCAGGGCTGACCGTCGTCGTGAGATGCGGAGCCTCTGCAATCTGGAAGATCTGGGTCTCAGCCGACCACTTCGAGTGGCAGGTCTTGAACATAGCACTCGAAACGTCCATAACGGCATGAATCTGAACACCAAATACATTCGTATTCGTGCACATGATCATGAACTTGTTCTTCTTCATGTAGCCAGTGATCGTACCCTCAACGAGTCCAGCCTTATCCCCAGCAGCAGCCTGGTCAAAGACAGCCTTGAAGCGACGGACGCACGAGAAATCAAGATCATTGTAGGACGGGACGAACTCAATAGCATTGATCGGGCAAACAGCCTTAACAACTGCACCCGTACCAGTCTGCTCAGCACCATGCTCGTCAACATACTTAACACCCGTAGCAACGAACTGGTTGACAACAACACCGCAGATGTTCGTACGGATCGAGAGATCACCAACACCGCTGAAGTGCGTACCAACGATATCGGTCGTCTCATTCTCCGGAAGAGCAAGAACAATCTTCTTGTTCGGAACAGAGTTTGCAACCGCATCATGAATCTTGTTCTGCTCCAAGAAGATATCGATTTCCTTGCCATCCGTATCGACAAGCGTACGGGTCTCAAGCGTCATCGTGAACTTCGGGGAACGAGCAACATCGTTCGGAAGCGTCTTTGCAAATGCGCAGTTGAACAGAAGGTTCTTATGCATCGGGAACGTCAGGCCGATAACCGGGTTGAACGTACCAAGCGGAGCGTTCTCCTGGACTGCCTCACAGTCGTTCTCAAAAAGCTCAGACATACGATCTTCAGCTTCCTGAATAGCTCCCGGATTACCCTTAAAGGACGGGTCATTCGGGTCATAACTGTTCTCAATGAAGAGGCTACGGAGAGCCTCTTTCGAACTGTCATGCATAAGGAACTTACTGGGCTCGGAGTACATGTCAAGACCGTTCTCCGTAAGCACGCCCTGTGCTACATCAACAAAATTCTCAGCGAGCGAATGCATCGGGTCATTTGCATAACCGCGGTTGATTGCTGCAATCTGCTCACTCTTGCGAGTACCAACGATTGGCATTATAATTCCTCCTTTGGAAAGTAAACAGGCTAAAGCCCATTTCTATCTTTAGTTATTTGAAGCTCTGTGAGCATTCAATTTACATTATTGTTGCAATATATACTATCTCAATGCAATTAGAATTTACTTTTTCTTATCTTTGGCTTTACCAAGCTCTTCAATAATTTCAGTGAGATAATTGTATATCGCCATATGTCTTTGGAGAATAATCTTGTTCTCCATATAGGATTTATAGTTAAAGTTGTTGATAAGAGAGATCTTCAGATTCTCTTTAAGATCAACAAGCTTTTTAGTAACAAAATTGATTGGTTTGGTGAATTGGTCCAAATGGTCTACTTTAGCAAGCCTCTCAACAGTCTTATCTACAGCCTCATATAGCTTAACAAACTGTGTTTTAAGCTCTGTCTTCATCATTGAGACTTGCTCTGGGGTCATATTCTGGAATAATTCAGCTTCTAACTCTCTTATTTCGTCCGTAGACGGTTCCGGAGAGCCACTATCGCCTTCTTCATCCCCCTCGGCATCAGAGGAATCCCCATCCAAGTCGCCTTCAGAATCGTCACCATCCCCATCATAATCAGGAACGTCATCGTCACCAGAAGGATTAGTTTCGTCGCTGCCAACCTTACTGTCGGATCCATCTGAATCTTCATTATCACCAGCAGTGTTATCATTAAGATCGCCAGAATCATTAGAATCATTATCTGTATCATAGTCAGGAACGGAATCTTCTTTATCCTCTTGGCTATCGCCATCAGAATCATCGGTTCCTCCATTACCAGGCTGATCATCTGACATCTCAGTTCCATCTTCATCTGTTTTAGGCTCTGATTCAGTCTCCGTATCGGTTTCGGAATCAGTACTGGTGTCTCCATCAGAAGTATCGTCATACGAAGGGACCTCTTCATCAGACTCAGCCTCTTCAGAATCCCTTCCTTGGTTTGCTTCCGGTTCTGGCTCTGTTGCATCATCATCTTGTCCCTCGTCATCATTTTTAGAATAATCGGGAACCTCTTCATCGGGCTCCTCAATATCATCTTCTGGTGGCGGAGGAGTATTATCTGTATTAGGAGTCTCTTCTCCCTCTTTATCCTTCTCTTCGTCCTCTTCATCTGGTTTAAGAGGCTTTCCACCAGTAGTAATTTCTTCATTTAGGAAGGTCACGAAAGTTCTAAAGTCCATTTTTCTTCACCTCCTTTATTCTTCTTCTTTACCACGTAGCTCCTGAACATCTTTATCGTTCCACTCAATCTTCAGATTGTATCTAAGTCTAGCATACTGAGACTGAAGTTTCTTCTTGATAAGAAGAAGCTCTCTAACCTTCTTAAGATCGTTCTTCTCTTCAGCTTGACGAATATAGCGGTCAACCATGTTAAGCTCAACATCAAGCTCATTAAGAACAAGCTGTCTTTCCTTAGCCTGAATTCTCTTAGAGATAACGAATCTTACAATAAGAGCCACAATAGCAAGTGCGGGACTAATGAGGAATGCTCCTCCAGTCATAATAGCAAGTTTAACACACTTGCTCATAGAAGGAAGAATCTCTCCTCTAATAACAGACTCTCTGCTTTCAGAGGTAAGAGATTTTTCAATAGAATGTGAAATAAGACGAGATGCAGAATCAATAGTTCTAGCCGCAATTTGAGCTTTGACATCAAGATTCTTAGCAGTGTCAATCATCTTATCAATAGCAAGAGATAGAGTAGAGCCCATACTCAGTTCGTTATATGACTGAAGTGTATGCCCAATTACATCACTCATATAGCGAAGCTCATTGAGATTCTGAATAACATTCTCTGTGTTTTCTTCAATTATAATATCATCAGAGATATTATTGATCAGGCCTCTGCATTCATTGAGTGTAGCAATACGAGTATATGCTTCTGAAGTACTATTCTTACGAAGAGCCTTAACTGCTTCTGTCATAGCTTCAGCAATAGCTTTATGGTCTACCATATATGGGAATTTGCACGTAAATTCCGTAACAAAGTCAACAGACTCTGGAGTTGCATTAAGATACGTATCTTTGTTGCCAAAGACTTTATTTGCAATATCGCTATTCCACTTAATAGACTTCATTGCTCCCATGACTTGATCAATCTGATTTGCTACATCCTCAACGCTCTCAAATTTCATATCCAGATCGAAATCATCACTGTCAGAAGTATCATGATGTACTGCACTGTCTCCTTCAGGGGCAAGGCGATCATAATGTTGCTCAATCTTCTCAATACTCTTATTCATCTCTGAGAGATATGTCTCAAGACGCTTCTTCTGAGGATCTTGTTCTTTCTTAAGCTTCTCTTTAACCCGGCTTCTTTGCTCATACCATTTCTTAAGAACTTTCTTAGCAATATTATAATCCTTTGCTTTAGAAATAATAGTCAGAGTAATTAAAGAAGCAATCCCTGCCCAAGCAGAGATAGAAGCAATACCAATTACAATGAAGAAATAAAATGACATAGATAGAACGTTGGCTGTCCCATCGATAATATCTTGCTCTTCATGAACGGTCAAGAGTTTGTTAATAAGATCTCTGAATGCAGCAGTTCCCTTATCTGCTCCACCCTTGAAAGCCATAATAGCTTTCTCTGCTGTTTCAATATAAGATTCAGTTACAACGGCTTCCTCAAGAGAATCAAACCCTTCTTTAACAACTACGGGTTTTACTGTCATAGACTCACGGATATTACGAATATAAGAATCATCCGAGATAATAGGATTGATCTTTAATACATTCTCCATGATATCAAGCAAAGTACCGGTTGTATCCTTGGAATCCATGCTGTGCATCAAGAAGTAATCGGTTACATGCTCAATGATCTCTTTCTGAGTGCAATGGACACCATTCTTAGTGAGACCATAGTAAACTTCTTCGAGTGCAATTCTGTATTTTGTATTAATACCGATATTGTATGTATCAACAAACGAGCAAAGTTCATGGATACATGATTCTAAGTCTCTGCAGTGCTCCTGGATATAGTGATTAACTCTGAATCTCTTGCAAAGATCTTCATAATTCTTTACCACTTTATCACAAACACATGCTTCCTCTACGGCTTCGATAATATTCTCTGTATTATCCATTGCTTTGAGCTGAGGGACGGAAGATGCATACCCAGGAATAGAGATGATATTACTGGTTACAATATCAGCAGCAATCTCAATCTCTTTGATAGTCCCATTCTCGTTGACAAGTCTATACAAATGGAGCATTTGGTTGATGTTCTTGTCATTCTTGTTTGAGTACAGATACCACTTGTTTAGGGACTCACAGATGTTGTTAAAATTGTAATTCTCTTGGTAGTTTGTAAATAACGGATACACTCCCGAAGTATTGCTCTTTGCCCTTACCTTTTCCCTAGCTAGAGCTTTAGTGATTGGTATGCTCGTCTTCACTTCTAACCCTCTCCTTTATTTGACACATTTTGATCAATTATCTAGAAGTTCACAAATCATATCTAAACGTGGGTATATACAACAAAGCAGTCCCCCGTACAACTAAGTACGGGGGAACTAGCTTCATGTGTTATATTAAGGAGCTCACAAAATGGAAATGAATACTCGAATGTTTGGTTGAGGAGAAAGCTAGAAATAGAAAAGATTTTGTAGAGATTTAACTGTGCCTCAGCTACAGTTAAAATTTCTCTCGAATTATAAATATGAGTTCTAGTCTCCTTCTGACCCATTCTCATTCCATTATATGTATGTCAGAATTCTACTTTCTGAAGTTTGTGTTTATCTTCAGAAAGGACAAGGGTAAGATCATATAATGCCTGTTTACCTTCATTGGTGGAAGCAACTATATTTTCACACCCTATGGTGACATAATGGGCCTTAGAATTGAGTTGGTCAATTAGCTCCTTATTAGCCTCTTCAGAGTAGATAGCTTTGCAAGATACCTGATCTCCATCATAGTCTCCTCCAATACTTGGAAGATATGCATTACAAAGTTTCAAAGTATCTGTAAACTTATTTGTGGTATTTGTATAGAAGTCCTTCTCTTGGATATCTGGATAGAACCTATAGAAGGTATTATTAATAACCATAGGAACAGTATTCTTAGTAGATGATACGTTCACTTTGCAAGGGAACTGATTAAAATAAGAGTCCATAGGAAAGCGCGTTATAAGAACAGCTTTACCTTGAACCACTTCAGATGCAGCAATGAAGAATAAATCACACCAAGTCATATCTCTATCTACCATGGGGAAATCTGCTAGTTTACCTTTATCCTTCATCTCAATGTATTCATCTTCAGTCATCTTATAGCCAGTAAGACGCATCTTACCAGACTTACCGTTCTTCAATGGAACCTCGATAGGTCTGAATCTATTAGCCATACCATGAATAAACCTATCCATCTCTTCTTTAATTCTTTCATCAGAGAAGGTAATCTGATAATCTTTAATAGCAGTCATTTCGACTGTCTTGTTGTTGTATATTACGGGGAAGTTTTCTCTGCCAGCAAAGGTATTGTCAAAGAATCTTCTGATATAGAAGAGCATGAATGGATAGTAGTTAGCACAAAGAGATGCTAAGGGAACAGCCACATGATCTACATCTGTAATCATATCTTCGATATTCTCTACTTTAAGCTCTGGAGCAGAAAGAACAAGACGAGACGAATAGTCTGTGGTCTTAGATAAGTTAGATCTTCTAAGAAGACCAAACTTACCAGCTATACCAGTTACAGGCTGCCCATTGAAGGTTCCTTTAGTGAAATAATCATAGAGAGATACAAGGATCTCTTGAATTCTTCCTCTGATAGAATCAGAAAGATTAAATCCATAATCATTAGCTTCTTGCAAAGACCTAGAGGCTATGATCAGAGAGCTATATATCTTATTGATATCTCCTACACCAGTATACTTTCCAGTACTATTTACGTCTCTCCAGAATGCAGGAATAACTACCATATCTTTGACAAACATGGTGTCTTTATAGTCTTTTAAGAACTTGATGCCGTAGTCTCTTCTACTAGACTGTGTTTTCTTGATCTTAATCTTATCAAAATTCTTTTGTAAGAACTTGATTCCACATTCTCCATTAGGATCTTCAACCAATTCGCCATCTTTAATGATAAACTGCTTAATTCCATGAACGCACTCTTTGATTCTGCTGTCCATTTTAGTCCAGATCTTGTAATGCAATGGGTGCATGAACACTTCATCGCTTCCAAGAGGAATATAGGAGAATATATTTGCTCTATCATCTTTCGTAATACCAAATGTCTCATTAGACAGAAGACCATCTGTTGTCGGAGACCCATTTGCATCAAAGAAGATTGGATTGGTTGATGGTTTTAGTTCATTGATCTTAATAAATTTATCTATATTAAGTGGCTCTATCTTAAAGTGCTTGTCTTTCACTCTTCTTCACCTCTCTTACAGAGTTGTCGAGTAAATATCAGAGTAGCCATAGGGCTACTCTGAATATAGTTATTGATCATTGAGCTTGATACAAATATCTCTTCCATCCATCCATACATTCACAAAATAGTTATGTGAGTAAAGGGTAACACGTATATCGTTATAACAAGACATCAAGTAGGAAATATCGTAATCTCCATTAGGAGATATCCTATAGAAGAACCCACTATCATTTTCATGGATACTAATATTCATATTAGATGAGAAGCATGATTTCAAAAGATGATAGATAACCATATTCTCATCTAATAACCTACATTGGTCTTGGTGATTGATTTTGCTTTGGTCTGAGTACAAAATTCTTTGGAACTCTGCGAACGTCATTTGGTGCACCTCCTTCCAGTGCATCCTCTAGTGCATGCCTCTGTTGTTCTGCCTTACCAGCATCGCTTTGAGATTCTTGCACAGCAGTATAGTATAAGTAATGCAAGAATCCCAATGGAGCAGTCAGTAAAGTATCCATAGAAATACGATTTCTATAGTACTTAGACACCATATTTACTCTGTCATAGAATTGGCGAACTGAACCAAGCGATGACGTGTAAAAAGCATTGTCAGAGGGTTCACAAAGTCATCTTCACGCTTAACTACATGCATGCACTTGGGACATGTAGCATTCGGATAACGGAAGGAGGCCATGAACTTGTTCTTAGAATTAATCTCTTCAATTGTACGTACGATCACACTGTACTGGTCAGACTGAAGCGTCTTGAGAATGTTGTAATAAGCAACAATCTTGTTGCGCATCGTCTTAGCCGGATTATCCTTCACCGGTTTGCAGTCTACAGGAAAGAGTGTATCATTAGTGATGTAATAGATATTGGCCATATACGAGATATTACCAATAGTATTAGCATACTTAGCACGGAATGCTTGATCAAGAGACGATGCACCGAAGATAATATCAAATACAGACGGAGCACGGAATCCAATAGCATAATCATTGCCGATAGGAATGATTTCTTCCTCAACCTCATCAGGAGTCGTATCGATAGCAGTAGAGAGAAGCTTCTTATAAACTTCCTCACACTTCTCATCAGTATACTTAATCATCTGACGATAATCTGTATCTACAAGGAAGATATTCTTACACTTATCATTAGTGCAGCTATTAGCGACAAAGTTGCTATTCTTGAAGGTAGCAAGATAAATACCAAAGTAGATATCATTGATATCAAACCAATTGATAGTTTTAAGCCACTCTTCCATAGTAGCAGGCTTATTACTGTCTACAAGATGGGTGAAGATAGTTCCAAAGATAAGACGGTTCTGCATCTCTGCACTCATGTTACGATCATGGATATCAGGATTGAGATTCTCAATTTCCTCACCAGAAAGCGCAGTATAGGTTGCAAGGCGTCCACTATTTGGAAGAGCCCATGTAGCAGTATTCAGATTGTTATTTGCAAGCTTAAGAATCTTATTGACAGATACGGGCTTGCTTGCAACACGAAGTTTCTTTACTCCGTCTTTATCAATGGTCGGAGAAACAGAAAGCTTGCTAAATACTTCCTCTCGGAATGCTTTCTGCTGTGCCTTCAGCTCTTCTTGCTCATCAGCAGTGAGCTCAGGAGTCTCTTCATCAAGGAATTCCTGAAGATCCTCATCAGAAATAGTCTCCTGAACCTCATTGGTATCCTTACTAGAAATAGCTTTTACTACCTCTTTAGGCTCCTGTACAGGAAGCTTAAGTTCTACATCTTCTTCCTTCTCAGGAGTTGCATCTACAACTTTCTTCTCCTCTACTACGATATCTTCATCTGGATCATGCATAAAAGTCTCTACCTTCTCTTCAGTATCAATCTCAGTGCCAAGAAGATCTGCAAGATCTTCATCTGTAGAACCGTTCTTAGCAGAAGTAGGAGTAATAGAATCCAATTCCTCTTCCATATTATCGCCATTAGGATCGAGTTTATCAGATTCATCTTCAAGTGATGCTGCAATGCAAGCCTCTTTAAATGGGTTAATGACATTATCCATCAGATCTTGTTTAGTGCGCTCAATATTGTCATCAATAGCTTTGAGCATCTCCTCTTCAGCTTTTTCTTTTACACTTTTCTTCTCTTTAACATCGACCATTGCAGAAATATCTACAACTTCAATATCCTTATTCTTAGAGACCCTCTCTGCCTTCCTATCAGGACCGCTGGTCTTCTCATTCTCCGGGTTTACGCCAACACCCATGTCTTCCAAAGATACTTTCTTCTTGTTCATTGTTTATTCCTCCAATTTAACTTATAGTGAGCTAAGTGTGTTTGTTTCAGAATTATATGTGAGCTGATACGTATAATCATCTACAGTAATCTGAATATTGACCTCTTTTGAGATAGAATTATACGTTACAGTTACATTTGTAGCTTGAAACTCAGGCAGATACTCTCTTACCTGTTCCTCAATATCAGATTGAAGCTGTTCAATCTGGTCTTCAATAGCATATCTATATCTAGATACAAGTCCTACACCCATATTAGGTCTAGTCGGATAAGTCCCTGGTTCTAACAAAATTAATCTAACTAACAATACATAGGTAGCATGCTGATCAGTATATACTTTAGGATGATTGAATTCATCTATTCCTAAGAACGCTTCTGTAACAGTGGCTTTCTTATTTGGCCCTAATACTTTAGCCAATTTACTCTCACCTCCTGTAAAGATTTACTTATAAGTGCTAGGTGTATAAAGTTACATAAATTGGTATGATTTTTGACACAAGGGTAAATGATTGGGAGGTATCCAATATGAGTAAGACTTACACATGTCCTCGATGCTCGTTTAGAGGAACAAAAGAAAAGCTTATTGAACATTTTGAGGATAAGCATGAAGAGATGATTCCAGAAGGATATACTGCTGGTAGGGTTATCTTTAATCATATCAATAATAAGACTCATGGAACTTGTGTTGTATGTAAGAGAGAAACTCAGTGGAATGAAGAGAATCTTAAATACAACAGATTATGTGGTCGAAAAGAGTGCAGTGATGCACTTAGACAATTTTATCGGAAGAATATGATCAGAGTTAGAGGAACAGATAATATCCTTAACGATCCTGATCAACAAGAACTTATGTTAAAGAATCGTAAGATTTCTGGAAAATATAGGTTTGCAGATGGTGGAGTTCATATCTATACTGGCACGTATGAGAAGAAGACGTTGGAATTCCTAGACAAGATTCTTCACTTCAAATCTACTGATCTTCTGGTTCCCGGCCCTATACTTGAATATGAATATGAAGGAAAGAAGCATAAGTATATCTCTGATATGTATCTCATTCCATTCAATCTAATTATTGAGGTCAAAGATGGCGGAGATAACCCAAATAATAGACAGATGGATTCTTATAGGGCCAAGCAGTTTGCTAAAGAAGCAATGGTAAAGAAGTTAGGAACATTTAACTATCTTCGCCTTACAAATAATAACTTTGAACAGCTACTTGGTATTATTATGCAACTCAAACTTCAGATGGATGATGATAATGCAGATAAAAGGGCCATTATCAATATACATGAAGAGGTTCAAGCAATCAAATCCATTGCTCATAGTGTGAAAGAACCACAGGTTCAGTCCTCTTATATGATTGAGAGTGCTGATAGTCATTCTAGAATATCCACACCTATTGCCAATCTAGCACAAGTATGGAGGGATAATTAACTATGAATCCTGAAAACGAATCTATGGGGCTTGCTGCTGTTGGTGGCATCCCTTCTCCTAATAGCTCATTATATATAACCCAATATGGAATACCAAATGGGTTCCACGACGATGATGTTGAAGGATACACTGTATCTAATGATATCATCTCAAAGAGTATATTAACCGATTATGATGGAAAGCTTCAAGCGAAAAATGCCACTAGCTTTCTTACTGGTAAAAAGATTAAAGTCTTCAAATATATTGGAGAGAATACAGACAAGATCTATGCTAAGATCTTTAGTAAACTCAATGAAGAAGTGGACAGAGAGTTTTTGTATGAAACTGTAAGTGGTAAGAAACTTTTATCTGATGATCAGATTGAATGTGATCCTTTATTCAAAGAGATCAAGTTGGATAATATTCTTGGAAATATCAATGCAGATCTCCAAACTCTGGTAGCAGAGTATAAATCTGAGCTTGGAGTCCCGTTTCAGAATATTCCTTTGATGAATGATAAGGAAATCGAAGAGGCTGTTTCTCTTACAGAAGGAACAGATATTGAGATTATGGAATCTGTAAATGGGTATTATGCTATTAATAAGAGTACCGGCAGAAGAACTAGCTGCTACAAATATATGAATGAGATACCTCTAGACTGTGTAAAGGATGGTGAATAATATGATTAATATAGTTAAACCATCGGTCATAGATGATGATATGGAAAATCTTCTTAGTGATCCTTTGATTATAGATGGATATGAAGAAATCAGAGCATGGAGAATAGATACAAGTCATATCCTTCTTTATAATGCATATAAAGATCTTGATGATCTTGAGCAAGATTACATTGACTTCAACTCAATGCTTATGGATGACCAAAGAGAGTCTGATATTAAATCTGTAGAACTCTTTAGTATGGATAACAGAACTAGATATGATCTTATGAAGGCAGATTTCCTTAAAGATAACATTGCAGATGATTTAGTAACAAAGACCTATAAGGCTATTAAAGAATCTGAGTCCATAGATTATGGGCATATGATGGAAGCTATGTACCAATATGGGATCAAAGCTGATTATGTGACCCGTATGGAAACTCTAAAGAGAATGAAGAGTATTAATGAGAATAATATCTTCACTCATATGCTTGAAGATGATGTATTTGATCAATCTGTCTCTATCTATGTAGAGCCCACAGTACCATTCTTCACTCCAGATGAGATGATCAAGCTTGGTATTAGCTACTATGATAAGGGTGGGTTGTATTCAGCTATGCCAGATACAACTGCTATTGCTGAGAAGCCGATCAAAGAATGGTTTAAAGAGTATCAGCATAAATTTATGGGATTCATGTCAGAATCTTACACTCCTGCTTTTGAATGGAGAAATACAATTAAGGCTCTGATGGAGGATATTAATACTCTTAGTGGTCAAAAGCTATTAGATAGAAAGCAATCTATTCTTGATCTTGGATGGAATCCTGAGATTCCTTATACAGAGAATACAAGGCTTTTTGCAAAGAATCGTATTACTTCTATTCTAAAGGATGAATCTGCTAAGGTATTCAATCTTCTTGGATCATCTGTTGGTATCCAGAGAAAAGGAATTGTTACAGAATCAGCAGATGAATCTGATACTATGCTTATTATCTTCTCTGACAAGGGAAAGAATGGGTATAGAAGAGTTGGTATATCTTTCACAGAAGATCTTGATTATTACAGAGAGTATGATTTCTCTAAGAAAGAGTTTATCAAGAACAGCTTGAATGGTCATGACAGTAAGGTCTTCACTTATGCTCTTCGTTTTCCACCTGATTCGACACTTCAAAAGGTAAGAAAGAAGCTAGATGCACCTCATAATAAATCTACTAAAGGTTTCTTCTTGATGATGCCTCCTGCCAATTCTGATATGGCAAACAAGAGTGTTATCTGTAATGAGATGGTTAGGGCTTTAGTAGAAGATGCTACTGATGGAGAATATACAGTAGATAAGATTACTGTAGCTGCCATCTATGAAGGTGAACTCAAAGGTATGCATCTCAATGAATCTAAGTATTCTGTAGAAGACTTTATTCCAGTAACTGAAGTAAGAGAGTTTCCTATTCAGTTTAATGATAAAGGTGATCTTCTTATTAATACTAAGAGCGGAGAAATTGATTACGAAGGTGAATATTCTCGTACTCATACAGCTATTCAGCTATATGATAAGGGAAAGAATGTCAAAGGAATGGAGCAATGTATGCTCCGTCTATGGCATATGAACATTCTTCTAGAGGAGCAACTCTTTCCAAAGTCTATTGATAAGGAAAAAAGAAAGAAGCTTCTATCGGCGAGAGCTAAAATAGTGAATGACATCAAGACCTATATGCCAAAGATTGTAAAGTTAGACTCTAACTTCAATATTCAAAAAGCATATGAACTTAGTCAGTTTGCTAATTCTAAGATCAAAATTAGACGATCTACACTCAAATATACGATAGATCTTCTTAAGAGCATATTTAAGCCTATTTGAGTTCCTAAAGATACTAAAAATAATACATTTAGAACAACATATATCCCTCTACCCATATGGGTAGAGGGAATAGTTATCCTTAATCAAGAAGATTCTTTATGGGGTATATTTTATAGATCAAACAACCAATTTTCTTTTACTTACCTTTATAATAGTTTATCCAGAATAGACTTAACCATATTCTTATTAGACTGGGATCCTTTAGTGGTATTAACATAACCATCTGCAAGCATCTGTAACCTACCCATACTAGCCCCACCGCTCATCATTTTGATAACATCACTGTCTTTAAGATCATCAAGAAGTTCTTGTGCTGCTTTAGCAACCTCTTTAGCCTTTTCTGGGTCCATAGCATTTTCCTGACCAGACTCTGGTACTTCTCCGGTAGCTGCATCATCGGTTAGTTTTCTGAAATGAAGTTGGCAATTACAGATAAACTTATCGTCCTCTCTTAAGAATATCTCTACTTTTCTATCAAGAAGGAATCCACCATCCTTATCTGAATGGGTATCAAAGTTCTTGATGATATACCTCATATTGATATTGAATACAGATACATCGAGATCATTCTTATTGAGGATAAATGTATTTACCTTACTCTCCAATTCCGATTTGATATTTTTCAGTTTGTTAGCATTATCGTTAGGGATGTTAAAAATAGTAGTACCAGTAGACCCATCTCCAAAATTAAGTTTGAAGTCAAACTTACTTACACCAAGTTTACCAATACCACTAATATCTCTTACAGCCCTAATATCCTCTTTAAGCTGCTTCAATGAATTGAGGCTAAGCCCAGTACTCTTAAGCTTATTAACTGCATCTTTACCAGCGTTGCTGATCTCTCTAAGCATAGATCTAGCATTCTCTCCGAGAGTACTAATATCCGTCTTAAGAGCAGTGAACTGAGCTTTTAGATTTACTTTAATAGATTCTAACTTCTGTCCATATGGTTTAAACTGTTCATTGATTCCTTTAAATTGGTTAGGAATCTCACTAAACTTAGCTACATTGACTGCTACCATCTTACTAGCATTATCATAAACCTGTTTATTACCATAGAGAGTATTCAGATACTCAACTACTTTCTCAGGTTCAATACCAGTACTAGAAATAGCGGTAATGGCAGTCTGAGTAGCGCTAGAAATATTATTTACCACATTGATATATGGTTTCAGCTTAGTATTAGCATGGACACTACTATCATTACTTTGCTTACCAATATTACTAAAGCATCCTTTTAAAGGGCCTATATTAGCCTGAGCATTGATAGCAGTAACTCCAGTAAGGTATGAAGGAGCGTGATTGATATCTCCTATAATTTTGAATATACGATCCATACCATTTGCATAGTCATTGTTAATACCATTGAATGATGCCGTATTACCAGATATATCTATCTTACATTGATTGAGAGCATCTCGAACTTTAGCTTTATCCTTAGCGCTAAGAATATTCTCTGTACTAGTTTTCCCCTCAGAGTCAACTGTTTTCTCTTCTGGCATAGCCATGATCTTAGCCAACGCTTGATTGATAGCATTTATAGAGCTTCCCTCTACACCATTGACATTGATTGTCTCTAGCTTAAAGTCAGATTTAAGCTTATTGACGAATGAAGGAACTCCTTGAATAGCATTGATTGCTTCTTTAGCAGCTCCTCCTAACCCAGCAGCAATTCCATTGATATCTCCAATCACTTTTTGCATAGAACTGAGAGCTTCTAATGAGTTCTCCTTACTAGGATTGATAATAGAGGAGATAGAATTGAACTTCTTTCTAGTGAATGTATCAATATTATATACTGTATCAACAGAATTGATATTCACTATATATGCTTTCTGAGATGTATCTCTGCTCATACCCTGAGCCAATGCATTAGCATTGTCAGGAGTATAGACGATGAATTTTACTGTATCAAACTCATCTGTTGATTTAGGAGTGGCTTTGCCAGAACTACTAACTAAATACATGCAGTCTGGTTCGTAAAACATTCTATATTGGGTATCATAAAATACCTTTACATCATTCAAGAATCCAATGGTTTTAACTAATGAATCTTGAGGAGACACAATAAGTTGATCAAATGTATCATTATACATAAACGGTTCTATGAGAAGAGGTATGCCTTCAGTAAACGACCCTACGATATTCATCATAGTAGAATCAGTAAATGTAGAGTTGTTTGTCTGTTTGTTCCACTCTATTGGGTCTTTAAACATCAGTCCAATATATACTTCCCGATACACATCTTTCTTATTCGGATCATCTTGATAATCGATATCTCTGTTATAGTTGATATCGTCTTTCAAGAAGTATTCACACTTAGCATTATATACTACTTCTTTGCCTTCTGTATTTGCCTCTATATTGACTTTGTACACCGTAAGAAGCATACTATCAGTCTTAGCACCAATAATGATTCTATCATACAGTCCTTTGTCAATATTTAGAGTGCAATACATTGTGGGCATATTGCTGTCAGCATAGTTGTGATCGATAAATAACTTACGAATATTCTCTTTTGGAATAAATATAGTAGAATCTTGTGAGAGATAGGTCAGATCTATATAGTATTTGTATCTAGCCATACAAGATTACCCCCTCATATAAAAAATAAATATTAATCCAAAGTCAAATTTATGAGAACTTACCCCTCTACCCATAAGAGGATAGAGGGATATGTAATCTCATAATCTTTGTAAGTCAATTGGAGTATCTTTGAAATACTTGTTATTTATAGCCTTAAGAGCTTCTGGATCAATAAGGGACTCCAGATATCTCTTATCAGAGGCTTCAGGAAACATAGTGTACATAGCTTGCTGAAATCTAAGATCAATAGCCTTATATCTATTGCTGAATTCATCAAAGTCAAGCTTGTTTTTAGTTTTGCTCTTATCTAAGCACATTTGTATAGCACCATAGATATACTCAATATCTCCTGCTAGAATAGCTTCAGTAGGTATAAACCTAACTATCTTAGCAGATGTAGTGATATTGAATAGACTAGATATGCTACGTCCAGAAAGCCCAGATAAGCACATTAATACAGACAACGCAGATGGAGGTATACTTATATCTCCTTTTACTGTTCCCTTGGTATCTTGAACAAAGTACAAAGGGGCAGTAATGCCATTATAAGAGAATGAAGCATCCTCGAAGCCATTATTTCCGGCTACATTCTTCTTCCTAAATACTACTGTATCTCTACTATAGTAAGGAAGCTGATACATGTAATCAGAAGAACTGATAACGATATTTGGAATACCATTATCAAAGTCTGTATCTATAAGATGCTTAATGATAACCGCTGGCTCTACAGTGCCTTCTTTGAGATAGGCATTGGGTACATACTTGATTAGCAGTCTAAGCATCTGAATATTATCCTGTAATGTCTCCATCATCTTGGTATTATAATTCATACGAGCCGAATACTTGCTATTGTATTCTGCTATGAACTTTGTGTTGTTGGATGACATATTAGGAGAATATACTAACACTATATTTGATTCTACATTATGGCTTTGCCTGAAGTATGCTCTCAGGTGAGCACAGTAGTTAATAACTACTGCTGTCATAGTGTAGTAGTTTTGTACTCTTAAGCATCTGAACGCTGGCAAGAATAACTGATGTAAATCGATAAAGATATTCACTGTGTTGGCGGTAGACCCTTCGAATTCCCTTGCCACCATTCCAAATAAGTTCTTATACTTAATGAACTGCCCATAGAGAACTTGCTCTATAGGTATTCTATCGTCATAGTATTTGCTAGGAGTATTATGCATACAATTCCTCCTTTCTTATTAATGGTGATGACGCCAGTCTATTGCTTGTTTAATGTCTCTCAGACATTTGTCACAGATTTGGTTGCCAAATCCTTTGCCTCTATGCGATTGACTAGAACCACATATGATGCAACTGAATGGCAATACCTGAGCTCTCTGTAATTGAGCTATACAATTCCTACAGAAGTGGATTTTCATCTCTCTAGGTTTAATAGTATCTACTTCTTTACAAGCAATACATTCAAACTGCCAAAGCAATGTTTGTGGCGGCAGCTCATTATCAAACAAACATGTTTCGAATATACATCGGCCATCTTTAGCACAGTATTTGCACTGTGGATCTACAGTACATTTCTCAAACTGCTCTAAAGGCTGGTCTTTCTCTCCATTAGCAGAATCAGATAATGCCATATACACAAACCTCCTTTATATGAAGGTTTAGAGCCTTAACAAACGATCATGTTATGACCTTATCTCCTTCTCTTCTAACTTCTCACCGAAGTTACCAGAAGCAATAAATCCAAACTCATCGCTTACCGTTTTTTGTCTCTTACTGTAATCTTCACTCATAAATCTAAAAGGTCTCTTAGATCTAAATATGAAGTCACAGTTAGACCCAGTATTCGGATCATTGTCAAGTAAGCGCTCCATTATGTGATCTGCAATCTCAGAAATAATCCTATTCTTGTCTACATTATTGCTATCAAGGTCCATAGCTTCAAATACAGAGATAGGATCATATATCGCACTCTTTCCTATCTTATACTTGATTACGTATCCCTTATCGATGACTGTAACTGTGCCATATAAAACATGCTTAGATCCTTCTTCTACCACAGATGCGTCCATAATACCATAAAGTGTAGGATCTTTACATATAATATCGCAAATCATCCTAATACTTCCTTAGGATCATAGTATTCTTCTACTACAGTTTCTTTAGCAGACTTAACCTTTTGCTTACCGATAACTCTAGTAAGGGAATCATCAAAGTCTTCTCTTTCTTTGAGTTCACCAATAAGCTCACTTGTATCTCCAAATCCTTTACGAATTAAGACTCTTGCAAGGTTGCCAGGCCCTTTATCCGTAGTAAATGTAACGCCCTTAGACGCTTGTTCACCATTCTCTGACAAGAACCACTTACGAATTTCTACTTTTGGTGTTCCTTCTCCCCAAGCAATACGACGAAGCATGATGGCAGTATTACCCTTTTCATCAACAACTTCATCAAGCTCAGGATCAACTTCGTACTTAAACTTATCCATTCTTTATCACCTCATAAAACAAAAAATATAGACGAGCACCGAAGTGCTCGTCGTATATCTTTCGCCCTTTTCTGTAAAAGACTTTTATCCGCGATAGATGTTGAGACTCCCAACATTCTGCGGACGCATGCCGCTCTCATCAAGAACCTCATTCAGCACATTGTTGTTGAGCTGATTGATGAGGAACAGCCACTTCGAAACATAGATGTTGCCACCACCCGTGTTGAAGCTGATAAGCGGACGCACCGGGGAAACAAGATAGAGGAACTCTTCCTTGTCCTCGTTGTAGTGACCGTAGAGCTTCTGAAGAAGACGAACAATGTCAACCTGAACCTTCAGATAGATACGGCTACGCTGCAGCCAATCACTCTCGCTAACCTCAGAGGAGCACTTCTTCCAATCGACATTCGACTGAAGACGGTCGCCCACGAAGTAGTCACGCGGAACAAACTCAGACAGAGCATCTTTGCCCTCATCTGTAAGCTCATACACACGCGCAATACGATTGCGATTATTGTACTGCTCGATGATTGAATAAGAAGATTTATCCGTCTTGTCATCACGACGACGGAGAATCTTGATCTTACCATCACCGAAAGAGACATCTCCCGGACGCTCCGTGAAGAAGATGTCACATGCGATTACACCCTGTCCCTCGACAGTGATGTTGCACCCCTCATACTCGGGGCATGCCGAACGGAAGACAGCATTTACCATCTCCGACAGCTTGTCGCTCGTAATAAGCTTCTGCTTAAACAGCGACTCCATGTCCTGCTGAACGATGTCAATCGTTGCGAGAAGCTCCCGCTTCTTACGCGGCTGACCGTCGTTCACTGTCTGCTGGCCGTTAAGCCCATGTCTTTCTCTGTAGCTCTTTCTCATTTAAGCTACCTCCTTAAATTTATTTGAAGTCACCCAGATTATAACTGGTCACCTTCTTACGATAATAGTATATGCCCATATTAATTTTTACAAGGCATAAGCTTCTCTATCTCTTCTTCGGTAAGTATACCCTCTCTATCTAAGAGAGATACATTCAAATCTCCCCTGATATAAACTACGAGATAGAGTATATTGAGTTTGTCTCGTACTAAGATGTAGTCTGTTTTAAGTTTAGTTAGGTCCACATCCTTAGCGTAGCGGATGGTCTCAATATCTGACATATGGAAAGATGTAATAAGCTCTAAAGCATTCAACTGATGTTCGTCATACTGCATCTCCTCATGCATCACGAATGGAACTTCATAAATGTTAAAAGCCCTGTTGATATCATCCCAGAAATGATTACTATCCAATAATCTACGTAAATTAGGCTCAAGACCATCATATTTATCAGATAGCTTCATAGAAGTATTCTTAAGGAACTCATTGCATTCCATAAGTATCTTTCTAGGAATCAGATTCATAATAGTAGATAGATTATCATCAATATAACCTTCTATAGAGCAGCTATTCCCCATAGACACCTGCATCATATTTTCTAATAACCCATCATTCTCATTTACGTTAACCAATATAGTTCCAAGAATCGGTCTGGCGCTAATAGCCTCATAATCTTTATAGTTCATAATCATCATTTGTCTACAAACCAGATAAGGAACCGTCTCTCCCTGACGGAACATTGTAACCATTACGTCTTTAGAACCGTTCTTAAGAGAAAATACTGTTCCAAACGTAAATGACATATCAGATCTGAGTTTAGTATATTTCTCATTAAGATCCTCATATGTAAGGATAAAGCTATGATTCTTATCTCTCATTTCATCATAAACAGAAATTCGATTTTGTCCATATACATGCTTAATTCTTACTGTTTTTAGCTCATTTTGCTCATTGTACGTATAATACCTCTGCCCGATAGAGATATTTGCAAATTGAGATTTTTTCATTCCCTAAATGCCTCCATTTCAATTACTTTAGAGTAGCATATTTTTTAAATATTTACTACTTTCTAAATTTATAGTATGTAATCCTATCTACTTTTTGATAATATATTATATAGGTATAGAATGATGTTATAATATCATTGGTTCTTTTGAAAGGAGAATGCAGAATGAATACTGAATATGCAAATGTGAGGTCATTTCAAGAAGAAACAGAAGGCCTAAAGAATAAGTACTTTAAGATTAAACAGAATCGCGAAAATCTTCAGCACATACTGAAAAATGTGAAAGAAGAAGACTGTATTGATGTGGTATCTCTTAATGAGTTTGTATCAGTTACAGATCGCTGTATTGATGCGCTAAAGCATAAAGAGGAGCAATATGAGAGAGAACTTATAAAGAATCTTCTTCAGTGCTTTAACAACCATAAGAAGCTCTTGGCCAAATATGAAGAGCTTAACATTACACTTATGCGACATGACAGAATCATAGAGGAATTAAAATCAGAAAAGAGAGATATTGAACGACGATTCAACGATCTCTATAGCAGTACTAAAATCTAAGTACAAAAATATCCCCTAGGCAAATGCCTAGGGGTTTATTTTTTGATCTATCTTTTCTTTTATCCGTTCTGCTGAGCACCAGGCTGAGCATTAGTATCCTTGGAGCCCATATTGTTTACATGGGCTCTCATGATAGTGACGTAATCATTGTAGATTGTATTGGCAGACTGCATCTGAGCAGCAATAACTTGCATACCAACAGTCTTATATGCAGTAAGAACATTTAATTCTTTAGCAGACTCTTTCGGCTCTACATTTCCTCCCTTAGGAGCAGGATGATCAGCGTCGCCAATAGTCATCTTACCAGAATCTTTGTTCTCAGGGGTATTAGCTTGCTGAGGCTGAGCATTTTGTTGTTGCTGATTATCATCTTCGTTGATAGAGAATTCCTCTTTAAGGAAAGACATAATCATCTTACTACGGTCTTCAATAGAGATAGTAGTCCCTTCCTGCTTAGCCTGCTGTTCTTGCTGCTTCTCCTGAGCCTGCTGTTGAGCGACTTGATTAGCAGATACATCGATCTTAGAGAGAACATCTGCATCGGCAGTAATAGCCTTCTCCACATCCTGGAATTTATCACAGTAATTGTAGATATCCATGAAGTTAAGAGCATTGATGTTTGTCTTAATCTTTTCATCTCCACCCTGGAAGTAAGCCTTTGCGAAGTCTTTAAAGTCTTTAGAAGGATCAGTATACTTCGGAAGAAGCAATACTCTCATCTCCTTCTCACAAGCTGCTTTATCTTCAGGAGATTTGATCTTATCTTTGATAGAATCAAACATAGGAAGACGATAGTTCTTAATGTTGTTGATTCCAGCAGCATAGTTTCTCATTTCAATGGGAAGAGTCTCTCCATTGACTTTAGCAAGAATCTTATCCTTCATATCGTTAAGGAAAGGCTTATGTTTAAGGATTTGCTTCTCAGAGTAATCGGTAAACTTACTGACCATCGTCTTGATAAGATTAGAGAACTTCTCAAATGCTGTCTTAGTAGCCTGTTCATCGGCTTCCTTAATAGCATTGATCTTATCCTTCATATCATTTACTTCAAGATCATTTACAGACTCATCTCTTCCAGTCATCGCCCTTCCAATATATCCAAGAGCTCCGCTATTATCTTCTGTTTTTGCTCTAAATCCAATAAGTCTTCCTTTAGGGGATATCTGAGTCTGAAAAGCAAAATAATCATTATTCATGCTCTTGTTAAGAGCACGAAGAGCATTTCTCATGGAAACCGTATGCTGGTTAGTATACATGAGAGAATCAATGTTTGTAAGAACCGAAGCAATAATTGGATTTAGAAGAAGCCATGTAATGGTCTTATTTCTAAACTCATTGTCATCAATACAGTATAAAAAACATACATCTTCAGATCCATTGATAAAGTTATTCTTGCTTTCAGATCCGTCATATGCTTTCTTAGGAATTTTGAACTTACTCATCAAACCATCAATGATCTTCTTTCCTTTATCATAAATGGCTTTACGAGACATAGCAGCTTCTGAAATAGATTCAAGCCTGCCCTCAGATACAGAGAGAATCTTGGTAAACGTATCTACCTCTTGTTTAGCACTAGCTTGTTCCATAAGAAGTCGCTCATATTCAACGTCTTTCATATAGTCCATTACTTATTCACCTCCCCAGAGGTTGCTTTGCGGATGATCTGCACTGCGATATTGTTATTTTGTACGGCCATCTCACGAATAGCATCAAGAAGAGCACTCAAGAAGAGCATAATATCCCCATTCAGATAAGAGATATAGTTAGTCATCTTAGTGATATAGGCCATAGCAATGATATGAAGATTCTCTTTTTCAGCATCTTCACCAGTATCATCACCAATGATCTTCTTAACCTTCTCTCTGAGTTTATACAAAGACTTAACAGAATCATCATAGATTCCTTCAAGCTCTTTGATATACTCATACACGCTCTTCATGAGCTTCTCATAGCCATCATCGTCATATACATCCGCAATGTATTTCAAGTACTCTTTGGTGATCTGCACATCACCTGGCTCAGTCTTTCCATCATGGAAAAGCTTCTTAATCTGCTCATTGTATGTATCTTTGGTAACAGAGTGCTTATAACCAAGCAGACCGCCACGAATCTTATCAAGAGCCGTATCTGTGATAGACATATTATCTACACCGGTTCTAAACTCTTTTACAAGCTGCTGAGCATTCATTCCATCTGCGCTGATATTACTAGTAATAGTATCGACTTTATCAGCAATACTCTTAATAGGATCAAGCAAATGGGTCAGCTTAGAAGGATCCTCTTCAATTACACAGAGATACTTAAACTCATATACTCCTTTAGCAGTAAATTCAGGAGCTTCTCTGAGCAAATGAATATTTCTCTTCACATATGTATTGCTTTCAACCCAGGTTGCCATCTTATCAAAGAACTTCTTAGCCTGCTTCTTGATATACTCAATAGCTTTCTTAATCCATTCTTTGAAAGACTCCAGAGCATCCTTCATGGATTCATTGATAACCATGAAATCAGATGCTTCTGAAAGGCTCCCATACATTTCCATCTTGTATTTTGAATCTTCTCTGATATGATCGATCAAGAAATCGATTGTCTCACAGAAAGCAGATTCAAAATCAAAACTATCTGTGTTGTTAAGACCATAGTCTTTGTACTCTAAAATAGAAGAGTCAAATAGTTTCAATTTACATTCACCTCTCTTAGGCAATAAAATATCCCCCAGACCTATAGTCTGGGGGATACAGTTTCTGATATCAATCAAGTCCTGATCAAAGATCAGAATTCAATACCCTGCTCCTTGAGGTACTCCTGCCAAGAACTACCCTGCTCAGTCTCCTCAGCGGCCTCGTTCTTAGCCTCGCTCTTCTTGAAAGCCTGAACAGCAGCCGAAGCGTAAGCCTTATACATCGAGAGACGCTCATTCATAACAGACACAATCGTGCTGTTGCAGCTCGTAACGATACCAACAGCCGCACGAACAGCCTGGAGCTGACGAGCATACTCTTTGTTCTCACCCTCAGGCTTAGCAACATCAATGTTGCGCTCGATGTTCTTGAAGATGAGCTCATTACGCTGAAGCTGGTTCGTAGCATTCTTAATAACGATATCACCGAAGAGAAGAGCCTTGAGGTCAGTAGCAGCAACCGTGATTGTCTCTTTGCTATCCGAACCACGAAGCTTCTTAACGAAAGCCTTATTGAAATCGCCAGCCTCTTCAACATCAGCGATAGCCTTGCGAAGACCCTTAATCGTCTCCTCAACAGCCTTCTCGTCCTTGTAGTCCTTCTTCGTGATCACAGTATCAACAGCCTTCTTCACGCTGTCACCAGCCGTGTCAAGACCCGTATACTTGTAACCCTTGAACTCCTTGACGAGCGAAGCACCGCCCTCGATCTCCTTCTTGTACTTCTCATAGAAGGACTTCGAGTTGCTCAGCCATCCACGAACCTTAGCAACAAGCTTCGAGAAGAAAGCCTTAACCTTCTCCCAAACCTTCTTGACCCAGTTCTTGACCTTCTCAACAGTGCTCTCATTGAGCGACTGAACCTCGCCAGACTCAACGTAGGACTTGAACTCATCCTGGCTGATGCCGACAACAACATCTGTCCACGACTCAGCAACATACACAGCCGTCTCAAGAGCAAGGTTATTGAGCTCGAGCTCATCCATCTCAGATACAGCCGAAACACTCTTCGAATCGAGAATCATTATAATTCCTCCTTAGGTTTCATATCCGACTAAAATAGCCAGATAACATTCAGTTTGATTTCTAATCAGCCTGATAAGGGCACTCTTATCAAACAGATTGGATTTATTAATATGTTTGTGTATGATAACACTAGTTAGTTATTACATACGGCTCTCAGACAAGGTCTTTTTGATATAGTTTTCATCCATATCTACCATGCTCAATGTATTGAGAGTCTCAAGAACCATATAAACCACTGCACTATCATTAACAACCTGCTTCATATTAAGCTGAGCACCCTCATAATAGACCTTCTTCAGTTTTTCGTCCTTAAGAGCATTCTCTGCCATGATCCTAACCATAGCCCCGAGAACGTCTGTAGGCCTATTGTATATCTTAGTAGTCTCAAGCTTTGCAAGATTGGTAACATCTTCCTTAACTGCTTCGCTAGAGGCTTTATTGACTTTCTCATTAGCCTTATTATAGATACTCATGAGAGAAGCCTTATTCTCTGCCTGCTGGTTAAGGAACTGATCCATAGAATCTGCTACTCTATCCCGAATAAGCTTAATAGCCTTCTCAGGAACCAGATCTTTGATCATATCAATGAAATCATCTGCAATAACCTTATCCATGTTATAGATAGGATCGTCATCAGAAGACGTATTGTTAGATGCTTCAATAATTGTAGACTTGTAGTCTTCACACAAACGTGCTAACTCTGAAAGGATGAGATTCTTATCCAAGAAACGATTGATAAGCTTCACATAACCCTCTTCTTGCACGAAATTCCTAATGGTATTTCTACCAATATTCATATCGCGGTTGTCTCCACCAGACTCCTCAAGGACCTTCTCGAAGATGGTATAGATAGCCGTCTCCATAAGGTAATTAGAAACAGAAGTAGAGAAGTCAAGCCTTTTGTTTCTATTAACTGCGTTTCGAGACATGTTCTCAAGAACCACATTGGTCTTATTAGCATTCTCTCTAGCAAGTTTTGACTCATTTAATGCTGTAAGCTTTGCTTCAGTGATACTCTTGTCTTTTCTAGACTGAAGATGCTGCTTTACAATATCTGCATTAGATACAACTTTCGTAAGCAATTTGTATTCACCTCCCCTTAGAACAATGAGCCATTAGAAGCAATTGAATCTGGAGCCTGATCCATTACATCATTTACTTTGTATGCCTTGATATCACTCTTAAGATCTTTATCAGCATCTCTATCTGCCTCTTTAGTCTTTACAGTGAAGAACTCAGCAATCTTACGGAATCTTCCTGCAATGCTAAGCTGACGGCTAACAACAAGCTTCTTATCCTCAACAGTATGAACTTCGTTATTCTTAATCATCTGAGCATTCATCTCAAGAAGATCAGCCTGGAGATCAAAATACTGTGAGATACGAGTGTTGATAGCAAAGAAAAAATAAGTCAGTTCACGAATAATCGGAAGAATATTGACCAAAATTGCTGCAACAGCAATACCAGTAGCAATAGTTCCAAGAGATGCTCCAATCAGCCCACGAGCTTTAGCCTTAATAAGAGGATTGAATGCCTTCTCAATATCTCCATCATTGCAAGCCTTATTGAAGCGAACAAGGTTAGCATATACAAGAGAGTCTCTTGTACGAGCAATACCACTCTTATCAAGAATCACTTTAAACCCATTGCCATTACCAGGATTCTTAATGAACTCAATGGTCACGGCAATCATATATGAAAGGCTGTTGATAATGGAGAGAACCATCGTATTATACGTGGTAATCACAATATCAATCTTAGCCTGGAATCCACGCTTGTAGAGCTGCTTATCGTTTTCAAGGTTATCAAGAGCAGCACGAATTACATCGATTGTATCTGTCGGCTGTCGATACTGCTCAAGAATACCAGTCAATGTATCAATTACATCAACCATCTTCTCATACGACTCAAGCATTGTGACATCACCTTTAGACTCGGGGATGTCGCCAAAGTCAATATCTGTCACTTTATCGATAATCATCGTATAAAGCTTAGATGTAAGAGAAAGAAGAACTGAAGTCTGATCAGCCTCATCTAGAGCGAGGATCTGTTTACGAGTTTCGCTGTCATGAATATCCATATATTCACAGAGAGCGAGTTTAATCTGTTCTCTCATGTTTATCCTCCTTATCTAGATTTTGATAGAAGATTGATAATCTTCTTATACTGACCATCGTTTGCTTCTCTCTCAAGATGAGAGAAAGAGATGGTCTCATACGCAGTGGTTCCATCATCATAAAGAAAATGGACCTTCTCAAGAGGCTCATCAACAACAATGAAGCACATAATATTGTATGCGTTCATAATAGCATGAACTACATTTGGGCGCATAACATCGATATGCTCTTCTTTCTTAAGCCAATCTGCCTCTTCCTTAGAAATAACAAGAGTCGTGATAGCAGAAGCATCATTGCTTGTACCAGTCCATCTACGAATTTTAGACTTGAGAGCACGATGTTCAAGAAGCTTCCAAATAGGAGATGACTTGCCTTTCTTAGAGGTAGAGATAGAATCGAGCTTTGCACGATCAATTGCAAAGATGAAGTCTTTCCAGAAGGAAATCTGACCGGTGGTGGCTTTAAGGAAGTTAAAGAGTCCATTCTTATCATCATTCTTGATGATGATACGATCAAGCATATCCTCAGAATACACATACTGCAGTCTAGCTTTAACACCGATAACCGCAGAAGAATTAATTGCTTTATCGCCATTCTTAGAGATATAGTTGATAACCATCATAGAAGGGACAAGTTCGTTCGCTTTCTTAATATCCGTTGCAAAAGTCTGACTACGAAGAATATCTTGACGCTTGGCCTCAATATCAGATTTGATCTTAAGTGAATTCTTATCTACAGATCCCCCAATAGAGTTAGGATTAATGGTAATCTGAGTTTCTGAAAGGGCTTTAGTCTTGTAGACGTTCATCCCATGAGCCATATCAACACGATAATCAGACAAAGGTCTAGATGAATCAAGAGATTCATCTAAAAAATAATCACGGAATTTTTCAAAGCTCTTTACTGCTTCTTGGAAAGCAGCCTGATCATTCACCTCTATCCCTACAGCTTCGTCTGCAGAAATAGCATTAGCAAAGTCAATTACATCATCAACACCAATGTTTCCATCAGTGTCAAGATTAGTATGGAAATTCTTGAGATACGTAATTGCATCCTCTGCACTAGTAATAGTAATTGCAGAGAACAACATCTGGAGCATTGTGACTGCCTTACGTTCAACTGCTTTCGCAATCATGCTTGCTGTTTCAACCGAGGTCTGTTCTGTGACAATAACTGGGAACGTCAACGTCAGGTCTCTGCTAGCTTTAGCAATATTCTTAAAGCTAGTTTTCGACGGAGTCAACGATCCAGATACTCCAAGAGAGTCATCTGCTAAGTCTGAAAGCAAAGTGACGATGTCTCTTAGAACAGTCTCGTGGATATATTTAGGATTGTTTTTAATATCCATCGTTGTAATCCCTCCTTATTAGATTACATGTATGTTTTGCAGTAAGCAAAATTAAAGACAGCCACAATCAGCCAAGTTAGGCACCAATTAGAGACTTCCATCTACTCAATCTTGTCTCTTGTAATAACTTTGATGGCTTCGTTAATTTTTTTACCATTCTCATTGAGAATAGTGCTATAACAGATCTCAAGCTTAGTCTCTAACTTAAGATTCTCAAACTTAAGATCTTTGATTTTCTCATTTAAGAGTTCAATCTTTTTATCTCGCTTATCGATCTCTGACTGAAGCTGATCACAATATCCATTCATCTCTTCAGTATACTTATTAACCTTAATCTGAATCTCTTCTAGAGATTCTTGGTTTCTTAACTCTTCATCAATTTGATCATATAATGGTTGCATAGGGTTTCCCCATTTAATCCTGCTCATATTATATCGATCTCCTTCATCTTATTGGTCTCTCTTTATCCATAGACCATATTTATAGTATATCTTTATAGATCGTATTGGTTTATATAGGATCAGGTATAAGGTTATCGCCAAAACATCAGGTTAATGAATAAATAAGGAGGGACGAAGATGCCAAACGACAATACATCTGTATCTAGTATAATGAGTAGCTCTACAGCAGAGAGAAACAGCATTGCAAATAAATTAGATACAGATCCGGAATTTCAACGGTTCCTTCGTGCTAATGGTATATATAAAAGAAATGATATGAGTCTATATGATAGCTTCCATCGCTATCCAAGACTTGATCCATATAACGCTATGCCTCCAGCAAGGGAGTACGTATTCTTTACAAAACCCGATTTGAACCTATATTCTGCTAAAGGGTCAATGAATCCACAGCTATCTAATATTACTTTATTCTCTGATTTGGATAGAAGAGGCTATCGCACTGTATTAGAACAACTCCAATACAGCATAAATCCCAATAATCCATTCATGAATCTTCTCTCCAATAGACGTACATCTAATATAGATCTTCCGTCTGTTGTAGCTGATGTTCTAGAGTCTAATGTGAACATGTACAATACAAAGATTCATTATCGTAAAGGAACAGAGCCTTCAGACGAGAATGTTGAATTTTCTGTGGAGTTCGAAGATACTAAATACTTAGAAGTGTATACATTGTTCAAGGTCTATGATGAATATCAAAAAAGAAAATGGTATGGTCTTCTTTCACCTCCAAGCATTGGAGGAGAGCAAGGAGATCAGATCTCTGATTATATAGCCTACAAGATTCTTCATGATAAGATGGGAATGTTTAGGTTCCTTATATCAGAAGATGGGTACACTATCTTGCATTGGACTCAATTCTGGGGAGTTATTCCTCTCAGCGTTCCTAGAGAGGCTCTATCTGATATACCTCAAGATGGCCATTTGAAATTTACAGTAAACTTCAAGGCAGATTTTGTTGCTGATATGGATCCTGTGTCGCTGGCTGATTTTAATAGCGTCAGTTCATCGATTCCATGCGCCAAGAATGATATTCCAGTATATGACAGTAGTAGGAATCAAGTCAGTGGAGAGAATGTTAAAAGACCTTGGGTTGAAGGTGTAGATTCACAGATCCAAGCAGATACCAATAGAACACCCGGAAACTATAAGATGTATCGATTGAAATGGGGTGGAGATGCATAATGTCGGGAACCAATACAAATACCACGCTGACAACGGATATATATGATATTGAAACATATGTAGACGCTATAAAAGCAAAATACATTGATATCCCTGAAGATACTCTTACCATGGGTATCTATGGGTATCTATCTGAAATCATGTCGAATGCCATTGAGAATACTACTATCATGGCAGCACGATATGCTAATGAATCTGCTCCTACAAGAGCAAAATTTGAAAGAAATATTCTTTCTCATGCATTATCTCTCGGAATTAACTCTATCAGAGCTGTTCCGGCTGTAATGCAAGTATTCTTATGCTTTCCGGAAGAACTTCTCATCAATAATATGAGAAACAATAGGTTTGTGTTTGATAGGAACTTTGATATCTTCATCGGAGATAATGATAACTTTATCTATCACACGGATTATGATATCATCATCCATCGTAATCTTCTTCCTAGTGGTAAGTTTGTTTATACGGCAATGTATGACCTTGATACCAAAGAGAAGAATGAGACTTCTGATATTATCAACCCTTATCTACCTGCTATTGGTTTGATATCAACAGGCGCAACTAACCTGGTTATGGTCCCAGCAACCATTCGACAGGTTACACATACACAGATCTTTAAGACTATCATTATTAACAATCCTCTTGAATCTAAAACAATTACATTCTCTTTTGAGGATCAGCTTGCATACTTCAATATCGTTGTTAAAGAAGGAGATCAGACTCATTATCTAAATCCAGTATATGATGGTCTAACCGATGATACTGGAGAGGAATACTGTAATTACATGTATTTGGATGCTTCTAGGATCAGAGTAAGGTTCAATAGAAACTCTTATCAACCCAGGGCCAACTCCAATATCACCATCAATATCTATACTACTAAAGGAACAGCCTGTAATTTCTCTTACAAGCAAGATAAGATTCTTAGATTGTCATCTGAGAGATTCTCTTATGATGCTAATCTATGGATGATGATTAGACCTGTTACAGATTCCCAATTTGGTAAGGATAGAGATACAGTTGAAGAGATTAAACGTAAGATTCCTAAACAGATGCTTATGAGAGGCTCTGTAACTACTAGTAGGGATCTGAATAACTATTTCAACTTCTTGAATAGTGAGAATAGGCGTCTTTATTTCTTAGAAAAGGTGCATAATCAGATAGAACGAGTATATTACTCTTATCTGCTTCTTAAGGATGATCTGAATATCATCCCTTCTAATACAATGGATGTAAAGGTTCCTAAAAGCATTTTTAGTAATATCAATGCAGTTAACTACGTTATCAAGCCAGGAACGAAATTTTACTATGATCCTGATAAAGATATCTGTGATGCTATTGATGTTACTGATAATACTAGACTTACGTATATGGATAACAATGGATTCCTATACATCAATCCATTCCTCACTCTTATCAATAAGAACCCATTCTTTACGGAGTACTATCTCAATATCTTAGACTACATGAAAACTCTGAACTTCGAATATATCAATGAGAGATGCGAAGTTCAGTTTATTGCTACATCCGTTCAGATGCAACGCCTGTTCTATACAAAGAGAGACACATATACTATGACTCTCAATCTTGAACAGAATGTGGCAGAAGACTTCCAATTGGTTAATAGGGATAATAATGGAGACATTACTCAGTGCTTAGTAGATGTATATGCTATTATCCTTGAAAATGGTGCTGCCAGAAGATTTGTTAAGGGTAACATCGAAGGATACGACGAAGAAACCTTCTCATACACTTATACGTTTGAATTTACCACTAATGATACAATTAGTCGTACAAGCAAGCTTACAATCAATGGTATGAAAGAGATTGGAACTGGTACGACTATGGCCTCCTATCTTTCAAGAAACATTGAGGTGAAATTCTATGTACTTGCTAGACTTACTGACGAGTTTGGTCGCTCTCATAGTATCGACAACTATATTCCTAACCTTGATGGGTATAGTCTTTGTAATATTTATGGTGTATTTGGTGGGATCGATCTTTACTATGATTACACGGACCTGATGACATCATACACTACCCTATTCCAGAACGAGAATAAATCATTCAGCTATATCATCAAGAAGATGCCTCTTCTAAGATATACTTATATGAATACAGAAGAGAGGATTCTTAAGTTTGTTAAGCTCTTAGAGACAAACAAACTATATTTGGAATCTGCATTGGTTCTTCTTGAGGATAGTTTTGGTATTGACTTCAAGTTCTTCAACACGTATGGTCCTTCTAGACTGTATAATATTGATAATAGGGCGATGCTCAATAAGACTAACCTCAGTCTCACATTCGAAATTAAGTTCGTATTGGCATCTGATACGTTTATTACGACAGATATCTCTAAGGATATCAAGAAATATCTTGAAGATATCAATGATATCAACGACCTACATATGCCTAACCTGATTACATATATAACCAATAAGTATCGCAATCAGCTTGTATATTTCAAGTTTATTGATCTTAATGGTTATGGTCCTATCAGACAGAGCATGTATAGAGAAGATATTGACGCTTTTGTAGAGTCTACGACTGTACCAGAGTTCCTGAATGTTAATACTCTTACCAATGGAAATCCAGATATTCAATACAAGATTGTAGTTTAAACAGCACGTATCCCTCTACCCGTAGTGGGTAGAGGGATATATTGTGTGCTATCTTAAACAACAACCTCTTTAGCAACGTCACTAAATACAGGATTATCAAGCACTTCTCTCAGAATAACCCACGGATCTAGCTTCTCTGACAGCAGCATATCAAATGCTCTTGCAGAGAATCCTGACATGAGTGTCAAACCTTTCTCATTCTCGATCTTAGGGATGCCACCTGTACGATTATTCACATTCCAGAAGACAAGATGAGGAAGCTTATAGCCTTCTTCTTCATACATATTCTCTAGGTAATCGAACAGTTTAATCCTATTTCTAGAATGATAAGAAATTGTATCATCATACTCCGAAGAGGTAACAACATCATCAAATTCCATATCTGATATAACGATAACCTTATCAGGAAGCTCTTCTTGCGACAAATCATTCTCTATAGCAGTCTCTAGAACAGCTTGAAAAGGCATTACGATATCAGTATTATAAGAATCGTATGAACGAAGTATATGCATAGCTCCACAAAGATCATCAGGATCTACATCTACTACTTCTGCATAGCTAGAGAATGTGATAAACTTGTTATGGAAGCATCCTTCGCTGTATTTGGCAATGTGCAGAGTTAAAGCATCTCCAATATCCATAGCAGTTGTATGCCCAGATACATTATCAAACATAGAAGAAGATCCATCTCTAAACACAACTGTATTCTTAAGCTTCTTTTTAGGCGCAGGAAGCTTGTTCCAGATAGCATTAATATAGTCATTGTCATAATTATTATCTTGTACCATACGGACCACTTCATATGGGAACAAGGCCGATGTATTAACCTTAGCTTTACCAGCAGATACGTCTTTAATGAACTTCTCCCTTCGTTCAGTATCATGACGAAGGAAAGCTTTTCCATAAATAACGTTAGCTTTAGATGGAACCTCACTATAGTTGATCTCGTCCCACCTATTTTCGCTCATTCTAGTCTCTACTACCTTAAGATGCTCTCTAAGCTTCTTAAGTGTTTTTGCATAGAGGCGATAGTCATCTCTAAAGAACCTAGACCTACGACAAATATCTTTTGCAAGTCTCACCGTCTCTCTACTAGAAGTATTGATAGATGGCATCCATTTAGCAAGAAGACTAATAGATTTATCTTCGCTTGCCCTCTTAAGATCAATCTGAATTGTCTGATCAATTATGCGAACTGTTTCATCAATGTCAATCCTACATCCTATTTTAATAAAGTCGTCAATTCTACCATGCTCAAAGACACATTCTAGAAGAGGGATGAAATTCATATTCTTCTTAGACTCTGCTAGGTCTGTAAACAGAATACGGAACAAATCCCTTTCCCCAAGACCATTACGAGGATCTCTTAAGTAAAACAACCAGATAGTTGTATAGAAAGGATCCTCTGAAAAGGCCTCCATAAACTTTCTACGGAATCTAGAAAAATCCTGATCCGCCTTCTTAGTTTTATTAAAGATTGAAAGAAGCTTTCTCATAGACCCAACCATATAGTTTAAATCTACTAATGGTTTACTACTATTCTTATAAACAATAGCACCATTCTCAGTCTCCATCCCAATCTTATTTTCCAGGTTACTCATGAAATCCATTTTTATTCCTCCTTAAAAATAGAAACGTGTTCCTCATATATAAAAAGCAGAAAATACCCCACTAGGGATAGACCCTAGTGGTTAAGATATATTCCTAGTAGAGTATTCTCTTCGACCCGTTGTTCTTGTCAATAATCAAGTTGATAAGTTTGCTGTTAGGGCCGTCTGCTTATAAATCCGAGATCCATTTGAAAATATGAGAAGTAGCGACCTTCTCTAAGACCTTAGCTGAGGAGGCTAAGTGAGTTGCCTAAGGGTCTAATAGTATCCATCGAACAGTTGATGGAACTTTCGCCATAGACTGATTAAAGTTATTCTTTCAAAGTTGCTGTTAGGACCTCATATAAATTACACTATAGTCAATATAGTGTAATTTTTTAAATTTGGTGCCTCATGCTGGATTCGAACCAACGTGGTACGTCTTAGAAGGACGCTGCCTATCCTCTAGGCTAATGAGGCATAATAAAATGGCAGGATGTATGCGAATAGTGTAGATATCAAGAAATATCCTGAAGGAATAAACTGTTATTATGGAATGGGGTTACGCCAATTAACTGTTCATTTGAGGACTACACTATCATCCTGCCAACCTGAGATAGGTTCTTGATATTTTTATCCTCACTATGATGTACATCATATCCTTTAAATGAAGCTAATCATGACTGTGTTCTCACCATATCTAGTGATATAATAGAACATACTCGCTTGCGCATCCTGATAAAATCTTGCAAGAAGATCCGGAGGAAGCATACCTGCTATATCGGCTCTATATTCCGTATAAAACTGTGCCATGGCAGACTTGATATTATCGTCGTCATAGTAATCAATGCTATCATAACCAACATCATTCTTATTCATATAGACTTTACGAAGCTGAATACGCACAGCTTTGTTATCGAAGTCTATATCGAATGTAGAAATATTATTAGACATCCCTTTCGTAAAGAGAAGGATGTTCAGGAGCCTCTCCATCTTATCAGAACTATAGAATCCGTTTTTACACAGACTCTCTCGCACCAATGTGCCGAACTCGAGGTTATTCATTATCAAATACTCTCCTTTAACAGCATTGTCGATGCTGCACTCTTATTTGAAATAATCAACCTCACCCAATACTCTATCTTCTATCGCTTTATACTGATACTTGTTATATAGCATATTCAAGTATCTAAGTCGAATCTCTACTCTTGGCAATATAGAGTAGTACTTGTTAACTGTGCCAGAAATAACAAATGAATCATCTAGCCAGATATTATTGTTATACATATCACTATACTTCTTACCTACATTATCCCAGTCTGGTTTAGTGATTGGTCTTATACAGCCAATCTCTGCTAAGAATGTATCCGTTCTATTGAATGCCGATGGGGTTTTGAAATAACAATCATATATAATTTCTAACGGAGTGCTTAGAAGCTGATTGAATCCAAAAAAATCTTCATCAGTTATAAGCCTCTTCATAAACCTTTGATCATCAGAACCAGTTATAGAGTAAACATGTATGAATGGACTTTGAATCGAACTAATATTGCGTCTATTTATCAATCTGAATCTTGGCCTAGGAGTCCCTTCGGGCTCTTCATATAAAATAATGAAGAACTCTTGAAAAGACAATGTAGCCAGCATCTGATCTCTCTTAGCTAGTATCTCTCGTTCCATACGTTCATTGAGATGATACGCTTGATACATCCATTGAAGCCTTTCTATGAAATCTCTAGGTATATGAGAGTACTTCTGCTCATATTCCTCTGATTTCTGCTTACGCTTCTTCACATATTCCCTCCATTCTAGATAATATAGAGCTAAGAGGTTTCCCTCTTAGCCTTATGTAATCATATTTTTAATTAATGAATATCGAAGAGTCTTTGCATAGAATTGATTACAGTCTGATCGATAGAATCCATAACTTTCTTTGCAAATGTTGCAGGTCTAGAAGACTGTGCAAGCGAATGGTAAACAATGGTTCTAACTATATCGGGCTCGTTGATGTTACATCCACAAAGATTACCAATGTAATCCATAAGAATTGTATTATTAGCAAGCTTATAGTTACCAGCATTGTTATTCGCAAGCGCCATAACACCATATAATTCTTTGATAGTGAAGTTCACATCAACAATAGTTGGCATGCCATAATGGTTCCATGCTCCTTCTTGTCCCTTAGTAATACTCATAGAAGTAATAATACCCATATCAATATTAAACTGTCCTTTATAAGAACAGCGCACAAGATATGGAGAGACAAATGCTGATGGACCAGTACCGATAGGCATAACAAATCCAAGTAAATGAAGAAGTGGGGCAACAATGTTTAGATATACGCTCAGATCATCATTATCTGGAGATACAAGCTTGATATCTATAGAGTAGTCTCTAGAGAATGTAGAGTCTGCCCAGATCTCTGGGAAGATAAGCTTGCCTCCGGAGATAACTGTATCAAATGAATGAGTTATAGTACCAAGAAGACTGCCACCAGAAAGAAGTTTGTTTGCTGCACTCTGTACAACTCCAGTATCTTTAGTAGGATCTGTCTTAAGAGTATCTGTAATTCGCTCTCCAAGAAGATTCTCATTAGAGCCTAATAAGAACTGCATCTCTCTACCAAGATCAGAGATAGAGTTGATCTTCTCCGCAAATTGGGATTGTGTGGTAGAGTTAGAGAACGATTCATTGATCTGAGATTCAGCATTCACATAAAATGCTACTCCGCCCTTGAAGTTAAGCTTGGATTGGATAGACCCATTAGAATAATTCTGCCAAGAGAACATACCACTACTGAATTCATAGTTGCCCGGTAATCTCTTACCACCGATACCCATAAATATTGCTGCAGCCTGAGACATAGCATTCACATTCTGGAAATATCCAGCCCAATCAGGCTTAAGTTCATAGTACTTACCGGGGTTCTTCAATAAGTTCTCCATATCAGAACCACTAAGGCCTCCAAGACCATCTAAAGCATTAGCTAGGAATCCCGCTTTCTCCTCACCAGAATAACCAGCAAGAAATGATGCTTTTCCTGGAACCATAACTAGGAGAGGCATACGAGCAACGATCTTATCTGCAAACTTACGACCAAGAGCAGAGCTATTATTACTTCCGTCTATTCTTCTATCTTGATGAGGCATGTACTGATATGGCATACCAAATATACCATATAGATTGGTTATGCGAAGATCTCCGCTCTGAACATGAACATCGCCACCATTAATAATACCTCTTGCAGATTCAAGAAGATATCCACCGTACTCCTTAGTTTTATCCCTCGCCCAACTAAATACATTAGCTGTTTGCTCTGCTTGAGCACTCCTTTGGTCTTTTGTAGTTTCTACTGTTCCGATACCAAGACCATTCTTGATACCCTTCCAAGCATCGTCAAACCAACCAAATCTCTGAAGATCAAATTTCTTGATCGCTTCTTCGTCAAATTCGATTTCACCATTTGCTCTCTCATTTGTATGAGTAAATTGTTCTTTCTTATTATTATCTTCGGTATATACCCAACAATGCTCTTTGATCTTATACCAACCATTTAAAGCTACTTCATACTCAAAAATGTCTCCTGAGTACACTTTTCCTATCTTATATGAAGTTTCCGTACAATCATAGTATATAGGCGCATCGGATTGCATTTTGATGTTTTGTGCCATTCTAATCACCTCTAAATCTATTCGATTATGTTAGTGTCGAAGCAATAAAAATAAGCAGTTTGTGAAATAATATCTTATGGGTATCTTAAAGACCATGTTATTGGAGTAATCACGAAAGTAGAAAATGCACTCGTTGCATGAAGATAATACCTCCAGCAATGGAGGTTTATTTTTTTTTGTAATAAATATCCCTCTACCCATAGGGGTAGAGGGAATAGTAATCTATCTTTTTAATTTCTTGCAAGTGCATTCATCATAGCAGCGATACCATCAAATGCACCCTTCATATTGTCCATAGCCTGTGCAGCAGTTGCCTTAGCCTGTAATGCCCTCTTAGCATCTGTAGATGCCTGAGCAGAATTTACAGACCCAATAGCATCTGTAGCAGCAGAGCTGTCTCCAGTAATAGCATTAACCATCGTAGAGAGAAGTGCGATAATAGCATCAAACTTGTCTGTATAATCTACCCCTCCAAGAGTATCAGTAGATACAGAAGGTGTAGTAGGAGCAGCACCAGTCTGAGCTGCAGTACCAGAATATTTAGGATGTGTAGAAAGAACCTTAATGGCATCTTCTCTACTATATCCATTATTCATCAAATACTGGATATCATTCTCTTCATAAGGCGTATTATTGGGAGCTGTAGTAACAGAAGGTCTAGAATTGACATCTATCGTCTGGGCTTGCATCCTAGACTCTAGCTGTGTTTGGCCTTTCTTACTAAGTTCCGCATCATATAACTGTCTTATCTTGATAGCTTTAGCACGAGCGATAGTAAGACTATCGTTATCATCAATTCTATTCTCAGCGCTGATAAATTCAGCCGGAACGTCATTGATGTATGCTTTAATATCATCAAGAGTATTGAGATTCTGAGTGTTGCCAAAGGCATCATACCTATGATAATACTCAGCAAACTCTTTAAGACCTCTACCCCACTTACCTTTACCAGCAGTATTCTTAGCTGCTTCCAAGCTATTCTTAGCAAGGTTAGCATAGTATACTTTCTGTTTAGCAAGCTGCAAACTATCTTCATCCGTAACGATAGAAGCTGAAGAGTTAGGTATTCCTCTAGTAGCCGTCTTAGAAGCTTTCTTAAGCTTCTCAAGCAATGTGGATTGATCACCGGAACCAGGAGTGAGTTTGTTTCCTCGTCCCCATTTTCCTCTACCCCACTTAGACCCACCAGATGTAGGACCTGCCTCTGCTCTAGCTTTACTAGGATCGCCATCGCCAGCAGCACTAGCAACTACCTGTCCACCAGAGCCAGAGCTTCTCTTTATATATCCCCAGATTGGGTTCTTAGATGTACCGAAATAATCTCCAAATCTATCATGAACGATCTGATTAGATCCAGAGCTATTACCCCAGAATCCACCAGCGCCATCAGCAATAACAACATGATCTGGTTCATCCATATTACCATCTGTATCAATAAGAGCAACATCACCCTCATTAGCAGCGTAATTAGGACCTTCCCATGTTCCATCAGCCTGAGCTTCCTTCATTGCATCTGGTACCCACAGATCAATTGGAGATGCCCCAGCGTGTTGCAGATAGTCATTAACGAACCCAGTACATCCACTAGGTCCATACCAGTAAGGAGGATTAACCCCACTCTGTTTCTTACCAACTACACTTTCGGCCCATTTAGAGGCATCTGTTGTAGCAGTACCAAGCTTTCCACTAGATCCACCACGACTACCACCATTAGAATCTCCACCACCAAAGATAGAGTTGAACGGATTCTCGTCGCCAAAGACAGCAGAAAGCGTATCCTTACCAAACATCTTCTCAGCACCAGCGGTAACTGCTTTAGCCATAGGACCAAGTGCTGCTTGCATCTGGTTCTTAAGTTTATCAGCAATCCCTTGGAACTTAGAAAGAATTCCTTTCTTCGGAGCTCCACCAGAAGGCGACCCTCCAGAAGGAGCACTAGTATTATCTCCACCAAGAGCAGACCCTTTAGAATCGAATGCTTGCTGAGCATATCCCTGACGCTCGTTCATCTCTCCGTCATAACCTTCGAACAGGTTAGCCCAGAGAGTCGCAGCTTCTGTCGGAGATGTAGCAGCATTAACTCGATTAAAGCTATCATTTCTCTCAGTAGATTCTTGTTTTACGTAATCAAGCTGTCCAGGAATAGAGTTAGGATCTCCGCCATTAGCAGTAATCCAGTTCTGTGCAGCCGGCCATCTAGAATTAGGATCCCATTGTACAAGACCATAGTATCCTTGATCATTCTTAGCCATTGGGTTAAGTGATGACTCTTGCATCATATTGCCCATAATGCCTGCACTAGCTACGTCAGTAAATCCACGGTCCATCAAACCCTTGTAGATCTCCTCACCAGCTTTACCTCTACCCCATCTAACTTTTCCGCCACGACCATTAGCAAACCGACTATAGGCTTGAATAGTAGGGTTCTTAGACATTTGAAGAGCTTTATTTCTTCCCCATCTAGAACGGCCCCATTTTCCTCTTCCTTGGCCGCTTGCATCTTTAGCATCGTAGTATGAATTATATGCACTAAGGTCACTCTCTTCCCACATTGGAGCACCATCATAATTAGTAGCAGTCTGTAGTGTATTGAGAATAACCTCTCTAGGAATATTAGGAAGTGCATCAGCTTGGGCAACAAACTCCTTAGCATCTATGTCACCGTGACGGTAAGAATCATAAATACTCAAGAACTTCTTATCTGCTTTACCCTCATCATACAACTTCCAGAACTTATTGAAATAATCTTTAGTATCATCATCCCACATTCCTGCACTAGCAAGAGCAGCTTGAATCTCATCTCTAGAAGTATTAGGATTGTTATTTGCTTCTCTAATAAACTCTTCAACAGACATCTGTTGATTCTTAAGTTTAGTAGTAAGCTTTTGAAGATCTGTTCCTGTAACTTCAGCAGCAGTCTTTCCTGTTGTAGGAGACTTGTATCCGCTAGAATACATAGGGTTAGCACTAGATGGAGTTGCAGCACCAGCAGATGGCAGAGTGAATGCTTCAGACAAAGTAGAAGCTATATTAGCCAACTCACCGAAGATTCCACCATACTTAGTACCAGAACTACCAGAAGAACCTCCCTTAGAACCGCTAGATTGATTAATGATACCTTTACCCTGCTTATTGAATATATCAACAGCAAAGTCGTTACGTGCACCATCAATACCGCAGCCTTCGAATTCTTCTGCCCAGATTTTACTTGCTTCCTCAGGAGATCCAGCAGCAGCAACCTTATCCCATACACCGGGTCTGCCACCACCATTATAACCAGTAGTAGCTTCAGTCTTCATGAATTCAAGCTGAATCATAAGGTCACCAGATGAACCTCCTCTTTCAGCAGCAAACGCTCTGAGGTTATCGCATCTAGATTCTGTCCATTGGCAAAGCCCATATCCTCTCCATGTACCAGCAGGAGCTTCATCTCTATCGTCTCCATCTTGATATGCGTGTGGATTAAAGTTACATTCTTGCTGAATGTTGCCCATAATACCAGCAGCAGCCTGATTAGAGAGTCCTTGCTCTTTAGTCAGCCAATCCCAAATCGTCTCGGCATTGTCTGCACCTCTACCCCATCTACCTCTACCAGATTTTCCTTTTCTAATAGATGCATATTGAGCAGCACGAGCAATAAGATTCTTAGCACCTCTTCCCCATGAAGATCTTCCTCTACCCCATCTACCCATTCCAGCAGACATAGCAAGCGAAGACTTATTAAGAACCTGGCTTGTCTTATACTGTTGATTAGGAACAGATGACTCAGGATCTTGAATAGTGATATTATCTCCATCCATTCCTGTAGCCACAACATAATGAGGGTTAGTTCCAAATGGAGTTGAAGATGTTCCTCTAGCTTCTTTAGCAGGAGTATTGGAGCCATCCGTACCCATAAGGAGAACAGGGTTTCCACTCTGAAGAGATTTCTTGATATCATTCTGTGAACTAAGATTCTGTGTATCAATACCACTCTTACCAAGGTAATCTTTGAAGAACCCAGGCTTGGTGCCTCCATCCTTCTCTTTATATCCATGATCAAGAGCATATTGAGCAGCATTCTTTGTATCCATCGGAATACCAAGTGCAGCAGCCATATTAGCAGCAGATGCTGGACCACAGCCACTGTCTGCCATACTCTGCATCTCTGTATCACCAAATGTATTATAGCCCATATTATTTACTGGATCTATCTGAGAATGGAACGAGTTAAAGGCATCTGTACCTCTTCCCCATCTTCCTCTACCCCACTTAGATCCACCAGTAATACTCTTACGTACTGAACTACCAAAATCACTAATAGCGTCCATTGCAGAAGAAGCAACATTCTTAACCCCTTGCACAGCGCTACCAGCTTTATCCACTAACCAGTCTTTTGCAGCAACTGCTTTATTCAAAGCTTTACTTCCAAGACTCTTTGCGCCTTCATATAAAGAAGACCCAAATCCCTTTATAGTGTCCCAAGCAGACGAGGCCATCTTAGAACCTTTATCCAAGAGATCAGAGCCAAATCCTTTTACAGAATCCCAAGCAGAAGACATAAGCCCACCTGCTTTTCTAGCTCCTTCCATAACAGTATTCATAGCACCAGAGACAGCAGTTTCTGCTTTCTCACCAGTTCTACGAACCTGATCAACTACCTCTTTAGTAACTCCAAGAGCTGGGCCAACAATATCAACCACATTATCAATCACATCTTCAGGATCAAGCACCCATCCAATAACCGGAATAGCCTGAAGTACTGCAGCAGTAAAACCACAGAGCATCTTCATAGCCATAGTAGCAGTACCAGAAGGAATCTTTAGATATTCTTCTGCTTTATTGTAACCTTCATAGAATGCTTTAATAGCAAACCCTACTTCAAGGCCAACAGTGACAGTAATACCAAAACCTGTAACACTAGCAGCATATCCAGCCATCTTCTTAGATGCTCTAGATACAATCTTGCTTATATTCTGAGGATTGCTCATCTTTTGCATGATAAAGTCGCCAAACTTGATAAGAGCAGGTTTGGCTTTACCACCCATAATAGTAGAGCACTTGTCGATAACATTCTTCAGACCAGATTTAACTTTCTCAAGGATCGGAGCAGCTTTCTCAGCCATCTCACCGGCAGCACCTTTAGCTTTACCAGCAAGATTAGCACCAACATCTGCAGCTTTACCAGACGATATGAAATCATATGCACCCTTAGCATAGCTAGCAGCACTACCAATTTCTAGAGCATTACCACCCCAACGAAGGGCCGTTTCTCCTAAAGACTCATTTGCTTGAGCTTCTTTTCTAGCAGCGGCTTCTTCATCTGATTCAGTAAACCAATTATATGCATCATATGCAAGCATAGCTCCGCCAGCAAGTTTAAGGCCATTCATTGCTGCGCCAGCAAATCTAGATCCTCCTCTAGCAGCTCCTCGTACTCCACGAGCACCTCTAGATCTTCTTCCTCTGCCTCTACCGCGTCTTCCGCCACCAGGCATATCCATTCCTAAACCAGTACCCATGCCGCCATTATCATAGATGGCATCGATAATTTGTTGGAGGAGGTTTTCGATATTACTACCGTGGATGTTCATTGCCTCTGCTGGATCATCAGATTGTGTAGGATCAAGTCCAAGTAATCCTCTGGATTTACCAGCAATCCTAGAAGCAAATCTACCAAGCTTAGATCCTGCAAGTCTACGACCAATGCCAGTATCTTTGACTTTATCCCATGCCATTTCAGCACCTTTATAAGCCAATCTACCAGCAAACTGTGCGCCTTTCTTAGCCAATCCAAAAGCTTTACCACCAAGGTAGCTAACTAATGGAGCAAGAGGTCCAAGTGCATTCATTAAGACTCCACCAATCTTCTTAACCCAGTTAAGAGGGTTCATGAAAGAAGCAAGATCTTTAATTATATCCCAGAAACCCTTTTTAGGTTTCTTTTCTCTATCTGCACCCATCATAGCATCTACAGATGCTCTATTTACATCCGTAAGATCTCTGATACTCATCAACAGTTCTTTCTGAACCTGATCCCTATCAGCAATCTTATCTTGAATAGCTTTATTATCTTTGGTATTCATCAAAGACATAGAACCATCCATAGCAAGCTTATAAGTCTGAGGACCATATTCAGTATTAATTGTTTCAGACTTCTTATCTCCAGGAGATTCAATGCGCTCTCCCTTAGATACAACTGTAGCCTGACCATCTTCAGAAACTACACCACCGTCAGCCATAGCAACTAAGCCATTCTGTGCAGCGGTAGCCATAAGCATACCATTAGAACCACCAAGAGCATTCTTGTTGCTTCCTTTAGTCATCCACTTAAGATCATAGTATTCGTCTTTGGCGTGATTAATACTACCACTCCAAAGAGACCCAGCAAATCCGCCAATACGTTTACCAATACTACCCATTCTACCAGCCAATGAAGATTTGACCCCATTACCATGGCCACGTTCTACACCAACCTGTCGATCAACTCCAAGAATATCATTTGTAGAACGACCAGCATTAGATGCATTGAGAAGCTTCTGTCTTTCTTTGAAAGTAGAGCTTGAAGGATCAATACCTACTCCAGTCTTAGCAAACTCAGCAAGACCACTAAGTTCTGTCTGCATACCAGCTTTAGACAACATTGCCATAGCTTGTACTTGATCCATACTTAGTTTAGTGATAAGCTTAATATCAGTAATAGGCATCTGAGCCTCTACTAACACCATAAGTTTATCGAAGTCTGCTTCAGATAGACCAGAAATCAACGATGGATCTGTAATCTTATAACCAAACTTAGCAAGACTAATCCATCTATCAAAATCTTTCTTACTAAGACTGAGTATTTCATTAACATCATCAACCGTAAATCCAGATTCTCCAATATTAACTAACATTTCAATGTCTGATTTACTTCTATCAAAGAGATTATGAGCATTCTCTGAAGTAATATTAGTTTTACCACCAAGAGCTTTGTTAACTCTATTGGCTCTAGCCTGAATATTAGCATTCATTCCGGTCTTAAGATCATGTGCTCTATCAACACCGCGTCTACGTTGAGTATCTAAAGCATTAAGCTGCCCTTCGCTAACATAACCAGAGGAAAGAATCTTAAGGCTTTCAGCCATCTGTTTCAATAAAGGAATCTGCTCTTCAAATCCAGAAAGAAGCGTCTTATTAATTGCAGCAGCCTGCATAGCTGCTGGGTCTGATTCATCAAGATTGTCTGAAGCTGCTTTAAGCTCGTTTTCACGACTCTTATACTCATTCCCAAAGAGGTTCTTAAACTTATCATAGTTATTCTCGTTAATGCCTTTGAATCCAAGTCCTTCCATCCGCTTAAACATTTCTTTTCTGCTATTAGAATAGTTATTCTTAGCAGTAGAAATCTTACGAAGTTCATCTCCAGATTTGTTAATGAAATCCATAAGATCTTTCTTTTCAGCAGACGAAATATTGGCTCTCTGAACAAGGTCAATCGCTGCTTTGGTATCGCCCATACGAATAAGCTTCATAGCAGTATTCGCAAGACCACCATCTCTGAAACGTTTTGTCATTTCAGCTCCAGTAGCATTGATCTTACTTTGTTCTTCTCTCTCAAGGTAATCTTTACCTTCATCAAGAGAACCAATAATACGACGAATCTCTTCAAGACCTTCTCTATCTGTACCTTGCATTGTTTCATCAAGTCCACGAAGATCATAATCTTCGTCTCCCATGAATGCAAGACGTTCAGAAGCAGTCATATAGTCTGCATTGCCTTGACGGATATGGTGTTTACGCAATCTATCCCCAGCAGCACCAATTATAGCAGAAGGCCTAGAAATAGCCCATTTAGCAGCAGAACCAATAGATCCTACTTTTCCAGCTCCCCAACCAACAGCTTTTCCAAGTTTAGAGTAACGAAGCCTATTAAGCATACTTACTCCAGTCTCTGACTTAGTAAGTCTATTGAAGAGAGTCTTCGGAAGTCCAAGAAGGGATCTAATGCCCATATTTAATTGCTTACCCATAGGGGCCATAGCATTTACAATAGGCATTGTCATCTTATCTTTGAACCAATCAAGCATATTAGCTTTAATTCCTTGACCAAATTCTTTAAGAGGTTTCACAAGACCATCATTGATAGCTCCTGCTACACCGCCACTACGATTGCCCTTGGAATCAGGTTTACCAAGTAAAAAGTCTTTGAATTCATCTGTAGATGCAACTAATCCAATGCCAGCACCAACAACCGCACCAGGAAGTAGTCCAATACCAGTTGCAGCACCAGCAAGCATTCCTCCAAATGCTCCCTTAGCAGCAGAGGGGAATGATTTCTTAAGAAGTTTCTGTGTATCTTCACTAATAAGACCATGCTCTCCAAAGAGCGCACTTCTCATCTCTTCATTATTCTTAGCAAACCCAACTGCTGATCCCATTAAGAGACCGCCAAGAGGGCCAAGAGGAGTAACAAGACCAAGAACTGTGCCAGCAACCCCCATCTTCTTCATATCAGGGAGATATTTCTGCATAGTTTCTTGAGTCTCTTGAGAGAACAATCCACCTTTACGCTTACCAGTATCTTTACCAGCTTCATCAAAAATACGTTCACCAAATAGTGCTCTCTGTACAGTGTTAGAATTAGCAGCAAAGTTTACTGCTGCACCAGCAAGTGCTCCAAGAAGAGGACCACCAAGACCAGTAGCAGTACCAACAATAGCACCTACAGCTCCACCACCAGCTATAGTGGGAAGAGCGTCAGACACTTTCTTAGCAGTAAGATCAATAGCTTTCTTCTGATTCTTAGAATTATCACCAAATGCAAGAGACATAAACTGGCTAAATGTACCCTGACCGCCTTCTTGGGCAGCAAGAGCCTGTGCATTAGCCATAGCCTGTTGTATATTAGCTACATTAGTACCAAAAGAAGCTTTGCCATCAGCATACATAGGAAGATTATTGAGCAATCTTCTCTTGATATTCAACTCATTCAGTCTATCTCTTCCACGATTAGCCCTAAGCATATCAGGATTAAAGATATTCTGATCTGCAGGAATGACTCGTTCTCCTTTAGATAGGATCGTCAGACCGCTCTTAGTGATATTACGAGATCCATCTGCTTTAGTATCAATAGAATTATATGCTTTTCTGATATCACCAATAGTACTAGATACATCACCGATAATACTGCTTCCAGCACCAATAACACTATCTCGTACATTAGATTTTACCTTATTAGCAGTATCAATAATATTGACACCAGTAAGAGCTTCAAGATAGCTATTAGCTTTCTGAGCTAACGTCTTCTTCTCATCTTCTCTATCCTTATCGAACTCATCTACCTTTTTCTTGATACTATCAAAAGTTTCCGAAAGTCTATTACTGATCTTACCAAGCAATCCTTCTGCGGGTTTGCCATGTTCATCAAGATCAGTTGTGTCCTTTTCATTGAAAAGAAGATTGAATACATGCTTATCGGCCTGCTCCATTACTCCAGTAAGGATAGCAGCAGGTCTTGAGGTGAGTTTATGGAGTGAATCCGCAATTGCAGAGAATCTATTCCCTTCAGAAGCAGCATTCACAATCTTTTCCATACTTTTTCGATAAGAGTCTACATCTTCTTGCGTAGCACCGTTCTGTTGCATCTCTCTGACTTTATCGTCAACAGTGCGAGTCATAAGATCTGCTAGCCAAGTTTGATTCTCTTTAAGCTTCTTCTTACGCCTCGTATCTGCAACAGTTGAAGCAGCACTATTAATAGTAGCCTCATCAAACAGATAACCGTTGATCTGAGCACTATTAGATGCCTCGCTGTTTCCGGTAGCAATAGTAACACTGTTGTCACTCTGACGAGCAGCAACCCTCTGACCATTCTGAATCTGTCTCGCTCTCTGATTGATAAGGCTTTGGAGTCTGCGATTAGCCCCTCTTCCGCCTCCACCAATAGTACCAAGACCAGGAAGCAGTAGCGATGTATTAACGTCTATATTGCGGAGATAGTCTAAGGCAGTCATACCAAAGCTATCCTTTCCACCAATAAGACCTCCACCAACCAACTGACCATTATCAAATGATCTCATAGAAGTTCCAGCATCAAAGTTATTGAAAAGAAGTCTTTCAATAGCAGTGCCAGAATCTTCCTTCTGTTGAAGCCTCTTAGAATAATCCATTCTGGATCTCATATACTGACCAGGAGCTTGTGCTCTGGTCTGTCTAGAAATCCTTTTATGAAGGGCTTCATAAGCTCTCATCTCATCTATCGATACACCATATCTAGCAGCTTTCTCCATATCTGAACCTTCAAGGTCAAGCCAACCACCGTCTTTGAATCTCTGAGTAGAGATACGTTTAGCAACATCTTCCATTGCTTTCATCTGATCTCTAGTCATAGCTTGATTCTGAATAAGTTGCTCCATGAGTTCTTTCATTTCGCTCATTTCATCAAAACCAGCACGTTCAACAGCCGCAGCTCTTTCTTTCTTGAAGTCTTGTTTCAATTGCTTAATATTAGTCCATTTACCGGTCTCATCATTGTATACTAATGCAGGATTTCCTGTTAATGCAGACTCAATTCTAGCAAGATAAGAAGGAATAACTTCTACAATTGATCTCTTGGTAGACCAATCAAACGGGGTTGGCCCTTTCTGACTGGTATTACGAGTATTAATTTCGTCTTTGCCGCCAAGCTTAACTCCGAATATCTTACCAAGAATCTCTTTACCCAATGAACCACCAAATTCATTCTTAGATGCCATATAGTTCATCTTAGATAAGAATGAACCAAACATACCACCAATGGTCTTATCCAAATCTTTCATTCCTGATTTTACAGCAGGTCCGAGAGCTGTGGATATAAGCAGTGAAGGTATTGCAGCCAATGGATTTGCAGCCATCATCTTGAGCATATCTTCATTAATCGTATCAGACATACCAAAAGTCTTTTCGCTAGCAAGACTTTTGATATTCTTTACAATTTGTTTACCATACTCTTTGATATTAGGCATTCCATTAGACCCAAGAATATTGAACAAAGGATCACTAGCAGCATTCTTATCTGGTACTTGTTTATACAAGTTTCTCTGCATTTCTAACATCTCTTTGAGAATAGCATTATTCTCTTTCATGATATTAGTAGTAGTTTCAAAGTAAACCTTTGAATTCTCTGCAAGAGTCTGTACGACCTCAGTATTGAACGTATACAATGCGTTCAAACCAGCAGTAATACCACCAAATCCCTTTTCCATTGTATGGGTCATCCTAGAGTTTTGCACATATAGCATATTTGCATTAGCCCTAGAGGTTTCTACCATATAACGAGTAGATGCTTCAATAGCAGACGCAGTAGCATGTGATTGCATAGCAGCAGCTTCGTGGGTGGCTTGCATAATGGATTTCTCACCAGTAGACAAGCTATCAGAAGGCTTTTCGATACCTTCGTCTCCTTCAATATCAAAATTATCATCCAAATTGAATGCTGCATCAAATACTTCATCTTCACGTTCTCTATTGTATAGCTTACCAGACTTAATGTCTGCCATAGCATTACGGAAAGCATTTCCACTTTCCTTATAGATGGGCGTGTCTTTGACAGCATCTGTAGCTCGTTTCAGAGTGCCTTTGAAATCTCTAATAGAATGATATACATCCTTAAAGAGTTCTTCATTAGATTCAAGAAATTCACTAGTAGCAGGAGCATTCTGTTTTGTATAATCTATAGTGGAGTAAACAACAGATTTACCCACATTCTTAATATATTCAGCAACAGGACTCAATCTATCCATCTCCTTTCATATAAGATTATAATGATGTCCCAGATATACCATTCTACGGAATTTAGTAAGATATTTAGAAAACTACACATATATCAATATAAAACAGAACTTATCCCTCTACCCGTTACGAGTAGAGGGAATTATATGTAACTCTAACGCATACAATTATATTTCAACACACCTAATCCCTCTACCCAACTAAGGATAGAGGGATATAGATGTGTCGTGTGGTTTAGGGATAGTGAATAACTGGTTGGAGGTTATTCGCTACTATATAGTCAAAACAGCAATAACTTTTTACTGTTCTTCTCTCTTAATCCATGCAGGGCAAGGAGCATAGACTTTTACTCCATCATACCCGCTAACTTTAGCCACTCCACGGCCATAAAGCTTCTTACCATCCGAATCAATCCCAATAACCTTCGGGAATGGACGTGTACCAGGTTCGATCTCCTTAAGACTGAGAGAGATATCAGACTTCTCACGTCCACCAAGAGCAATCTTACGCCCAGTATGGAGATATGTATTCATGACAAACTCTTTTGAGATATCAACCATTGTTTCTGCTTCCTTCTTACCAAACTCATAACGCTTAGCAAGAATCTTAGCTTCTTCAGAGCTAACCTTTGCAGCACTTTCAATAATTGTTGCAACCATATCATGTGCTGCTTCTGCAGGGCAATACTCAGCTACCTGACCACCCTTGTCATAAACACCCACTTTGAATGTATCATCATTCAACATTGCTCGCATAACACGAACTTCATCCTTCTTACTGCTCGTCTTCTGAGTAATTGTACCCTTGATTTCCTTTACGAGCTCGTCTACCTTTTCCATTTACTTATACCTCCTAAAACTAATGATTTATACTCCTAAATCCATGCGATTCTTTGGATTATGTATTGGTTATGTGCCAATTAAAAAGTTACTATTTCCAATCATATGATTCTAGATACAATCAGAAATACACATGTTCCTAATATACTTATTTACTTATCATTTTTCTTCTCTGGTACCCTATATATCACTTTTATATACTTAGGTGGTTTTGCATACTTATTCAGTATCCTATTTATATCTTCTCTGCTATACTTACACAGCTCTTTTAGAAACTCTGTCATCACTAATCACCTCTTACATAAGTATTTAAGACAAAATCATTCTCTACCCATATGGGTAGAGATATATTTAAGAATAAAGAAAAAACAGGGCCTGCGGCCCTCCCTTGTGGGGTGGTTGGCGGCTGTTGTTCTCTTATGCGGCTGGTGGTGGTACCCGAACTAAGTTCCTACCATAATGTTCATTGCGTATCATTTTTGATTTTTCTGGGTTTAGATTAGAATTGTCAGAAAATTACCCTACTAATAGATGTAAATAATTATATACGGAAAATTGTGACTACACAATTTTGGTTTGCTAATACTATTCGCGCTCGTCTGGGGTTTCGCGCTCGTCTGGTTTGAGACTCCCAATAAGGGAGTCTCTTAAACAAGAGAAAATAAAAGAAAAGTATAGTAATATACTATTATAATAGTGGACCAATAGGAAGAGGAATAAAGAAAGGAATGATTAAAATGTTAATTGGCATCAATTCCAAAGATAGATATATCAGTTATAGTGATAACGAACTTGAGAGATTATCCTATTCTATTATAGATTTTCTCTTAAATGATGATCTATCCTGCACTATCTCTATAAGTGAAGAAGATATAGGTCCTGGTAGCTTATTTATGACTATGTATGCTGATAATGGTGAGATCAGTATTGATATGACTGTTATCAGCCCCAATCTTCATAAGAAATCATTGATCAACGAGAATTTACCAGAATTGATTCTTGATATTGGAGATGCATGGAGTTCTGTAGGTGGTGTAATCAGAGATATAAAGAGAATACTGGATTATAACAAAGATATACTTGGATTTGAATATGCAAACAAGTTATATACTGTTGTATCCAATATTCTGCATACTCTTACCGGTTGTAGTGCATTTAAACTACTTGAGATCGTCGATGATAAAGAGTTTGGCAGCATGATCAATGAACTTGATAACGATATAGAGTTCAGTATACTCACCAACGATAATAAAGCCCTTACTATCTTCTTTGATAGATATCAGTTTGTGTGTTATGAGAAGTATTACAAAGAGTATCTAAGATTGTTTTGGAAAGCAATATATTGCTCTTCAAACAGAAACTCGGAGTCTTAATAAATATAAAGGAAGGTAAAATGATGCTTACTATTTCATTCAGTGATGTAACAGATGATATATCTGCTAATTCGATATATGAAAGATTATTCATAGATAAAGGGCTAAGACTAGACTTTACTAAGCTTATTGGATTAGATCCAGATCGTTATTTCTTTGGTATGGAGATAGAGGGCACTACCATATATGATAATGAGATTAGTATTTGTATCTATAAGAGATTTAACGATATACCTATAAATATGGCTAAAGGTCATATATTGCCATATGCCAAGTATATAGACCTTTATAACAAAAATGAAGAAGAAAGGTATCAATCATTCTGTGAAACAGTAAGCAATATAAAGGTTAGAGAGAAGCTTACTAAGAGATCAGAGGATATTATCAAGAAGATTGGTAAAGCCATCGTTACATCAGACTTATATGACATATTCAAGTATTATCACTCATATGGGGAGATAGATACAAGTACAGCATATCTGTATAAAGATTATGACAATAAGTTTGTTGCTATGACTAATTTCTGGAAAGATGAGGATGAAGGAAGTGCAAGGCGATTCAGATCAAAAGAGCATGATGTAGATTATATTCATAGTCTTTTAAAGGCCTGTATTTCTGAGAATCATCAGCGGAGAATAGAACATTTCTTTGAAACTTGTAAAATATAAAGGAGAAGGTTATGTTTGTTATTGATAGAAAGAACCCTTTATCTGTAAAAGATGTATACCTTGAGATATTCAAAAATGGTTATGCTGAAATCAATTTTGTTAAATTCTTGGTTGGAGGATTACATTACTATGATAAAGAGTTCATTGGTGTAAAGATATTTAAAGATTTGTTTCCGAATATATCTCTTATTGTTAACGTGGGTAACATGCATGTAGAATCCATAAATAAGGTAGGGGCCCATAAGCATTCTATAATAGATAGTATGGTAAAAGCATGTAGACATCTGGAAGACGATAAGTCATATAAACCGGTATTTGATTTGATATGCGGATTTATGTATGAATTCATAGATAGTATCTTATATGATCTATATGATGCTTATCTGAATATAGATGGTGAATTTCTTATGAGTGTATATGATAATAAACTAATTCTAAATGAAGATAGTAAGTATGAGATTGTTATAGAGAAGAATGAGTATGACACTACTCAGCTTGCTACAGCCTTCATGCTTCTTAAGAACGGATCACCAGACCTCATAAAAGAGATCATAGAACAAAAGGAGAGTGGATCATTATGAACGTTAGTGTTGTTTCTGATTACAAAACACGCGTGTTTGATATAAACAATCTCATGCCTCTATCTTTCTCTATCATGGAAAAGCTTGTCAGCGATAATAAATTTTGTATACTTCAGATTGATAATGAATATACAGGAAAGCTGGATATTTTCATAAATGTGGTTAAGGGTGCAATAAAAGTAGAGTTCTTAGTCACAGATGACATGTATGAAAATAACTATGAAGATGGGACATTAATCTACAAAGAAGGGGTCAAAACGGTCTATACAATCGATATCACTAAAGAGTGGTGGATATCAATGGACTCGTTTATTGAAGAGATTAAAGAATCCTTTTATGCCGACAAGAATAAGAAAACTCTGTATGATGTTGGATTTAAAGACATCGACTCTATTCTGTATATTATATCTAGAGTATTTGATATATTCAGAGATGGATTTGCGACCAATCTACTTTCTTGTATCAATGATGATCGACTTTCTGATATACTTATGAATAGCGAAGAGCCTATTGAGTATAAGATTACTCATACAGATAATCTATTGCTCATTAATTTTGGCGGATACAGATTTACATGCCCTAAGATGTGGGAAAAAGAATATATCAAATTATTCTGGAAGATGATTTCGTGTGCAGTAAACGGTATTGAATGAAATTGATATTCCCATGGGAGAAATCCCATGGGTTTATTTTTTGTATGACTGTGTTAAAAGCCTTGTTTTCGACAGTATTGTAACAAGTGAGAGGTAGGTGTTTATATATGGCACTTTTACTGGACGATGTACAGAATATGAAGCTATATCGTACGAAGTTTTATATGCCGATAGATAAGAAAGATCGTAAGTGTGGTAGTGTAGTATTCTTACTTACCAAGAACCTGATTCAGTCCATGCAGTTGATGAAGAATGACCTCTTCATCAATAATTATTCGTTCATTTCATATTATTTAGAGAGGGATATAGCCTTCTATATCAATGAGATGATGAATCTTGAGCCTATAGAATCTATCAATGAATCTCTAACTAAGAAAGAAAGGGATAGTATTGATAAAAGCGATTTCGGTATTCCAGAAGATAAGAAATATCCTCTAGATACGGAAGAGCACGTAAAGTCAGCAATTAAGCTATTTGGCCATGCTGAAGAGGATAAGAAGCACAAGCTTGCTAAGAGAATCAAAGCTGCTGCCTCTAAATATGGTATCGAGATCAATAAAGATACTGAAGTGGATAAGTATCTTAATGAGTATAAGATGCTTGAAGAGCAAGCGACGTATGAAGTCATGGGCTTGTATAAACATATAGCAGAGAATACATCTATGATTGATGAGGATGGGTTTGATGTTAATGTAGAAGGGCGACATTTCCGGTTCTTCTTTGATGAAGCAGTAGATAAGATTCTCAATGAGGGTCAGAACCATAAGCTCAGGAGATTGCTTTATCAAGACCGCATTAAAACGCAAAAAGAACAGATTGATATTTATGATCGAGTCAAAGTATCTGTTCAGACTATCAAGAAGACTTATATCAAGCTTGATCTGTATCATAAGCTCAATCTATTTGTGGATATGAGCTATTATCTTGGTACATTCTTTAAGAACAATATCTATCGCCTTGATGTGGGTATAGATCTGTTCGTTGAAATGCTAGCAAGATCATTCAATGATGGAAGACTTACACAAGCAGGATATAATAAGAAGACTGTATTTGTAGATCTTCGTTATTGGGTGCATCCTGGAGAGCAATTATGGGATTACAAGAAGAATCCTACTCCAATGAGCGCTATATTCAGATATATCAAGAGAAGAGATAAAGATCTTCTTGTAGAAAAGCTTGGCCAAGTAACATGGGTATTCATGACAGATAATGCATACTTTAAATGTGATATTAATGAAATAGACAATCTTACGCTCCCTAAATTCATGAATCTGATCAAGAGATTAGTCGAGAATGATATTTCTGATGCAGAAATGGAAGTAAGAGACAGCCCTGATGCTCTTGTTCTTAAAGTAGTTGATCGACTCTCACAGAATGGTATTGAGATTCGTAATCTAACTGGTGGAACCAAAGAGATTAATAAAGAGGAACTAGCTAAGAAGCTTCGCAATGCAACAGTAATAGGCGATGAAAACGAAGATGAGAAGAAAGCTGCTGTAGTACAGCAGATCATGCAAGTTGCTAATAATGCATCGTCAGAAGATGAGGTTTATAAGCTTCTCGATAATGATATCAATAAGGAGTGGCTTGCATCACTTATCAACGATCTTCAAGCAGACGATGGTGGTATCAATATCAACAAGACCAGAGCTGCTAGAATGAGCACTCTCAATGCAGATATAATGAGAAAAGAGCTCAATGGCAAATCTATTAAGGATTATATTGAACAGGCCAAGGTTAAACCTATTCCTACTGACACTATTCCTATCAAGAGCATGAATGAAGAGTGGAAAGATGTTAAGTTCTCTAACTTCTCTTCAACCTATAATCTTGATGATGATGTGGTTTCTATCTTCACGTCCATGATAGAAAAGAGTGAGCCTTTATCTATTATAAGTATAGATAAAGAAGATAAGTCTACTTCTGAAGACTATGTAGAGAAATGGACTGTTAAGTTTGAAGATGTGAACGGTAAGAGATTTACTGTAAATATGGATGTACCTAAGTTCGTTGATGGTAGATTTATGAAGCTTAGAGGAAACCTCAAGACCATTCAAGGCCAGTTGATGCTTCTTCCTATTATTAAGACTGATGAGAATACTGCTCAGATTGTGACTAACTACAATAAGATCTTTGTTAGACGTGTAAATCCATCTAATGGATCTAAGACTACTAAGAATCTTAGTAAACTTACTAAAATACTGAATAAGTATAAGGGTAAGACTATGACCGTATATCCTGGGGATAATAGCTTTGTATGCTCTAAATATGAGCTTCCTGTTGAGTTTGCTGATTTAGCAGGGTTATATTCTAAGATTGAATTTTCTGATGGCTCATATATTTCATTTAATATAGAGCAGATGAAAGCTCTTGCAAAAGAAAAGCAACCTAATGATTATAGTGATGAGATTGTATATTGTTATTATAATGAAAATGATGGCGAGATTCATGGAATATCATATAGAGATGTATCTAAATATATCTTGGATATAATTCAGCAGAAGGCTGCAGAAAACAAAGATAATTCATTAGAAGATCTTATTAGTGATACTAAAGGATCAGATAAGACTTCATATACATCTGCAAGTATCATGAATGCTGAAATACCAACCATTATTGTTATGGCATACTCTGAAGGTCTGCAGAAGGCTATGACAAAGGGCGGAGTACAATATCGCTTCCAAGAGACTAGACCTAAATCATTTGAATCTTTTATCAAATTTAAAGATGGTTATATAGTCTATAAAGATGATGTAGCAGCGTCTCTTCTTATGAGTGGCCTTTCTAAATGTGATACAGATCTGTATTCTATTAAAGATATTAATAAGAAAGAGATGTGGACTGATTTCTTAGAAGATTATGGTGGTAGAATCAAAGCTGATGGTTTGGATAACTTCTATGATCTTATGGTAGACCCAATTACTAAAGAGATCTGTGAGTTATATAAACTTCCTTCTGATTATATAGAGATGCTTGGATATGCATCTAATCTTCTTGCTGATACCAAATATAATAAGCATGTAGATATTACTGGTAACAGAATTAGAACAAATGAAATCGTTGCTGGTTATGTTTATAAAACTATTGCTAATGCTTATGGCGAATATAAGAATCAGCTTAAGAGAAACAAGAATAGTGCGAGCTTGAGTATTAAGCCCAGTGCTGTTATAGATGCAGTTATGCTTGATCCTACAATGAGCGATCTTAGTATTAGCACCCCTCTACTTGAAGCAGAAGCTGCTAATGCAGTTACATTCAAAGGATTGTCTGGTCTGAATAGTGAACGTAGTTACACTCTTGAAAAGAGAACCTTCGACGAGAGCATGCTTGGTGTACTTGGATTGAGTACTGGATTTGCTGGTAATGTTGGTGTTACTAGACAAGCCACTATTAACGCTGAAGTATTGAACAGTAGGGGATTGATCAAGAAAACCAGTACTGATAAGCTCAATACACTAAACACTCTTACTATTGGAGAGGCTTTGTCACCATTCTCTACAACTCATGATGACCCTATTAGATCTGCAATGAACTTCATTCAGTCTACTAAGCATCAGATGAGAGTTAAGAGATCTCACGCTAATCTTTGTACTACTGGTATGGATGAAGCTCTTCCTTATATGACCTCTAATATCTTCTCTTATAAATTCAAAGGTAAGAGAGGTAAAGTGGTCGATGTAACTGATGAATGGATTATATTTGAAGATCTTGATACTAAACAAAGAGAATTAGTATCGTTGAAAGAATCTGTCATGAAGAACTCTGATGGAGGCTTCTATGTCACCATAAAGCTCTCTAGTAACGTTCGGAAGGGTCAGAGCCTTGCTTACAACGATATTCTCGCATTTGACAAAACTTGCTACTCTAAAGCGCTTGGTACAGAGGCATCTGAGAACACCATTGCATATAATACTGGCACTCTTGCAAAAATTGCTATTGCTACAACAGACGAAGGATACGAAGACTCTGCAATTATATCAGAATCTTTAGCAGATTCTTTGACTACCGAATACGTGGTAAGAAAAGAACGCTATCTTCCTAAGGAAGCTAATATCTATAATGTGGTTACTCCTGGTACTCCAATTGAGGAAGGAGATCCATTAATGATCTTCCAGAACGCTTTTGAAGAGAAAGATGCTAATGCTCTTTTGAAAGCTATTACTGATGAAGAGATTGAAGCTATTAGTGATCTTGGTAGAATCCATGTTCGTAGTAAACTAACCGGCATTGTGCAGGATGTCAAGATCTATCGTACATGTGAGTTAGATGAGCTTTCTCCTTCTCTTAAGAAGCTAGTAATGGCTTATGAGAAGAAAATCAAAGAGAAGAGAAATAAACTCTCTAAACTCAATGTAAGTGGATTGAATACAGTTCTTGATGCAGACTATAAGCTAGAGCCAGTAGGTAATCTTAAAGGAGCTCCAGATGGAGTTATGATTGAATTCTATCTGAAATGTACTGATAAGATGGGCATTGGTGATAAGCTTGTTTATAGTGCGGCTCTTAAAGGCGTTATTAAAGATATATTCAAAGAAGGAGAAGAGCCTACTACAGATTTCAGACCAGATGAATATGTAGAAGGATTTATTACTACTTCTGGAGTGAATGCTCGTATGGTTTCCAGTATCATTATCAATGGTCTTATTAATAAGGGGATCATTGAGCTTACACGTAAATGCCAAGAACATCTTGGTATCAAATGGAAGTATCTATATGATATGGAAGCAAATGTAGATAAATAAGAAGTTTTGATCCCTCTACCTTAATTGGTAGAGGGATATTTATAAAGAATATAAGGGAGATGTAACCATGTATCTTGAATATTGGGACTTTTCTAAACCAGATTGGAAAATAACATCTGGTGATTATCTTGGCGGACCTACGAAGAAGCCAACAATTAACTTTGAGACCAATCCTACTGGATTCACGTTTGAAAGTGATAGACTTGTATGGAATGACGGATATTATATTTATGCTACCATGCCATCTATGGCAGCAAATAAGTTTATTATTGAAACTAGAATCGGTAGATATCAGAAAAATAGCAGTGCAACATGGGATACTCTAATTGGCCTATGTAATCCTAGCGGAACTTGGCACGAATATATTTCATTCTGGCCTAAAGAGTCTGTAAGACAGGTAATGGCTATTAATGACGATATGTTTGGTGGCGATTATAATAAGACTTATGATTGGATGGCCAAAGTTCATGATATTCGTATTGAAGTAGACAGGCTTAAAGTAAAGAGCGTATATTATATTGATGGAACTAAGATCGCTTCAAGAGATAGTGTAACTCCATATAATTCTATTGTTATTGGAATGGCCTCAAATGGTACAAATAAAGGATGGATTGAGTATCTTAAGATATTTGAAGAAGATGGAGATCTATTAACCTATGCTTCTGCAATAGAAAACAAAGGTGATCTCTATGGATGGAAAAAGCAGTAAATGTAATAAGATGAAATAATGGTTATATATTATATACGTAAGAAGAGATGAGATAGAGTTACTTGTCTCAAAACACAAAGGTTCTTTAAAGGAGGAACTTAGATTATGAAAAAGGTAGTTGTTGTTCTAGTCGGGCTAATGATGGTTCTATTTGCCATTGGCTGCTCTGACCAGAATGGGAAGGCTCCTGAGAATCCGACTATTGTTAAGAGCGATAGCGGGCAACTCATGGGCGAGTTTGACAAGGATAGTGTTAAGGTCGACAAGGATGACGAGAAAGTGACTATTACAGTTTATGAATGTCTTCCTACTGGATCTTGGCATACTGCTACTTATCAGGCATTCAAAGATGATAAGGCTCATTTCCGTTATCGTGTTGGGTCGGGTGATTGGGAACGTATTAATTCGACCGATGCAAGCGATCCTAGAGTACATATCTTAACGGAAATAATAAAATCGCACAATGAAAAGAGCAATAGTGGAAAGGACAGCAAGCCGGCAACAAACGAATCTAAGATGGGTTGGACTAAGACCAGTGATGGTACAGTCTTAGCTCAGAATGATTCTGGTAAGACTGTTGGCAAACTTCAGCCTAACACTATTGCTGTTAGCGCTATTGGTCAAGGTGCAATTCAGATTGATGTGTATCAGGTTCTTGAGGATACACATCGTTGGAAGACTGTATCGTATCGTTGGAAAGACGGAGATAAATTCTTCATGTTCCGTGAACAGGGTGGAAAATCTTGGGAGCGTGTTGAGATGTCTGCTCGTGGAGATGCAAGGGTGTTCCTCTTTGCAGCTGCATGTGATATCATATCGAAGTCTTAAGTATGTTAGGTATATTTAGAGAGGATGATTTAAAATGAAGAAGATGTTTGTAGCGATTATTGTGGGTATGTTAGTGGCATTGTTTGGAGCATATCGTTGCTCAGAGGCAGCTGTCGTCCGTGCTCAGTCTTATGTGATTGAGTATGATGAAAGCTCAATCTATGTCATTAACGATGCAAGTCAGAACTTTGAGTTCAATGTTCTTCAAAAATATGGAGAATATGGCTCTTGGCATGTGGCACACTATCGTCAAATCCCGTACAACAATCAGTTTGTGAAGGTGGCTATTGACGACCTTCCTTACAAGTCTTATCATATCTGGAATGATGCATGTGGAGCTGTATATCGCTCTGTATGGAAAATCGTTTATGGATATGGTTTCAGCTAAGTCAGAGATGATGGATCCTCCCCTCTCCATATGGAGAGGGGAAATTGTTTTGTTCTAGAAAAGGAGTTAGATTACAATGAAAAATTGGAGTCAGGTTCCTCTTATGGCCAACAACCGGGCAGCTATTACGTTCAGATTTCTTATCTATACGATGAATGCGGAGCTGAAGAACAAATGAAGGGCTTCATATCTTCAATATTCGTTGGAGTGCTGCTTCTTATCAACTCATCTATTACTAATGCGATGACTGTTGTCGATCATCATGGGTATTACATTGAGTATGATGAGAATAGCTTAGAGATCATTGATATCAATCCAGGCAAGTTTGAATTCATTGTGACTCAGGGATTTGGTGAGAACTTAGAAGTTGCTCATTACCATGAGGGAGACAGTGAGTTTATCTATGTATCCATTAATAACGGTAACTACGAAACCTACAATATTCTGAATGACATGTATGGATCAGTATATCGTTCAATATACAAGTCCGTATATGGTTCAGAGTGGGAAGAGTAAAAGGTAAATCCCTCATATTAGAGGGATTTATTTTTTTTTAGCGACTGTTTAGTAAAGGAGTGAAGAGAAATGCCGGACGCTAGAACTCTCGTTGACAACTACGACTTTACTAAAGGTAAAGATGGATACATTATAAGCCAATCACTAACACAGCTATCTAATACATCTTATCTAACAGACTTCTATAAATTCACCAATGATGGTATGATTATCTATTCTAAAGCACCCAGATTTGATGTAATAACTGGTAAAGAAATGCCAGATAAATATACTATTGAATTCTCGTGTAGGTATATTGATTTTTATAAACCATCTTATGGGTGGAATCATATTTTTAGTTTCGGCTGGCATCATAGTAGTGGTGGAGGAGATATCCCATACTATTCTCTTTGTGTTGAACCACCTAGAGACGGAGTTGGGTATAATATTATAAACTATTTTGGTCCGAACACAGTTTCTATATTATCGAATCATATGTTTGAATTTGAGATTCAGGTTGACTTTACTGCTAAAACTATTGCTATGTATATGAATGGAGGATTTTTGAAGAAATTTGAAAATATAACAAATATCACCAATAAGACTCCATTCTATTTCTTTGGCACTGGATTTGGTGAAGCTAGTAACGGTATTCTTAAATCATTGAAGATTTATGATGGCTATAATGTATATCCAGATAAGCCAGTGGCTTATACAATAGCATTAGAAAGCAAAGGAGATATTTATGGATATCAATATCCATAATAGTAATATACTATTACTGTGATATGGGTGTATAATGGAGCATCCATACGACATTTTTAACTCCTTTCTTTGTGACTAGGGGCATGTGTCCCGAGAGGGTAAAGGTTTTCGTCATTTCCTTTACCCTCTTTCTTTTTTGTTTATAGCTGCACATTAGAACCTGAATGAGAAATAATTCATCCCTCTACCCATAACGGGTAGAGGGATATATTTTAGCTTAATAGAAGGTTCTTATCAAATAGATCCATCTATTACTCTTCTTCTTTCTGCAAATCATCTAAAACATTATTTTGCATTATAGTTTTCTTAATGACAGAGAATTGACACTTCTCTCTATGAATAGTGATTGACTCTAGTTTAATATCATAGGCCATATCAGAAGTATCAGTAAATGCTATCTCTCCGTATCTGGCTCTTTCTGTACCATCTACGATAATCTTAGAAAGATTATTTCTAAAGAATGATGAAATCTCTTCATAAGCAAGATATCTATCATCGAAGTATATGCTTATATTAGAAGATACGATAGATTCACCATACTTATTAGCAATATTGGCTAATAACTGAAGCTCTGTTCTAATATGAGACTCTGGTTTAGGAACTTTCTTAATATCATCTTCATTGAATGTCCCTAAAGTATCATTCATCTCATCTAAGAGTATATCATCCTTCATAAGTAATTCAAACTTAGTTTCAGGGATCTTGTTTCTTTCTTCATTCATATCTATATATGCTATAGCACTCATATCAGTGAAGTTATCTGCGTCTTTATTCCATTTACCGATAAAGCCGATCTCTTGGATAATAAATGTTTTCTCATACAGTCTTTTGACAAATTCTCTATCAATAGGAATAGTAGTAAAGATAGGATCTTCATTAGACCATAGGATCTTCTTAGTATACAAAGTGTATAGATCTATTACAATCTCTTTAATAGGAATGATATCTTCTTTATATTGAATATATCTTTCATTCTCTGGAATAAAAGATGGATCTTTAGTCAAGATAAAGATAAGCTTCATAATATAACTCCTCCATATACTCATTATACCTTTATATTATATACAGGTTTCCTAGACCATATAAAGTTATCTAAATGCAGAATATAACCCTCTATCCATATGGATAGAGGGAATAGAATCGTTTCAAAGAAAAACAGGGCCTGCGGCCCTCCCTTGGTGGGGTGGTTGGCGGCTGTTGTTCTCTTATGCGGCTGGTGGTGGTACCCGAACTAAGTTCCTACCATGATGTTGAGTCGATTTAAAAAGTTAAATTTACTGATTGGTTGGTCAAAAGATTAGAATTGTCAGAAAATTACCCTACTAATAGATGTAAATAATTATATACGGAAATTTACTGGTACACAGTTTTGGTTTGCTAATACTATTCGCGCACCTCTGGATCATCGCGCACCTCTGGTTAGAGACTCCCTTATTGGGAGTCTCTTAAACAAGAGAAAATATAAAAAGAAGAGTATACCTATATTTCTATATAGAGATAGTAATGATTAGAAGAATTCCAGCTATAATAATTCACAATCTCCCCAATATAAGAATAACAGATATGAAGAGGAGGTTATTAAATGCAGATTGTCGTGTTTGAAGGACTGGACTGTAGTTTCAAGGAGACTAACTCTATTGGATTAGCCAATTATATTGGAGATAAGGCTAAGAGATACGAGTTTCCAGATTATAAGAATGAGAGATCCTATTATATAAGGCAGTACTTAGGAAAGAAGTATAATGGTATCTCTAAGTTAATGATTATGGATATGTATCTGATGGAGATGTATGATAAATGGCATACAGATATCCAAGAAGATATAAAAAATGGTATTGAAGTTATCATCTTTGATAGATTCTGGTACTCAGGTCTATACTACAACTGCTCTACCATTAAAGAAAGATATTTGTTAGAGAAACTAGTATCTGACAAGTACAAGCTTCCCAGTGCTAATATAGTCTTCAAGATGATTACAGATCTTAATCTTATGCTTAAGAAGATTCATGAAAAGAACAGTGGAGATATTTATGAATCTGATGATAACGCTATGACCGAGATCTATAATAGATTTAAGGATATTACCTTCAACTGTGGCAATCAGTTTGATATTCCTATTACTAGTACAGATATCAATGGAGACCCCTGCTTTATGGATAGAGATGATATTCTATCCAGTATTACGGCAACATACGATATTATGACCAATATAATCTAAGGGAGGGACAATGAATGAGTTCATTCCTTAACGAAATACCATCATCCTTTCCAGATGGATTAGAAGAGGGCATTGCTTTTATAGCAGATAAAGATTATGATGAAAGACCAGTAAAAGTATATCAAGATATACTCCTTACTCTTATACGACGTAATCCTGCTGCTACATTTGTTATCTATTCTCCAGCAGAGAAGATTCTTGAATGGTTTAAAGATTATATGAAAGTATTCCAGATACCAGAAGAGAATCAATGCATCATTTATCCTCCTGGATACAAAGAGCAATCTGAATACGAAAAGAATCAAGAAAGGGCAGGAAGATTGCTTATAAGAGATCCTAGACTGTACAATAGATCATATGCTCAGCCATTGGATCATGCTCAAAGAGGATATAACGCATTTCCTGGCAAGAACTCTATTGAGAATAGAGCTTATAACAAATCTATTCGGAAATCTCCAATTTGGTATACTTTGGAGAAGTATAAAGAGATCTTTGGTAAGGCTAAGATCAAACTAGTTGTTATATTTACTGATAATCCTGGAGCTACTCCTGTAAAGGAGATGTTATCTACGGCCAAGGAATATCAGTTCCAACTGTTTACAGTTAATTCATATGGTGAATTTACGGATCTAACTGATCCGAACGTTTTGTTACATAAGAAATTTTATGGAGGAGTATTTAGGCATGAAAATACAAGAAAAGATTAAGGCTCTGTTTTCTGATATGCCTAGTGAGACAGTAGATGATATTTCTATGATTATCCCTGATCATCACAGAGATAGCGGATACAAGATTGCTGATGGAGTAGTAGAAAATGAAGTTATATATGCATCTGATTCATCTTATCTAGTATCTAAGGCTGCACGTATGTGTATTGGTCAAGATGTAGAGGAAGATTATGAAAAGAGATTGTTGCATATCTCTCGTGTTGCTCTTAGAGGGCATGAGTCTACCTTTGAACACACTAATATTATTATAATGCTTCACTTCAACCATTCTCTATTTCCAGAGTTTATTAACTTTGCATCTGGTATGAGATACCTGAATTGGAAAGTAAGGCAAGATAAGAATAACGTTCATATTCTTATTGGTGGCACCATCAGAGCATATAAGAATGCTATTCGATTCTGTCCTGATTGTATTCATAATCCTTTTATCAACTCCATCAAAGAAGTTCTGTATAGTTGTACAGAGTCTGTCTATTATGATGATCTTATTAAAGATGGAGTAATGGATAGAGACCAATTTGCTACTGCAGTAGAGAACATGAAGACCATCAAATACTCTAGGGCAAGTATTGATGATGATGTTCTTTGTGATGTTATTGGCTATGAGCATAAGAAGCTTGAATCTGAAAATGTAGAGATTCTTGCTACAGAACACCACACTATGGATAAGATCCTTAAGAAGGTCTCTCCATATGGGTTTAGTATATATGATTGTATGGATATGGCTGCAGTGACTGTTGTGTTTAAGAACATTTCCCGTGCCATTTCTGTACAAATTGTGCGTCATCGGAACGGCATCTCTCAGATGTCTCAGAGATATGTGGATTACAGAAACAAGGGGTTTGTTGATCCTCTGAAATTCATTTCTGATGAGGCTCCAAACAAGAGATATAATGTGAACATTTACGGGTCGAATGTTTCAAAGACATCTCTTGAACTCGGAAACGATTTGTGTAAGATTTATGATCAATTGATCGAACAGGGAATGAAGCGACAAGATGCTAGGGGATTCTTGCCATCGAATGTCGTTACAGATCTAATGATGACGTTTACATATCGTAATCTTTATCATTTCTTTGCTATGAGAGAAGCAAATGATGCACAGAACGAAGTACGAGATATTGCTAACCAACTACATCGGCTATTCAGAGAGTATGAGCCTCTTATTAAAGAGAGCGATAAATTTGATGAGCTGATGCTTAGGTTTGCTGATCTACCGCTCTATCTATTAGAGCAAGAGGATTATACTGAGCCGTCTATAGATGAGGAAGAAGTTGTGGACGGAACTATCATTGAGTAAGGGAATAGTGGACAAGATGAGAAAGACGATTTATAATCCAACTAGGGAACAGTTTTTAGCATGTAAAAGGAAATTGCCTTCATCTAGGATATGTCAATGCTCTATTCTTAGACAAGGTAAATTTATTGGGCCTAAGTATGTCTTTGATATTCGTCATGGTGATATTTTTAAGTATTACATGTACAATGGATCTGATTGGGTAATCAACCCTATGGCTCTGCCGTTTGTCGCTACAAGCGACCCATATATTAATGCCTATGGTAAGCCTGTCATCGAATGTCGACAAGCTCCTATAGATATGTATAAGTCTCAGTTGAAGAAGGAGAAATAAGAGATGATTCTGAAAAATGCTACGATGTATCAGAAGGACTTTGATAGTTTTGAAGAAGGTGTAGAGGCAATCTGCTCCCATGTTAATCAGCTTAAGCAGTTTTTCAATGAAGCTAAAAACGAGGAAGAGGCGATGAAGAATCTCTTTGAGACATTCATTACCAATCCTCCGACGACAACAAATGGAAACTTCCCGTATACGTTTTGTCTCAAGATTAACTCCCGAGGAGTTATTTTTGATACAGATAAAAGACTTAGCTTTGGGTGGAGACCCTGGGTGCGCAATGGTAAGACATGGTTTACGTTTAGCGTTTACTTCCCGAACTCTAAGACGAAAACTGTGTCTGAGAACAATCTGATTGACGATAAGTGGAAGCTTATTGAGCCGAGAACAGAGGTTGCTGCAGAGTCTGAAGCTAACTAAGTCTCATCCCACCTCCTTATAATCATCCTACCTTTCCAAAATATCCCTCTACCTGTAATGGGTAGAGGGATATGGCATGTTCTAAACACATTGATAAAGAGGTGATTATAAGATGCGTAATCCTGAAAACATTAATCGCTTAGATATTACAGATACTAAAACCGATACAATCAAATTATCATCTATACCTGAGTTTGAGATTGAAGACTGGGACTTGTCTGATCCCAAACAGTTTAAGAAGTATATTAATACTATAGAGAAAATTGTTAGAGGGTCATTTGAATATAGACAGTTTGTTGGATTTCTACGTGATTATGTGGGAATGAATAAGTGTTCTATATATGAAAGAATCACTAATCAAGACTCATTCAAGGTCAAGATACATATCCATCATGAACCAATCACATTGTATGATATAGTGATAGCAGTCTATAATAGAAGAGCTGCTAATAGAGAACCACTATCTGAAGATATGGTTGCTAAAGAGGTTATGTATCAGCATTATATGCTTAGAGTTGGACTGATTCCTTTATCTGAGACTGTACATGAATTGGTTCATAATCAGTTTATCTTTATTCCTACTACTGCTGTATTTGGTAAGTATTGGGAGTTAGTAGACATATATCATGATTATATGGAGCCAGAGACTCTTGATACATTAAAGAAGATAGAAGAGATCTCTACTAACTTTAATATGGATGAGAATAAGAAGGTACTGGAGACTCATATGATTCATCTTGATACAAGTGAATCTTATGATACTGACTTAGACAAAGTTAAACAGGTTTTGGAAAGCCGAATTGACGAAATTAAGGAATCTTATAAACGTTGATCTATCTAGGGAGGGGCAGATTATGGGGTCTAAGAAGAATAATAAACCTAAACCAGATGATAGTATTGGAGCAGTTAGAACTTATTCTAAACCATTGGTTTCTTCGTCAGTTATGATGGATCCTAAAGATGTTTATCTTAAGAAGAAGAAATCTTTGTCTGATAGATTTTGGGATCTGATCTGTATGAAATGATTGGTCGACACTACGATAATCTATAATGGAGGTAATGTAAAATGAGTCTTTATAAAGGTACATTTCAGCTGATTGCTGAATTGGCTAAAACAGAATGTGGAGAAGATTGTCATTCTTACACAGCAGATGCATGTGAGATTGAGTGCAATAGTGTTCTTGCAGAAATCGATAAGATTGCTCAGGGAGAGATCAAGTATCTTCCTCAGGCCGTGAATATTCAGGTTAGCCATGAACACGGTTATTTCGTTGAGATGGAAGATGTAGTTAGATATATGATTGGCACTAACTGCAGAAGTTTCAAAGAAGCTCTTGATGAGATTGCCAAGGGTAATGGAACCGATCAACCTCTTGCTATCTGTATTGAAGCAGAAGAGCTTAAGAAGGCTGCTAAGAAAGCTAAGAAAAAGAAAATGGAGATTTGTCCTGATTGCAATAAGCCCTCATATCTTTGTGATTGCAAGAAACCCAAGAATGAAAAGGCTATTGATTATGACGATGACGAAGACGATCTTGATGATGACGATGATGAAGAGCTCTATGAGAGTGCTATGCAGATCATCAAGAAATGCAAAGCAGAAGGTATTAAACTTCTTCAGAAGTAATAGATTTATACATATTCCCTCTACCCATATGGGTAGAGGGGTATTTTATTTATAAATGGAATTTTTATAAAATTTATGTATTCTAATCGCATTAGAATGGTAGCCTATAGAACCATATAAAATCCTATATTGCAAATATTTTAACCATATCGCAAGGGTACATGCGGCATTTTTTATATTTTGCATTTTAAAAGAAACACATGTTCTAGCATGCACCATTTTAAGTAAACTAAAGAAATATTTGAATATATACTATTATTGTAACGAAAGGAGCGAATAATGATAAAAATTTGATATATTATACGTCTATCATATGGATAGGTGATAGATGATAATTTCTAATAGTCTTTAAGGAAATCTGATAAATCTTTATAGTCTATTAGAACCATATAAGAGAACTAACTTGTTTTTCATCTATAGGAGGAAATGGAAATAATGAAAGTAGAACAGAAGGAAAGAATTACAAAGTGGGTTAAAAGTAACGATATCATCAATCATGAGCTTATGAAGTCTTATGTGAAGTTTGTGATACAAGCATTGATTACAAAAGACCCAGCTATTGAAGCTATCTCAGAGGCATGTAAAAACTTTGATGAAAGTGCTATGAGAGCAGCTATTCAGATTCAGTCCGCAATCATGTATAAGCTCAAGAACTCTGACAGTTCTGGGGTTGCACACGCGATTGATTTGATCCATTCAATGAATAATGAAGATGCATTGATGGAGTTCATTGATGAATTGAAACAGGATGAAGCTATCGGATCGATAGTAAACGATTATATTGATAATCATCAGTAAGAGGGAGGTATCGTAATGTGATCGCATTCTTTAATGCTATTAATACATACACAGATGCTTCCTTGGTCAAAGATGGCAATGGGATTACGAGCACTTGCGCAGGATATGTAACAGTATATCGTGGTAAGATCCTGGATGAGGGAACTCGTGTATTGTATAACACAACAAACAACTTTGGAGAGATCTATGCTATTTATATGGGGGTACAGAGCTTGCTCAGATATGCTCATATGGATACATTCTTGAATCTTTTCTCTGATTCTAAGATATCCGTAGATGGATTAACCACATGGATTTCGGGATGGATAAAGAACCAAGATAAGAATGGGGTTCTGTATTCGTCTGCCGGCACAATGGTGGCCAATCAAGAGATCTTTTCTGCTATAGTCAATATGATTGCATATCAAGGTGTACATTTACAAATACATCACATATTAGGGCATATTAACCCTAATAATGCGTCATTACTGAATAAAGCAAGAATTATGTTCAAAAGAGAGAATGGAGTACTGTTGTCTGAAGATATTATAAGAGAGATCTGCTCTTATAATAATTATATTGATAATAGAACAAGAGATACTCTTACAAGCACTATGGATAATAAAGTGGCTCTTTCGAACTATGCATCTCCAGATATAGCGATGCAGAAGATGTTGAATAAAGAGACAGTGGATGATTATCTTCGGTTGTTAGAGGAGTAGGAAGTTTATGGAGAATATTGTTGTCACTACAACTAAAGGAGGTCTATCTTATAAAGAAGATGGATCGGCCATTCATGGCACTGCATATGAAGAGTTTATGCGTTGGAGACCGACTTATACTGGTCTTGGCCAAGAATGGTTTAATATCTTTGGAGATGCTGTACGGAGTCTTATTCTGAATACAGAATCTGTACAGAAGGTCAATTTGGCTGATAAGGTTGAGAAGATTGTGGATATTTCTAAGAGGTATGCATATATCTATTACAATGCAGAAGGTCAGACAAGAGAGACTGATTCTTCTAGAGCCTTGTTCATCTTTAAAGGAGTTCTTATGGATTTGGTCAGAGATTACAATTATATGGATCCTAAGTACGATAAACTCGTTGATGGGCTGTATAATAAGATCTGTGATCTTATCAAAGCTGGTTCGTAAAATGGTAGATTAGTTGTATACTATAACTAAAGTATACATGAAGGAGGAAATAAGTAAAATGGCTAAAGTTAGAAACGTAAACGATGTTAAGACTGACAAGAGAAGCATCGTCACCACATGCGGTATTGCAGCGATCAAGCCTTCTAAGAAGGAAGAGAATGCAGTAAACCGTTACATTATGGAAGTTCGTAATGACTTTGGTGGTGATCTTTTCGATGTCATCATTCGCCCAGAGTATGCAGTACTTCCTGTAAACTCTGACAAGAAGTTTGGCCCTTATCTCGGAGATAAGAAGAGTACTGAGTTTATGTGGATCAATCTGTTCCATTATATGTATTGGAAGAACCGTGCTACTCAGATTGAGGAGATGGTTCAGCAGTTTTTGGCAGATTATCCGGCGGTTCAGGAGAATATTGCTGATGTATATCGTTGGGCGAGAGAGACATACATCAACAATGAACTCACTAAGAGAGGACGTGCCCCGATTTATGCAGCTGCTATGCCGAAGTTTAATCCATATGCAAATATTGCAATGAATGCAGAGGGTTTCTTCGCTTATTCGAGCAGTGTAGTTGGAAATATCATTCAGTTCATGGAACAGAATGGCGCTTCTCCAGAGTATGTTGAGCAGACTATCCAGCAATTGGTTGGGGAAATCGATCAGATGCTTCATTATTATTCTGATACAATTGCTCAGGATGTAGCTAATGCTCAGCAGCAGTCTCAGCAAGTACAATATCAGATGCAGCAACAGGCAGTGATGTATCCAGCAAATCAACAGGGGGTTCAGAACCAGATGTATGATCAAAACATCATCAATCAGATTCAAAATGATACTCGTCAGGCGATGATTCAACAGTATGCAGCAAACCAGACTCAGATTATGCAGCAGAATGTATATATGATGCAGCAGCAGGGAGTTCCGGTTCAGCAGATCAACGAGTATGTTGGACAGACAATGCAGCAGATCAATGATCAGGTAGTTGCGTTCACTGGTCCTCAGATGACGATGGAAAATCAGAATTTCTATGTTCCTGAGATGGATAATGGATGTACTTGTGGTCATCATGGCCATGAATGTCATTGCCATGAGAAGGCAGCAGATATGGATATCTCTGCAGCAGTTCTGAAAGAGGAAGATACTGTCAAAGATTTTGGTAATATCAGCAATGTAGATTTCTATCCGATTGATGAACCCGATATGGGCCATCCGAATGCAATTCAGACAAATCAGAATCCTTGGGGGATGAATGAGTCTTATGGTGCTATGGGTAACAATCCATTTGTATCTACGGCTGATTATACTGGAAATTTTTGAATGCGGCACACCAGAATACCCTGGAGAAGGTGTTTGCCGCTAGTCGATCCACTACAAAGAGTGGTGAAGAATATTTTGATCTTTCAAAGATAGGCAAAGCCTTGTCTGATGAGGTTAAGCCGACAACAGCCAATATTGATATTGATCCTGATGGGGGAAAGAGATTGAACGTTGAATTTTCGCCAGAAGACATAAAGAAGATTATGACAGTAAACAAAGCTGTTAATCAGATTGACGAACAACAACAGATTGCTATGAATATAGCAAATGGCATCACCCCAGTGCAACCGATCAGCAATAATACTAATATAGATTTTACTAACATGGCTGGACTAAGAACCATGGGCTACTATAATGGATATAATAGTGGTCTTTCATGGTATGGAGATCGAAATTCATGGATGGACCTTACCAAGGAAGAAATAGATTCTGGAAAATATCCGGTAAGTAAGGTCATCAGACCAGGGGATGAAGATTACGATAAACCCAAACAGATTAAGCATAAGAAAGAACAAATCATCGTCTGTGTCAAAAGATTGCAGAAAGATGAAGATGGAAAAGCTCATTATGAGTATTATGGAGATAAAGAAGCAGTAAAACACTTCAAGAAAGAGGCCTGTGTTGAAGACTATAAGTCTGCTGCTCAAGAAGCGTGGCGAAAGATACAGCTCGTAGAAGTGTATAACTTAGCTTCTGAACTAAAAAGATACAATCGCCTATTATCTGAACAGCTTCTGTGGTATCAGCATGAAGCATCTATCGACGAATTTGATGAATTCAAGAAGATGTGTCTACAAAAGCTAGCAGATTATAGAAGCAAAGATCCGTTTGCTAAGGTTAAGTCTAATATCCGAGTCATCAATGGTCAGACTCATATTCTTCCGACAGAAGATGATGGAGTAACTAAAGAAGAACTTGATGAATATGTCAAAAAGCTTGAAGCTAAGGCGCAAGAGCCTAGCCAGAAAGATAAAGAGAATGCAGTGATTGAAAAGTATCAAAAGGAGAGTGAAGAACGTCTTGGTGGTATTCGTAAAGAGATTGAAGCCATTGAGAATGATAATGACCCGAAGAGCTCTATCAAGAAACTGCAGATGCTTGACAATATCAATGTTTGTTGCTCTCAAGAAGAGTTTGAAAGAGAGATGGAATGGAGAGAAAGATTCAAATCTAGATGGACAGATCAACAGAATGAGCGTAAGAACCAGTATTCTGTATGGAAACAGATCATGCGATGTGCAATAGATCAAGTTCCAGAAGGAATGAGCTATGATCAATGGTTTGATGAATGGTGGAATAAACCATCTAAAGATGCTCAAGATTATTATCGTAAGAACAAGAGAGCTATTCTTAGTGGTCAGCTAAGTAATAGGTTGACTCAGATTGTTGCTTCTCAGCCTACACCAGATCAGATTAAGGCTGCATATGAAGCAGATATAATCAGAAAGTATCGTGCTTTTGATAAAGGTTTAGTAAGAGACGAAGGATTGAATCAGTTCTTCAATGGTGAGTATGGATTTGCATATCTATGGCATTGCCATTTGCAAGATGAGATTAAGAAACAGCGTCAAGATCTCAAGAGACTGTATGACCCAGATGCTCTTCATGATCTATTCAGAAGCAGGAGTGGTACAAGTAACCATCCATCATTACCAAAGAAAGCAGATTATGATACACTTGTCAACTCTGAAGAATATCAGAAGAGGAGACAGATGTTCATCGAAACTATCTACAAGAAGAACAAGCTTGGGAGGTTGAGATGAATCGGAATGAGATGCTGCAGAGATTGTATAATAAGAAGAAGCTGTATAAAGGCTTTGACTTCGAAGCTCTGTGGCATCCTCCGATATCTGCATATCTAAGTGCAGAAGATGTCAATAGGTTGAATCAAATAGCTTTATCTGCAAAGCTCAATGGAAGACCATATGAGAAGTATCAGATGATAGATGATATACTTAGATTTAGAGGGTTTACCAGATTTCATGCTGGCACTAATAGGCTTGTATATAAATCTGAGTATGATGATACATTTCTTCTAAAGGTTGGAATAGATCGAGTTGGAATTACAGATAACCCATCAGAGTTCTATGCACAGAATATGATCAAACCGTTCTGTGATAAGATCTTTGATGTAACTCCATGTGGCACTGTAGCCTTAGTGGAGCGATGTGATCCTATTAAGAATCGCCAACAGTTTGAAGAAATAGCAGATGAAGTATTCTTTATCATAGTCACAGAGTTCGCTGGATTGGTTCTAGAAGATATTGGTACAAACTTCTTCATGAATTGGGCAGTAAGAAAGAACTTTGGTCCTGTATTGATTGATTTTCCTTATACCTATGCAATGGATCTAGAAAAGATGCATTGTGTAGAAGTAGATAAGGCAAACGGCTTAAAATGCCCAGGACTGATAGATTATGATGCAGGTTTCAACACATTGATATGTGAAGTATGTGGTACTAGGTATACCGCAAGAGAATTGGCAAAGGCAAATCAAGTAATCTCTATTAAGAGTGCACTTGAAAGAACAAAGGAGTTGGGAACAGTGGAAAAAATCATTGTTTATGTGACGAAGAACGGAAATAAGTATCCGTGTGGTATGGCTGAAGATAGTGTTATCAAGTCAGCTGCTCGTCATCGTAAAGATAAAAAGGTGCAGAATAAGTATGAGAAGTTTACTCAGGAGATCAATGAGAAGGGCGAAGAGCTTCTTCATGTTGAGGGAGTCGGCACTCTGAAGTGTATCGACGATCCGGCTCCGATCACAAGTGAGTCTCTGAATTCTGCAATCAACCTTAACAGCCCGGCAGAGAGCACTGAGAATGAACTCGTCGGTGAAGTTAAGGTCGATGTTCCTGAGGTCATCAATATTGAGCCGACGGAAGAGATCGAAGAAGAGGTTAAAGATACCAAGAAGAAAAAAGCCGTCAGTGCAAAGACTCGTATGAAGAGGAAGGGTATTGATAAGCGTATCAAGGAGATTGAAGAAGAATTCTACAATCTCTATGGCGATAAGTACGATGAAGACCACGTACTTAGCTTCCAGGATGATCTGACTAAGTATGCTGTTGAGATCGTGATTAAGGAGTTTGAGATTGACTCCGACTCTGCAGAGAAGGTCGTTCGTGAGATCGTTGAAACCGATTATCCGGTAGAGATCAAAGACGATCATGAAGTAGAGGATAAGTATGAGGCTCTTGCAGAAGAGATTGAAGAGAAGCCTAAGAAGAAGGCAGCTAAGAAGTCTACGAAGAAGCCGTCAAAGAAGAAGCTTGAAGAAGATTATTGATAATATACTATATACAGGAGAGACATAGTTCTCTCCTGTATATTTTGTATATTTAAGGAGGTGAACGATTTGTTCGCTAGTTGTTATATCACTAATCAGATATCAGATGTTCAGCAGATGCTGGTGGGCGGAGTAAATGTAATTGCTCTTACAGATGATATCGAAGACTTCAGGCACACTCCAGTGATGGTAGCAAGTATTCTTCTTCCACCGTATGAATCTTCTGAGGCAGATACGTATGGAGATGAAGAAGCTGCTAGAAACATTTACATTCAGTACTTGATGAGACCAGAAACAATGAAGGTGTTTGCTACAATCTTAGCAGCTCTACATGCAGGGAAAGAGATTTGTTTCTATATTCCAATGGATGAGAGCACTGCATTCAAGTTTGGCAGAACTCTTCTTGAATTTATGGCTAGTCAGTTTGGTATACTGGTTGGAGATGGAATTGGTTATGGGTTTCCTCCAAATCCTTCTACAAATCCAGACCCTATGTATGAATCTAGTCGTCTGAACACTATGTTTCTGTATGATGTGATTGATCTTAATACTCTAGCAGTAGAGTATCCTCCAGGAATCATTCCGAATGACATGGTTTGCGTTAAGATCTTAACTATGTATGATCAGGACTTCAGAAATCTGAGTATGGAACAGATCAGAGATTTTGTTGCTCGTTATATAATGAATATAAGATCAGCAATAGTTGACAAACGTGTCGCTCCGATGATGAGGGTGTGACCCAAATGATTGTATTTGGAGGGCCTAAGCTAGTTCCATCATTACAGCTTGACGCTGAAATGAGTGAGCAGAAGTGGTGGGTGTATAACTTCATGTGTCTGGTGAATATTGGAAGATATGTGAATGACCTATTTCCACCAAAGCAGATGTTGGAGTTCTTCCGTAATTCAGATATGGAGTCTCCAGAATTCGATAAATATTACGCAGAGTATATCTTGAACGAGGATAATTCTTTTGTTGCATTCATGGATATCATGATGGGGCAATACTATGGAGGAAATGCATTTATCTTATATGATGATAATTCTCCTCTTATAGACAATCTAGTTGATTCAATCAGCAAATTGATTGAGTTTAGATACGGATTGGTTCCTCGTATTGTTCATGAAGAGATAGATCTATTCTATCTTGGCAATGATGATGCTATGAGCCCTCAAGGAATTGAGTTCTTCATGGCGGACAAGGAAAGGTATACTCAATTAGTTACAGATCCGAAAGAGCTTATGGGTTCATCCATGATCATGGAGGATATCAGTGGTGGGACTATTTAACGATGTCAAAGATAATTATCTAGCCCCTATTTCATATCTGATATCAAACTATATCAGAGAATATGATATATCTAAAGCTAATATTAATATTCTCTTGTATAAGGGGCTTATTAGTAAAGATCTGTATGATGAGTTATATTCTCTTCCTAAGAAAGAAAGAGAAGTAAGAGTAGGTTTGCTTATAAAGTATGATCAGAATCTCAATAAAGAGCTTTCTAAAGGCTTCGGAGAAATGAGAAGACTGTTTTTTGAAGCAAATCAGATTCAAGACTATGAGGTTATGGCTGTTAAGAAGGATGCTATATACCTTGTAGGTCGAGAAGCACAGGTGACTGCGTTTAAGAATGTCGAATTTGTATGTAAGAATGTATATACGTCTTACTACAACTTGGGTGTGGAGTTTTATTACTATCTTGATACTAAGCAAATGGAAAAGCTAGACATAAAGGGAATCAGTGATAATATGCTTTATTTGCATGATCCCTTTATGCTAGACTTCTTAAGATATATCTTTTCTCTAGCACAGAATGGAGCATTTGTTGATGCAATGAATGATATCAGAGGATTTTATAATCAAATGGTGTTATATCAGCTTCCATTGGGTTATTACAGGGAATTGAATAATCGTTCTTTGTTTAGATCAAGAACCGTCATTGACGGTAATAGAATATATCTCTCATCTATAGGAGATAAATTCGATATTAAGCAAGCACTTGATGCTAGTTACAATCTTGGTATCCTTCGTAATCTATACAGTATTATGAGTTACCATGCTGCTAAAAGATAAATGAAAGGAGACATAAGATGGACAAAGATACTTTGAAGAAGGGAATTGACATTGCTGCTGAGGTATATACATATGCTAAAGGGGTATTCAATTCTATTCGTGGCAAGAGGAAAAAGCTTGTATCTATCACTAAGGAATATGATAATGGTGATGGGGTTGAAAGTATCACTCTTACAACGTATGAAAACAAGGATGGGTCTAAGAGCTACGAAAAATCTGTAGTGCATGACAGTCCTAAGGTAAAGTGAAAACAGCATTTATCCCCGTATCCATGTGGATACGGGGTATATGTTTGTTTAGATATACTTGATGATATCTGACATACTGCTGTTTTCTTTTTTGGGTTTTTGCTCAGGCTTAGGTCTATTATTCTCAACTACATAAGCAGTTACAGCCATATAGATCTTCTCTGATATGATATTTGGAACCATATCTTTATTATAGAATGCTTCTATCTTCATAAGAAGAGTAGAAGAGATACGAGAAGACACAGAATCAATCATTCCGGTAATGATTCTTCTTTCCTCTTCAGCATTGATATATTCAGATTCTTTTCTGAACCCAACATTCATAAAAATATACTCATTGAATGCTTCATCAATGATATTATCTAATGCTTTAGGGACCTCCGGGTCATAAAGCTTAGATTCAAATTCCTTCTCTAATACATTGGTTCTCCTATTAAGAATCATGAATGCATAGAGAACAATACCATAGATGATATTATAAGGACTAATATAAACAGCAATAGCCGTAGCAATAGCAAGCCAGAATCCTAGTTTATTATTTATGCTATCCCATGCAAAGGCAATGCGATCGGCCCAAAGCTTTATAAATTCTTTCATACAAGATTCGCTCCCTTCTCGATTATATGGATGTAAGTCTGGTTGTAATTGATGAATTTTTCGATAAGATCATCCCCTGGGATTGCTCCCAGGGGTTTATTTTTTATATAGTTGTGTGGTTAAGAGATTCTCTTCATTCCATCTAGACCAATCTAAGATTGTGTCTCTGAGTTGTAATAATTTCATTACGTGCTGTTCGTTTTCAAGTTTCTTCTCAGTAACTTGCTTTATATATACTAAAAGCTTATAGCAGATATCTCTCGTGATACCAGTTCTATAGAGCTGTAAGAATGTAGGCCAATCTCCAAAGCACATGCTAGGAGGTATAATAAACTCAGGATCACTGTGAACCAACTGATGCGCTGTCTTAGTAAGCATAACTGTGCACACATGATGCTTAGTGTGCTCCATTTTGAGCATCTCTACAAGGTCAAAAGTGGTTATGTAGTTATACATATTAAGCATATGCTCAGTAATGATCAAGGCTACGTCAAAGATAGTAAGTATGTTATGATGCATTTCAATTGTAGCCATCTCTTGATCTATATCTGAATGAATATTTGAATGTACTTGGCATCTATCTAATCCCATCTCCATGAGATGGGCTTTATAATGGGTATATGTATTGGAATGCCTGAATCTTGCAATAGCATTATCTAAGAACGATTTATATATCTCAACATCAAGCATAGACTCCCTAGTTTGAGCGAATGAGATTTCAAACGGAGAGTTAGGTGAATGTAATGTTGGGTTCACATCGTTATATTGCCAGATTTCAGGTACACTAGGTTGTCTATACATTTTAATCACCCCGTCCCCATGAAATATTTAAGTTTTTACTAATCATGCCTTATCTGTATGTTATGCGACATGATTTAACTGGATTTACATACTGGTAATTGGAAAAGAAAGAGGAGGGATTATAGTGTCTCTAAAAATATCAAAGACCTATTTAGATAACCCTTTTACAGATGCTTTGCTGTTCTATATCAAGACTCTTGCTTATGGTTGTATTATTAAATCCGATAAGGATGCTTCTGCTGAAGAAACGTTGGAATCTCTTAAGAATGCTGAATTATATATCTATGCTATGGAGAATGGCGCAGAGTTCAATATATATGAGTATACTGAACAAATGCTGGTTGCTGTTCTTCCGCCATCTGAATTGGTGCATATTAATCTTTATTTGCGCCATAAGGAGGCTATACCTACTGTATATCGAGAGCCACTTATTAAGAGAGCCAGACAAGCAGTCATAGATAACTATGTGGAAACAAATAATTACTATCGCATGATTTGTGGATTACCAGAATATGGTGATAAAGGTATTGCTTTTGCTCCATATTCTTATCTGCTCCCTCCTGGAGAGACAGTTACGGTTCCATATGTACATGAACTTGGAGCCGATGGCGCTAGAATGCTTGAACTGTATGGTATTATGGACAAGATCAGAGCTGATCATCCAAAGGCTAAGTATCTTGATTATATTAGTGCAGGTATTTCTATATATAAGGCTCGTAAGTGTATTGATAAACAGATTTTGTATATGCCAACCACTGGAAATACAGACATAGACGATCTGTTTCAAGAGAAATATGAAATGATTAGAACCTTTGTTCGTAGAAGAGTAGATTCTACAGCAATGGAATACGAGTCTGAGCATTATCAGGGATTCCTTACTGCGTTCATTTTCTTCTTGACAATGCTTGAGATGCTTACAGAGGTTCAAGACAGAATCATCAAGAAAGATATTCTTGATGCTAGATGTATTGCATTCATCTATGAGACTTATGGAGTTCCATACTATAAGAAGATTCCTCTTAGATATCAGATAATGATGTGTAAGAATATCAATAGTATCGTGCAATATAAGTCATCTCCAACTGATATGCTAGCCTTCATCAGCTACTTTGGAGCAAACAGTGTCAATATCTACAAGTTCTATTTGCTTAGAGATAGAAACCTAGACCCATGGGGCAATTATATCTATATGATGAAGACTCAGTTTAAGTCTGCTCTTAACGATATTCTCGTTCACACTACTGCTACAGCAGAACCAACTGACACTATTCCATTCCCATTCGAATATTACATTAATAAAGGTAATCTCATGTATCCTTGGGTTGGAGATCATAGGTTATCTGAAGATGAGTATGAGATCTATAATTACGATAAGATCAATGTAAAGACAGAGGAATACAAGAACAAGCCCATTAGATATGAGTTTTATTATGATAAGAACTCTGAAAAAGGAGAGTTTACTCCAAATACGGAAGACGCAATCAAGACTAGCGTTCAGATTGTAGAAGAGGTTAACGAGAAGACTAGACGAATTAATCTAGAGCTTCCTAACAGAAGTTATCTGTATGATGATAATGAAGTAATGGTCATAGTCGGATCTACTATTTTAGATAAAGCCATGTATACGATAGATATCACAGAGAATACTCTTACATTCAATAAATCTTTTGAAATGAATGGTAAGAGAATCATGATTATATACTTCTCTGGTAATTCTATCAGTACGAAGTTTGTTAGAACTCATACAGAGGCTACAGCAGATGGCCAAACCGTATTTGCTGTACAAGAGCCATTTGTAAAGTACATTCTTAATGGAAACTATTACTTTGTAACAGTTGGTGCTACGTATATAGATTCCGGAAGGTATGTATATGATGATACTACTAATAGTATCAGATTTACAGATGGTACTAAACTGTATAAGGGAAGAAGAGTCACATTCAACTTCTTGTATTCAGTAAAATCTATCTATTCTAATATCAACATTCTTCATCTTGAAGAGACAATCACTGCTGATGAGCCATATCAAATTGTATTCCAGATGAATGAGAACGTAAAGCGGTTTGTAGACTTTGGCTACAATATCTTTGTAGAGATTCGTGGATGGTATTTGGATTCTAGATTGTTTGAAGTATACGCCAATACGATTGCTTTCAAAGACCATTCTATTGGATTGCAGCCAGGAGAATCGTTTAAGATACATCTCTACTATGGGCCCACGACAGAAAATCTGATTGCATATACAGAGTCTATTGGGGCTAAAGAAGACATGCAATCTAAATTTGAGATTAGATATCCTGTAGATAAGTACTTTGATAAGGGCAATAAGATTGTCATTGATAGTGCTGGGTACCCTTTACAAGAAGGGGTACACTATACAATTGATGGAAATATTATCAATATCTTAGATGATGATGTTAAACCTAGACTCGGAGAAAGAATCTCTATACAATATGTGTACAACCAAGAATCTGACTATGCAATCAGAATCCTAGATCAGAATATTGTTGTCAAAGAGAAGAATCAGAGTCTATTCTATGTAAATCTTCCATTCTATCCATATTTTGAGACAGATCAAGGATGCGTAGTTATACATAACTCTGTTGTTGTTGATCCGAAGTTCATTACTTTTGATAAATACAAGATGTTCTTGGATATCGATTGTAAGCCTGGAGATCTAGTTACAGTTCTTTTCATCTTCAATAACAAGTATCTTACTGCTAGAAACACTCTTATCAAAGTTAAGAAGGTAACTGTTCCTAGCTCTAATGTAGACGAAAATTATATTATGAAGATGCCTGTGCCATTTGATGATTTTATTGAGAATGAATGGCCTTGGTTTGTGGATACAAATCAAACCTATGTAGATCCAAGCACATATGATATTATGGCCAATGGATTTAGCTTTAATGATCCCCCGACCATTCAAAATCATCCAGACTATACATTCTTCTTCATGTATAAGGATGCGGCTCCATGGGTAACTAAGAAACAATCTGAAGACTTCGATGAAGATATCTCGATGAAGTTCCTTAAGTTGCCACTAACTGCATTTACTGATACAGATACATATGTGAAGCTGAAAGAGAAAGTAAAAGCATATGATGCTATTACTCTTGCAGATAGGTTCTGGGATGGAGAAGATGGCAATGAAAATGAGAATGCTCTGCATAAGAGTATTAGATCTGCCATTGCCGAGCAAGAGTTTAATTATGCTCGTACCAAGTATATGAGTATTGATTATCTAGTTGATGTAGCAGAGTTATCATTCCAGATACCATATTTCTATAATATGCTCTATGATGATGTGTTTACAGAGGATAATCTGACTATCAATATAGCTAAGATTTCTCCATATCATAAGTTCAAACTTTCACATTTGTTCTGCTATATGACTGCTTTGGCATACATGTTTAAGGATATTGATGATACTATCATGAAATCTCCTACTCAGATCATGTGGGTCAAAGGATTCAACTTCAAAGCTGATCTTGATGCCATCAAAGAATGGATTCTTGATCAAAGAAGAAAGCCAGAAGACTTCAATGCTTTTGATTTTATTACGAATCCAGCCCCATATCCAGATATCAAGTCGTTCATAGATACCTATCATACGAATAAGAAAGTCTTTAAGACTATCGTAGAGAATATGAGAGAAGCTAAGAACTATGATATCTACAGTATATGGAAGAAACTGTATGATTCTATGATGGTATGGGAATTCAATATGGAGTTCTTTAAGCTAGATAATGGCGAGATCGCTCCTACATTCACTGAATTCCTTAAAGAGAAGGACAATGTTCTTTATCTCTCTCTTAAGAGAATCGAAAATATCTCTAATAGAGATGCTAGAGAAGAAGAGATCATTTCTATGATTCAAGATATCATCTATATCTTGGAAGAGTATATTGATTCTAAAGAATTCAAGTATCTCTATTTGAGCTTACCTGGTGTATCTGCAGATCATCTGCTTGAGTATCTCTTCACTATGATTAACTTCTTTAAATCATATAAAGTAATTCTTTACCAGATGGGTGTAGAGCTGATGTTTACTGATAAGAATCTTATGACCATCAGACCATATGATGTGATAAATATCAAGAGTAACCTAGATAAGATTGAGTATATTGCTACCAAAGAACATAAAGAGACTAAAGGAAACCTTGAGCCTCATGATATGGTAACAAATACATGGAGAGACAAGATCTCCATTAAATACCGTTGGGATTAAATACGGTTGACACCAATATAATCAAACGAAAGGAGATCGACTCATGTCACAACTAAATTTGAAAGATAATGTTGGTAAACAGATTGTCGATAATGCATCTCTCGGACAGAGAGGATATAAAGAAGGTCTAAGCAAACTTGATACTCAGATCACTATTAAAAATCATGATACTGGAGAAGTGATATTCAAAGGTAAGAACAAGCTTATCCTTCCTGGTGCAGAATACCTTGCTATGGCTCTTTTTGATCTTCCTGATGTTCCTTTGACACCGTCTTATAACTCTAAGCTGAATCTTGATAATACTATCTATACTGCTAAGCCTCAGAATACAAACAAAGTATTTCTATTCTGCGTTGGTACCGATGGTTGCGGTACAGAAAATTCTCAGGTTTATGAAGAGGATTATCGTAAGTGGATTCAGCCTGAAGCTCTTGTTCCTTTCCAATATAAGACCAAGAAAAAAGATATTACAGATGCTCAAAGAGAAACATACTTTGGAAGAAAGACTCTTGGAGATCATTTCGCATATTATTTCAAAGCATTTGATTCCGCTCCTCAGCTTATTCGTCAATTTACGGATGGAACGTCTATTGATAACCAAGTTTATGAGGTTCAGAATCAGATTCCCATTGAGACTTATGTCTCTATGAATATGAGTGTTACTAAGGATGATTGCAGAGATTATTTTATATCTACTCTTGGTATTAATCATGCTAGAATCAATACTATCTCCCTCTGTACTGGTTGGAGAAGAAAAGTGGATGGCTTTGATTACTTCCAGGATATCCGTCCTATCACTAAGCTGAACTTTCCTAATGAACCGTTAATTGATCTTCGTAAGTCTCTTGACATTACATATCAAGTGTATTTCTAAAATTTATTAGGACAGGGATAATTCCCTGTCCTTATATTTTATCGAAGAGGTGATGTAGAGATGAAAAGAAAAAGTAAGGAGATCAAGGATCAAAAAGATATAGATTATCTTCTTAATATAGATGAGACTACTGCATGCAGTTTATCATATATGATGGAGACATTCGGTTCTTTCAAGAATAAGAAGAAGTTTGAACCATATGACACCATTACTGTACCAGCAGGTAAATTTGGCAATGATAAAATGAAGAATAAATCTCCGTTTACCACTACTGCTGGGTTATGGGTTTATAATAAAGCTTTTATAGAGAAGGACCTTACTCATATCATTGGATATGTGAATGAGACTCTAACAGCTGATGTCACTAGCGACATCAATCAGAAGCTTACATATGCTCTTCTAGAGAATAGGATTGATCTTGAAGTCCTTAAAAGATTTATTATGAAAGAGCAGAAGTTCCAGCCTTACTCTAACATACTCTGTTCTTCATTCTCAGAAGAGATGCTTCTATCATCTGCCAAGATTGATCAGAAAAAGAGAGAATTACAGAAGAAGTATGCTAAAGAGCTTAATGGAGAAGAATCTGAAAAACTTGTAGCAGCAGACAAGATGGAGAAAGAACTCCTAGAATATTCTAAAGAGATTCTTAAGGATGATCCTGCTATGGATATCTATAACTCTGGCGCTAAAGGAAGCTTTGGAAACAACTTTAAGAATCTCTTTGTCATGAAGGGTATTATCAGAGATCCTGATCCTACTAAGGGTTATGATGTCTGTATGTCCAACTATATTGATGGTATCAAGAAAGAGGACTATGCTACAATGGCCAAGTCTCTTGCTGAAGGCCCTTATTCTCGTGCGGGGAAGACTGCTATTGGTGGATATTGGGAGAAATTGTTCCTTCGCGCATTCCAGCATATGATTCTTCTTCCTGAAGGTACTGATTGTGGTACTAAGAGAACCATTACAGTACATCTTACGAATAAGAATGTGAAGGATTACATGTATTCTTATATTAAAGAGAATGGAAGATTAGTTGAGCTTACATCTGAAAATATGGATAAGTATATTGGTAAGACAGTACAGTTCAGATTCTCTTCTCTTTGCGAGTCTAAGAATGGAATTTGTCATAAATGTATTGGCAACTTCTTTTATAGGCTTGGTATCAAGAATATCGGTGTTGTTACCCCTCAGGTAGCGTCTAAGATTAAGCTGATTGATATGAAAGCATTCCATAACAGTCAGGTCAAGCTGCATGAAATCGACGTAGATAACATGTTTGAAGAATGAGACTATTCTACCCTGTACTCATATGAGTACAGGGATATTTTTTGATTTGCTTGTTTACCATATAATGAGGCGTGTGAAAATGGTAAAGAGAGGTATGGTGATATACTATAACTCTGAAAGGAGAAATAGTGTAAACTGTAAGGGAAACCATTTATAAGGAAAAGGTGGTATAATGGAACAAAACTTACAATATCCATTCAATGACATGTTTGAAATTGAAACGACATTTGAACGGATAAACATGTCAGAAGAGATGCAACATGACATGAACATTGGTAAGGGGTTCTTTATTAAAGAGCCACAAGGGTTGAAAAAGAATATCAAGTCTTCTGATTCTATCTATTCCGATAAATTCATGAAGACATTACAAGATCCAAATGCATATTCTGATCGCTATAGTTGTGCATGTGGTTCAACTAAGGGAGCAGATTATGCACATCTTCTTTGTAAGCATTGTGGCACAGAAGTTAAATTCATTGGAGATGACTTTAGTATCTTTGGATGGATTAAGCTGAAAGAGCCATACAAGATTATTCATCCTAATCTATATAAGTCCCTTGGGTCATATTTTGGAGTGTCTACATTGCAAGCCATTGTAGAACCAGATATTGATCTTAATGAGAATGGTACCAGGATGACTGCTTATGATAGAAGAATCTATGATAAGAAGATCAAAAGGAAGTATAAGAAACACACAAAGATCGATAAGACTTATGCCGGAATCGGTATGATGGAGTTTGTCGAGAAATTTGATGAGATTCTAGAGTACTTCCATAAGAAGAATAAGAGTAAGAAGATCGAAGTCTATAATGATATTGTTCAAGATAAGGATAAAATCTTTATAGATGCTATACCTGTATATTCTACTGGTATGAGGCCATTCAAGGTTGAAGGTGGTAGGTTCACTTTCGAAGGAACCAATGCTATTTTCAATATAATGGCTCGTCTTGCCGCCAAGATCAATGAAGATAAACTATCTGTTTATATGATTGATAAGTATAGAACTTCATTGCTCTGGGATCTTCAAGAAAGATACAATGCTTTGTATCTAGAGATTCAGAAGATTCTAGCTGGTAAGAAAGGAAATCTTCGTCTCTTAGTTGGCGGCAGATGTAATTTTACAACACGATGTATTATTACTCCAGATCCAACACTTCGTATTGATGAGGTTAAGTTACCTTACCATTCAATGGTAGAGTTGCTGCAACAAACCATCATCAATATCTTAGTACATTCATACAATATTTCTTATGCTCATGCATATTCTATCTGGTATAAATCTCAGATTAAGAAGAATCAACGAGTATATGAGATTATTAATAATCTGATCCGTTCTAAGAACGGAATCCCGATGATAATTAACAGGAATCAACAAAAGGGTTCGCTATAGCGGTGACGCTGTGGTTAAAACGATACCGTGAATTGCTGGAACATGCTAAAGCTCTGATAGCTACAACGTAATCCATAAGGATAAGCGTGATATGCAGACGAAAGTCAGAAAGAATAATCAGAGATGGCCTATGCTGAAATAAAAGC